TCCTGCTGCAACTGTTGCAAGACCAGTAGCAATTCCTGCGCCTGCTATTCCTGGAAAAAGACTGGTTAATGATTTAGCCATATCTTTTAACCCTAAAGCAATAAGAGGAGCACCAGTAGATACGGCTTCTCCTACATTTGTTCCACCAGCGCCCTGAATAACTCCCTTTAGTTCTGCAAGTGGACCAACTACTTTTTCCATTGCTTTGTTGAACGCGTCAACAACTTTTGCTGCTCTGTTAAATCCTTCAACCATTCTATCTTCTGAGGCTTCATATAGCCTTGTTTGAGCATAATTCATTTGCCCAACACCTTCAAGAATAGGAATGGCTTCTTTTTCTCCACGCATTGCAAGGTCTGGATTTTTGCCTTTTGCAATATCCATCATGGCAACTTGCATGATGTCTCTTTCAGCGCCTGTTCCAAATAAATCTGTTAAAGTTCCTGATAAAGTTCCTGATTGAATAGCAAAAGCAATTTGCTCTGGAGTTGCTCCTCTACCTGCAGTTAATGTACTCATTAACTCTTTAGCAATAGCACCAGTAGATTTAAACTTTCCAGTAGAAGCATCGTATGTATTAATTCCAAGGTTATAAAGCGCTGCTCCTGTAGGCGCAGAACGCAAACTGGCTAACGCACTTGCAGCAGCAGCATTGTCAATTCCTAAATACCTAAACGCTCCAGCCGTTTCACCTACCATCATTTTATAGTTAGACGTTCCTGGCATAAAGCCACGGCTTGCAAGAATTGGAGCAACTATTGCGTCAGAACCAACGCTTGACATTGCATTTCTTAATCCACCAGTTAACTGTTGATTAAGCATTTGTCTAGTACCAGTGCCAAGACGCAGTGCTTGCTCTAGCCCAATACTTCGTTGTCCAAGAAGAGACACATCTGGCGCAGCAGCATACATACCTGCAGCAACACCTAATCCAACTTTTGCTGCACCTTTAAATCCGTATTTAAAAGCATCAATTGGACCAAAGAATTTTCCAGTGTCTCCACCGCCTCCGCCTCCACCACCAGCCTGCGAAGTCATTAAACTTGCTTCTGGATTTCCCTGTCTAAATTGCCACGAGAAACTAAAGTTTCCAAGACTTGAGGGCATCATCTTGCCGCCAGAAGATGGTTGTGAAGTTGGGAATTTGGCGTTGTCTGAACCAAGGTTCATTGTTGTAGAGCCTTGACCAACGCCTATTTGCCCACCAGATTGTAGAACGCCTTGCGCACCCCCTAGAGCCTCAGTTGCTTTACCTGAAACTTTATCTAGAGAGTTATATAGGGCGTCAATTTTTTGTTGCAGTTGACCAACGGCAGTAGTCAGGTCACGAACATTAGACAGCATTTTATTATTTGCCATACTAATCCCTTTCCCTGACATAACGGGCTACTTCTAGCCAGTTTTTACGTTCTCGTGGAGATAACGTTTTTATCTCCGTTAGTGTCCAGCCTTTAAAAGACCTAGTGAGCGCTGCCCACTCCGCAATGAGTGTTTCATAACTCGTTACGTTAGAATCGAAATAAGGTCCCGAAATTAACGGGAACACTTACCTCTTTTCCTGTATCAGGGTCAGTCACAGTGACATTGTCGAACTGTGGCCCTGGAAGCCTTTTATTGATTTCATCAATGATGATTTTACGGTCTTGAATTCCGAGAGTTTGTACCTGGGATTTACTTAGGACTGGTGTTCCATTTATTTCTGTAACAGTTCCTTCTAACATTAAAGTAGTCAATTCAGCAGATGACTTCTCAGAGTTTTTAATCATTTCTCTGTGAGTCTTGCCTGTTGGAAGTTGCACGGTGTACAGGTTCTTTTTGCCCTTTACAGTAAAATAGCGGTCATTTACTTTGTCCGATAGAGTCTTAATTGGTATATCCACATTAAGGTCTACTTCAACTTCTTTCATCTCTCCATCAATGTAAACAGGAATCACTGTTGTGTTTCCAAAAGTGGCTTTGAATATTGCAAGAAGAAGAACATCACGGTCTGCAGATAAAATACCATCTAGGACTTTATCGTCTGCCCGTTCTTCTCCTATTCTTACAGTACCTCTTTGCAGAATAGTTAACAGTGCTCTTCCCACATTTGGGGCTTTTGCTATTGCTTCTTCATCTGCGCCAGTAAGTTCTCTTACCTCTGCTTCATCGATGACTTCCCCAGTGGCTGTTATATAGCCACCAGGGAGAGTCACGATATTGTTCGAAGGAGAAGTAATCTTTATTTCTTTTTGCTGTGGTTTTTCTTCCACAACATCACTTAACATTTTATTTGCCAATGCGGGATTAGCCGCTGCACTAATTGTTTTCGACATTATGTTCCTTTGTTAGTCTGCGAAGTCTGGTGCTTGTCCTGCTGCTGTAAGCGCTGTACCCCAGTTGATATCAAAGCCTTCGTGTACGAAGGTAACTTGTTCAACTAGAAGTGCATTGTCACCTGCGTTGAGGTCAGAGTATGCCACAGATGTAGGCCATGCGTTGTAGACCTCAATACGTTTTGCTACATGGTCAGTAGCAGCAGCATTTGGGTCTCCAGCACCTGAAGCAGGAATTGGATGTGAAAGAACAGATACTTCAATATTGCAACGGAAGTTTTCTGCAATTGAACGTGTGCTGCCACCTGCTGCAACTGTTGCAAACAGAAGGCGCATCCATTCCCAGTTCTGATTTGTTCCAAGCATTACACCACGCTGTAGTGTGAGCGGCGTAAATGTGGTTTGACCAGGAATCTGGTGAACGGTTGTGTTGTACCCACCCTCACGGTAAGGGATAGAGTCTGTAGTTACTGACAGACCTGATACAGAGGTAAACCCAAAAGAAACAGAGTTTACGGCTCCACTGCGTAACGTTCCGCCCAGTGCTCCTGGGAATCCCGTTAGAGGTTTGAACTGGACAAGGAACCGAAAATTACGTAACGGGTCGGTTACCAGTGTCGAGCGGTTATTGATTATTGTTGGCATTTATGTATTTCTCCTTCGAATTAATTCGCGGTCTTTTGACTTAGGTCAATGACAACGAATTCTGCTGGATACTGGAGTGCGACACCCACTTGGATGCGTACCTCTCCGTTTGCAATTGATTGTGCGGTGTTATTTTCACCATCACACTTGATAAAGAAAGCATCAGTGTTTGTAGCACCTCGTAAACCACCCTGATTCTTATATTCAACTAAGAATGAAGAGATTACGGTGCGCAGTGATGCCCATAGTTTTTCATCATTGTTTTCAAATATTGCAAACTCTGTGAGGTTCTTTAATTGCTTGCGAATGTAGATAAGCGAACGACGCATGTTGACATACTTGTTTGCTGTTCCATCCTGCTTGAGCGTGCGTGCGCCCATGACGCAGATGCCTGCACCTGGAAGAGCACGAATTGCGTTGACTGGCGATGTGCTTGCGTTCATTGTATCGAGTTCAGTTGATGTGAAGGTTCTCTCCATAACAACTGCACCTTGAAGAACAACTCCTACACCTGCTGGAGCCTTAAATACACCACGTGATGCATCGTTTGCAAGGTAGATACCTGCAAGAGCACCTGATGGCCCAATTTTACGAAGCGCACCAGCGCCACGTCCTAGTGGGTCAGCAATGAAGTATTGCGGGTAATAGACAGCAGCAAAACTGGTATCTGCAAGAGCAGCAGCAGCGCTAACAGCGTTTGCTGGAGTTAAATCTGGGTCAGTATCAACAACAACGAATCCGTTGTTATCTTCTGCCCAAGAAGTTGCTGCATCAAATACTGCTGTTGTTCCAGAAGCAAGAGCGTTAACAACTGGAAGAAACATTACAAGTGGACGCTCAAGATTTGAGAATCTAGTAAATACTGATGAACCACCAGCCTTGTAGTTGGTGTAATCAGTAGATGCTGTTGCAGTTCCGTTTGAACCACCTGCAAGTGGATAGGTTGCAGAAGTCAAAGACTGTCCTGCATAACCTGAATCAACTGCTACTGTGATGTTAGGTGAAACAACGTTTATAACTGTTTCTGCGTAATCACTTGACGTGTCATCATCAAAAACGATGTTTTCATATCGCTCAAGAAGAATGTCGTCAGAAATATCATTTGCTACACCTGACTCTTTGTACAAAGTAAGTGTGTATGTGCTGGCTACCTGACCTGCTGAAAGAACAACACGAAGGCTGTTTCCATCAGTTCCAGCATTTTTTGATTGAATGTTAACTTGTGCTGCGCTACCACTGTCGACTAGGTCGGTATCGGCTTTTACAGCGTTTGATGCAAGTAGACGTTGAACATAAAGTTCGCGTCCACCGTTTTGGAAGAATGCTGCTACCTGAAATGTTGCTGGATAAGAAGCGTTATATCCACCAAAGTACTTGGTAAAGTCATACCAAGAAGTTACACGAGTTACCGTTTCTGGTCCCTGTGCAAAAGGCGCAACTACTGCACCAGCAGCATCAGCACTTGGTCCTTGCGGAAGTGTTGCTGGTAATAGGCGTTCTGTAATATAAACGCCTGGGCGACTAAATGACATCTTTTCTCCTAACTAAGTTGAGGTTGTTCCTTATGGTGCCGTAATAGTTATGCCTTGAATTGCAGTGAATTGACCACGACCAATAACCTGACTTCCATCAGTATTGCCTTCGTCGTCTGTAACACCAGTGATAGTAAGTTCTTGCGCCTTATAGAGTTTGGTGAAGGTTTCTTGTGCAATCTCGGATGAGATACGCACAGTGATTGCATTGACAAACAACCGTTTGCCATTTTCTGAAACATCGCGTTTTGCAATATCCAGAACATCCAAGCGACGATGTGTACCATAGACAGTGTTTGGTCCCGTCAATAGAACAGCGTATCGAAGTGGAATCTTTGTGTATAGTAATTGCGCCAGAATTTGGCGGTCATGACGTGGTTGACGTGAGTATGTAGTTATTTGATAGTCGATGTTTACGGGAATTGGGTAATCAATTTCCCAGGCATGGTCATTATTATTAAAGTTTACTTGTTGAACAAACTGAACTGACTGAGTTCCTTGTACACCAGTAACCATGACGGTTGGGTCTTGGATATATGCAGGGCGAACCTTGCCACGCATAGCACGTGTGAAATCTTCAGCAACATCAATCATATCTATAGTTATGTAGGGATACTTCTGCTCACGTAACTCTTGGTCAGGTTGTCCAAACCATACACCGACATTGCGGGAGGTATTCTGCTTTTGGTCTGTAACAGTCATACCGAGTAGTAGGTCACGAATCGCTTCATCTTCATCAAGTAGGAAACTCATAGGTCATCCTCGATATGCTTGAAGAGACGGTTTACAAAGAAATGTTGAGCCTCTGCTGTTCGATTACTAAAACGGCGAACTGCAGCAGTTGGTTGAGTAGTAGGAGTTCCGTACTCTAAATCTAAGGCTTTGACGTGATTACGAGCGTCTACATGCGCTGCAAAGCCATCTTTGTCGTAGGTAACGTTCATAGAGCGCACGACATCATCTGACCATCCGCTCTTGCGAGCCTCCGTGCGCAGGTGTGCGGAAAGAAGCCTGGTCGTTTCGTGACTGGCTTGATTAAGGGCGCTGTTTAATTTTTGTCGATTCACTTCTTCTTTAGGTCCTTCGCAGCGACTTTGCCACCAACGTAGCCTGCGATAAGACCAGTAATAATTGGGCGTTTATCTTTTGGTTTCCAACCAAAAACGCCACGCATGAACTCTTCAACTTCTTTGCCGTTCATTTCAGCGGCACGTTCATACCAAGGCTTCCAAGCCATTTATATCCCCTTTATCGCAAGTAGTGGGTGCTACACGGAGTCCGCACGGATTTCCGATAAGGCTAGGATAAACAAGAAGAGCCCCTTTCGGGGCTCCAACTTGCTACTTCTTTTCTTTCTTCTCCCGCTTTTCTTCGGCCTTCTCGCCCTTCTTGCCTTCCTTCTTTTCGTGGGCCTTTTCTTTCTTCTTTATGCCCTTGATAATCTTCTTATCAATCTTGACATCCTCTTGAAGAGTCTTCGGTTTCTTCTTTTTTCCGTGAGCCTTGTCTTTCTTCTCAAACTCTTCTTTTTCTTCTTTGTCAAGACCAGCCTTCTTGGTCAAGTAGGAGTCCATCTTTTCATCGGACTTCTTGGTGTACTTGCCCTTCATAGGTGGCTTCTTCACTACATGCCCTTCTTTCTTGGCATAGCCTGCTTCTTGCCTTTGGCTTTAGCAGCGCCCTTCTTGCCACGTAGCATTGAGAAGTCTTCCTTATCAAGTTTGCCGTTCTTGTTTAAGTCAAGTTTGGTTTGTTTACCTTTTAGCGCCATTATTTCTTTCCTTTGCAAACATTGCATTTACACTTACAATTCTTCATATTACAGGAGAGAGCCATTACTTTTTCTCCTTCTTCTTGTCGTTCTTCTTCTTGGCATACTTCTTGTTAGCAGCGGCTAGAGTCTTCTCTCCGTGCTTATCTTTCGGCTTCATACAGCCACAAGTGCTACACATGGGTATCTCCTATCGGTGTCTTGCCGTCTTTGCGGCAATTTTTTTGGGTTGTTTTACAAACTGCTTTCCTTTGCTATTGCCTTCGGCTTTAGCGCGGTTAGTAGCAGCCTTTTCTGAAGGAGAAAGACTATCCCATGCTTTATCTGGCAGGTATCTCTTTTTACCTTTAGACTCTTTCCCATCGGAAGTACGCCACTTCTCTTGTGACCACTTCTTTAAGGACTTCTGTGATTTAGCAAGGGCCATTCTAGTTCTTGTACCCTCCGCCTGCCTTCTTATATTCAGAGGCAAGAAGTTGTGCTTTTCTTGCGCTCCATTCTCCTGGGTCTCCACCCTTGGAGCCAGCCTTAATCTTATTAAAGAGCGCTTTGCGCATACCAGGCTTGGTGTAGTTACCTGCTTGGTTTACTTTTGACTTACTTGTCTTTTTTGCTGCCACGTTTCACCTTCTTGTGAGGATTCTTCTTGTGCCAATCTTTTACAGCCTTGACGCCCTCTTCAACGGTCTTAGAGCCGCCCTTCTTGGTCAAGTTAATCTTGTCCCACTTACCAGCCTTAGCCTTGGCTTCGTGGTCGACAATCACATCGCCTTTCTTGTTCTTCTTAACGGTGTGTTTTGTTCCTTGAACCTTAATTGTCTTTGCCATTAGTCAAAGGTCACTTTCTTACGTTTGTAATGTATTGGGGGCTTTGGCTTGCGTACGAAGCCGCCTTTCTTCCTCTTTAATTTAGCGCCACCTGAAGAGTATTTTGCTTCAGTTAAAGTTGTTCTTACTTGTTTAGAGGGGGCTTTTCCTGCGCGAGCACCAGGCGTTCTTTTACGTCTTTTCATTATTTTTTCTTTTTAGACATTCCTGCTTCGCTCATAGCGATAGCAACGGCCTGCTTACGTGACTTAACTACAGGTCCTTTACCAGGTCCCTTTTTTCCTGACTTTAATTTGCCAGACTTGTACTCCCGCATGACGGTTTCAACCTTGCCCTTTTGTTTTGCTGTTGCTTTTTTATTTGCCATTACTCTTCCTCTTCTACTAGTTCTTCTTCGTCCCAAGCATGGTCATCATAGTCTTCGGCCATATCAAATTCATGGTCAATTTCTTCTACCAAATCTTCGTCAAAGAGGTCTACGTCGATTTCTGGTTCAAAAGTCATGTTGCTCCTATTCTGCGTACTGCTGGAATTGTGGGTCATTGACCAACTCTTCAGCATTGACCTGGTTACAGTCAATTGTAACAACAGAATAGCGTTCTTTGTACCTTCCTCGTGGGTTTACACGGGTAGGGGTAAACACGGTGTTCTGGAAAATTAGTCGGTCCTTAATATGGGCCGTTGGGTCGCTAATCATTGCTGGAAGAAGTCTGTTTATATCATCGACTGCAACTACTAGGCGCAAAGTATCTACTGTATAAAAACCGCGTTCATTCATTACGTTATTGCCACGAATTTGTTGCGCCAAAATAACGGGCAAATCAAAAGGCTCATCCCAGCGACGACCAAGACCATCGGTCTGATTACTTACATCGTATATAGGGTCTGTAAAGTCTTCATAGTTCTCATCAAACTCTGTTGGGTTCCAGAGCCACCAGTTGACTATGGTTCCTACAGGGTCGCGTAGTTCATCAATCATGCCCTCATCCATAGACTTGGTTTCGAAGTCTATTTTAAATCGACCCTGAACTTTAGTTCCACGCATAGTGACAATTGTAGGGTGGGACTTACCTCAAAGCGGTGTCAATGTGGTATGTTTTTCTCATGCACTCTCCTGAAGAAACAATAACCATCGCTTGGTGTGACCCTTCCACAGTTGAAAGTCCGTTTATGAGCAGCGTAATAGCAGTGATGCTGCGCCTTCAACAGCGTAATATCCCTTTGTACTCAGTAACACACAGGATGGGCAACGAAATCTTTAGGCAAAGACAAGACTTATTGGACTCATGGTATGAAGATGAGACTGCTGATTGGTTGCTTTGGCTAGACAGCGACATAATCATAACTCCAGACATTTTTGATAATTTGTGGGATGTGGCAGATAAAGATAAATTTCCAGTCATTACTGGTGTGTACATGACTTATAAGGCTACTGATGGGGTTTTAAGGATGCCTTTTCCATGTATTTTTTTATATGACAAAAAAGAAGAAGACTATAAGTCAGTACATCCTTTACCTGATAATGCGTTAGTTCAAGTAGATGCTGCTGGTATGGGATTACTTTTAATTCATAGGTCTGTAATAGATGCTTTGTATAAAGTTTACAAAAAAGGCAATCTTTTCGATGTTAGTTTGATTAAGCCTATAAAAAGTGAGGACATTTCTTTTTTTGAGAAACTAAGAGAACAAGAAATTCCAGTTTTTGCTCACACAGGCGCTATTGCACGACATATTAAAAAAGTTTATTTAGACAAAGAATACTATGAGCATTGGTGGGCTCAGTTTGGAGAAAAGTAATGTTTCAAGTTAACTCTGAAGTCTATGGCGGAACTGAACACATGGCAAGACTGTTTAAAACTCATGTAGAGTCATTAGTTCCAACATTAAACAAGTTTAACTGCATGATAGCGCCTGGTTACATGCCTTCTGTTGAATCTCTTTTAAAAGATGACAAAGATACAATTTTATGGTTACACAATCCATTTAATCAGTTTAATTACAATTTATTGTATGAATTTAGTCATCCTTTATTTTTAAAAAAATTAAAAGCAGTAGTTGTAGTCTCTAACCATTTAAAAAACTCTGTAGTTAAAGATTTAGGAATAGACAGAAATAAAGTAGTTGTTATTTCAAATGTAATAGAACCAGTAGAAAATGACGTATTAAGATTTAAAAATGTAAATAAAGTAAAAGCCATATATACTTCAAGTGCAGATAGGGGATTAGAAGTTCTTTTAAATGCAATGCCCTTGATTGAAGGCAATATTGAAGTCAATGTTTTTAGCAATTTTTACCCAGATATTTCTGCTCCAGGTATTGAGTTTGATTCAAGAGTAGTGTTCTATGGCCTTACTCCTCATACAACTGTAAGAAAAGTTCTTTCAGAATCTCATATTTTTTCTTATCCCTGTTCTTTTGATGAAACTTTTTGCATTTCATTAGGAGAAGCCATTAGTGCAAACTGCATCCCAGTTCACAGTGACCAAGATGCTTTGGTTGAGGTTGGGCAACAGCAGGGTATGGTTTATAAAATTGAAAACAATAATCATGTTGAGGTTTTTGCAAAAACTATGAATGATGCAATTAAAAGAGTACAGTCAAACCTGTATGACCCTAAAGATGCTGCACAACACATAAACTCTCGTTTTTCTTTGGATGTTTTTAAAAAATCTTGGATAGAGTTTTCTAAAAGTTTGTAACTATTTGTAAGATTTTTTAGACCAGTACAATTTTTTATACGCTCTTTGAAAAGTTTGCTTTACTCTCATGGGTCCGTAAGGGTCCAAAATGTTTTGTGATATATTACTTTCCCAAGAATCTCTTTTGATAGGAAACACTTGTGCAATAGGTGTTCCCAAAGGTATTTCTCCTTCAAAATTTTCTTTTACAAAAAAAGGAAGTAGAAGAGGATTAGGATTTTTATCAGTATCTACAAACCCAGTCAAGGTATGAAATGGAAGGTCATACCTATATATAGGATGCATAAACAATGCGCTATAACCTAATGGGGTTTCAATTTTCCAATTTGAAATCCATCTAAATAAATTAGAAGAGTACCCCTCTGGTTTTGGTAACTTACTTGCTACAAAAGGGCTTTGAGCATCAACAATATCCCAATTGGTGTTCCATCTTATATTTGGAGAAAAAACTCCTTCAGAATTAAGTGTTTGTGTAACCACAATTGTCGCTGGAAGAGTAATCATATAACCAGAAACTAAAGCATCGGTAAATGGTTGACACATTTTAAATGTCATATGAAAGTTGTCAATTTTTAAAAACTCAACTATTGACTGCGAACCGCCGTTTGCAGATTCATATTTGGGTGTTTTTTTGTACCATGCTGGACTATGCATACTTGCTGGTGTTGGATTTGGTTCAAGTTTTAAAGTACGGTCTGTTAATGCTGTAAAAGTTATTTTTTTCATTTGAAGGTCTTTCTACTCCATACATTTTTAATGTAGTGATTTACAAGTGTTGAGTTAAACGTTTTATCAGTTATTTTTTGGTATTCATTTTCAGAATAAAAATCAAACTCTGTTTTCCAATTTTCTCTTTTAAAGGGTATTACTTGAAACATAGGAGTTCCTTTTGAGATTATTCCTTCAAAGTTTTGTTTTATCCACATTGGAGGAACAATCTCTAGAGAACTTTTGTCTGAGTCTACTATGGCTGGAATAGCGTAAAAAGGAAGGTTTCTATAACCAAAAGGAGATGTAATGAGAACAGAATATCCAGGTGGAGTTTTAGGTATCCAAGTATTGTTATATTTAAAAATATAGTCTGAATACCCTGTTGGAATTTCAAGTCCAGGAACTTTTCCTTCTGGCCCATGAGGTGAAAATACGTCAGAACCTTTCACTCTCCATGTAACTAATGGTCCATTTGGTGTCCACCGCATTTGGACGTCTGTATAAAGAGGAACAATATACCCAGCAGTAAGAGCGTCTAACATAGGAGTACATTTTTTAAACGTGGTATTAGCACCTAAATTTTCAACCAAAAATTTTTTACCATCAGGATTATTGTCAGTAATTTTATAAGGAGTAGAATCTTTCCACCAAGAAGGCACTGCAGTAGCCGCTGGATATGGTTTTGGATAGACTTCCCAACCATACGGGTCACGAGCAATGAACTTGATATTTTTTGTCATTTTACAAAACATAATTTAAGTTTATTAAACAACGTACTTTTGTATCTGTTTGAGAAACTCCCGTATGTTCCATAGATGAGTCAAATACTACAAAACGATTTTCTATACTGTCAATTTTTGTACCATCTTTAAATAAAGTATACCCATTATTTGTGTTCACATAATAGACCGCAGTTTTACAATCAAAAGAAAAGTCTGTGTGATAACCGCCCTCTTCGTTCGTAGGAGTTCTTCCCCCAAGATTTGCTTTTATCTTAAAGATAGATGATGGGTTTACTTTATGAATAAGAGGCTCTATCTTTGAAACATAGGGACTAATGTAGTCGTCACTTCCTCGTAAAAATGTATGGGTAAATTGAAATGCAAAGGTGTCTTGATTGTCATTAACTATGAACGAGTTGTAATACCAAGGGCAAAGGCCGTCTTTTAACAAAAAATGCTGCATGTCTTTAAACTGTTTTTCAGGTAAAAAGTTATCATAAATTTGATACCCCATATGTTCTCTCCTTTATTTTTGTTACTGTGAGACAGCCTATCACCCTTTATCCTACCCTAGATTAAGGTACTAATTTAGGGGTTGAAGATGCTTAGGTTATTTGATAGGTTTAAGGAATGAAGTATAGACTCATTGAGTTTGCCGTTGGCCATCCTTACCTAGACCTGCCCGCTTCATCTAAGAAGTATATTCCTGAATGGTATAAAAAAGCAGAAAGATTTGTTGGTGGAAAATCAATATTAAATTCAGACACTGTAGAAGGACATCAAACTGTAAAACTATGTGCCCCGTATTTAGACTCACTAACCAGTGGATACATTGCAGAACTTTGGCAAGACCTTCAAGTTCGTCAAATAGGTGGTGTGCCTAACTTTACTTGGAATCAAAAACCAGATATTTTAGAAGGAAGACCTGCTGAAATTGTTCAGGGAATGCCTATCTCTAAAAGGTATGGTCACGATGTTTATGCATGGAAATTTCCTTATTACTTTAGAACACCTCCAGGATATAGTTCTTTTGTTAGTCATCCATTTAACAGAATAGACCTTCCGTTCCAAACTTTGTCAGCAGTAATAGACTCAGACTGCGGGGTGAACGCAGGAAACGTACCTTTTGTTTTTGAAAAAGATTGGGAAGGAATAGTGCCCCAAGGAACCCCTATACTCCAAATACTTCCTTTTAAAAGAGAGAACTGGACTTCAAAAGAAAACAAAGATATTATTGAAATTGGAGAAAGAAATAGATATTTTTCAACTAGAAAAGTATCTGGGTTTTATAAACAAACATTTTGGAGAAAGAAAAACTATGACTAAAAACATAGAGTTTATAGACCATGGCCCATTTGAGACAGACCCGCCAATATCAGCAATAAAAGTTTTGCCTGAATGGTATAAAAACATGCCATCTTATTCTTTACAAGTTCAAGGAAAAAAAAGACCTCATAAAGATTCCGCAACAACGGCATCCATAAAGCGCTGCGTTCCTGTTCTGGACTCTCTTTCTACAGGATACTTAATTACTACTGCTGTTGATATTTACGTAGAACAAATTGATGGAAGACCCTGGTTTCACTGGCCTGCTGGAGATTATATTTCTTTTCATGGAAACTCTCAACTTTATCTACATCCCGTATCAAGTGGAGTTGACACTCCTAAAATAAATAATTATTGGGGGATAAAAACTCCATCAGGATACTCGTGTTTGTTTGTACCGCCTTTGCACCGAGATAACTTAATTGTTATTCTTCCTGGAGTTGTAGATACAGATAAATACCACGTTCCTACTAATTTTCCTTTTACTTTGTCAAATCCAAAATTTGAAGGAATAATTTCAAAAGGAACTCCTTTTGTTCAAGTAATACCCTTTAAAAGAGACTCTTGGGAATCAACAACAACAAAAATGAAAGAAACTATTGAAAATCAAGTTGTCAAAATAAAGACAGTATTTTTTGACGCTTATAGAACTGTATTTTGGCAAAGAAAAAACTACAAATAATTAATCTGTAATCATTTCTGTCGCAATAAGCCATTCATCAGTAAGGTCATTCCAATAGTATGACTCACCTTCATTTAAGGTGCTGCTGTCTGGCATGGGCACTGGTGGAATCCAGTTCAATGTTTCAGGGTCAACTGTCCAGGCTTTATAAGTTCTAACTGGAATAAACCCGTCTTTAACAGGGTCGTAAGTGCCATCAATTTGAGCATAGTTATATCTAAAAGGTGTTCCACCTAATAGGTGTTGATTGTTATGAGTATTGTACGAAGTACGTTTACAGGTCATTCCGACTACCTCTGCATAGTGCGCTTCCCAGTCAGAGATTCCGTCTACAACCTCATCTTCATTGCGTCCAACAATGACGTTTACTACTATATTGTCTTCGTTTAAAAATGCATAATGTGCCACAAAGTCTCCTCTACCAATTAATGTTTCCACTGCCAGATAAGAAAGTAACCACTCTGTAACCAGCGCGACTTGTAGTGCTTGATGTGTAGGTTAACCCAGCACCAATTGTAGGGAGTGGATTTGTGTCTGAATAAGCAAGAATTACAACTCCAGAACCTCCTGCACCTCCAACAGCATTGTGACGACAACCGCCACCTCCACCACCAGTGTTTGCACTTCCTGCGCCACCAATTACATCTGCAACATTTCCAGTTCCACCACCGCCTGCGCCACCGCCATTAGTTCCTGCACCACCGCCACCACCACCAGCGCGGGTGACAGAAGAACCCGTAATAGATGATGCAGCACCTGCTTCGCCAGCAGTTCCATTTTGGTTACCATTACCATCAGTTCCAGGAGAAGCAGTTCCTGCTCCACCACCACCAGTTGCGCGTGCACCACCAAAACTTGTCACACCACGTCCAGCGTATCCTTCTGCTGGAGAATAACCACCAGCGTTGCCAGCGCCACCTGCTTGAAAACTGCCACCTAATTGAGGGTCCCAAGCGCCGCATCCTCCGCCGCTACCACCAGCGTTACCAGAACGTGTAATGTTTTGTCCAGTGTTACCTGCTCCACCGCCACCACCTGATGAGTTTAATGCACCGAATGTGCTTGTTCCACCGTTACTTCCAATACTAGCACTTGCTGCTCCTCCTGCGCCGCCGCCTCCAACAGCCACAGCGTAGGAAGTTGCACCAGAAACTGCGTAAGAAGTAGTTGTTCTATAGCCACCTGCGCCGCCGCCGCCACCACCAGAGGAATAATTAAACCCAACTCCCCCACCACCGCCACCAGCAACAATTAAGACTTCAACAGATGATGGTGCAGGTGATACTGGCGTTACAGATGAACTTGCTGAAGATGCACTAGATGTTCCATTTGCGTTAGTTCCAGTAACGGTAAATGTATACGCAGTTCCATTTGTAAGTCCAGTTACAGTGATGGGACTAGATGCTCCAGTTTTTGTTATAGAACCAGGGCTAGAAGTTGCAGTAAAATGTGAAACTGCTTTTCCGCCAGTTGCTCCAGCAGTAAAATTGACTGTTGCTTCTTGTGAGGCAGAAGAAGTGACGGCACCAATTGTAGGTGCTTGAGGAATAGTTGTTGCTGTAATGCTATTTGATGCTGAAGTGGTTGTGCTTACTGCTGTTGAGTTTCCAGCACGACCAATAAAAGTGTATGAAGTTCCTGCGGCAAGACCTGTAACAGTTACGGGAGAGGATGCACTAGTTGCTGTAAATCCACCAGGACTTGAAGTTGCTTGATAAAAAGAAAGGGCGCCTCCAGTAGCGGCTGCAGTTACAGCAACAGTTGCTGCACCGTTATTGTACGCACGAGAGGTACCTACATCTGTAGCGGCACCAATTGTTGGAGCATCTGGAACATCTGGAATTGTAACTGCTGGTTGAACACCAGATTCGCTTGCTTTACGTACTGACATTAGGAAATCTCACTTCCAAATGCAGTGAAGGAGACGTTTGCTGATGATGCAAAGACCTGTATTTTATCGCCAGAAGCAAGCGTAACACCAAGCGTAAGCATAATTGCATCAGAAGCGCCAACAGTTGCCCCATAAACAATAAAATGTTTTGCTGCAGTGGCTCCATCAGCAGATGGACGAATTGCAATTCGATATGTTGCTGCTGTGCCTGCTTGATTGCAGACAGCGAGTGTTGAAACTACGGTGGCTGCTGTTGTAGTTAGTAGGGTAGTTTCCGTAGTTGCTGCTGGGTTAGATTGACCCAGAACCTTATAGGTTGTTGCCATGAGACTCCTTATGTAGCAGTATCAGTAAGGTACAGATAAAACCCTTACCTGTACGACTAAACATGCATAGATTAGTTCGTATTTTTTGAGTATGTGGGCTAAAGTGGCTACGTGAATTTGGTGCATAAATCGGTATCTCAAGGCGGTAAAATATCCCCCCTTATAGTTCCCCACAATCTTCCTGATAACACGGGGATTATGAACCCATCGGTTTTTATAGACGATGATGGCGATATCCTAGTCAATGTCAGATGTGTCAACTACACCCTCTATATCTCCGAGAACGATGAGCGGTTCTTCAGCCCTTGGGGGCCATTGTCGTATCTTCATCCAGAAAGAGACCAGCGTTTAACAACCACAAATTACTTCTGCCGTCTTGACAAGAACTTCAATCTACAAAACTCTACACAGGTCAAGATGCTGGAACTACATAAACCTATTTGGGAATTTCACGGCCTTGAAGATGCCCGTGTTGTTAGATGGAATGGAGACCTGTACATGATTGGTGTGCGCCGTGATACCACGCCTAATGGTCAAGGTCGTATGGAGTACTCCAAAATAGATTTAGACAAAGACAAATGGACTGCTACAGAGGTCTCTCGCGTACGCGTGCCCGCGCCCGTGGACGAGGACACATCATATTGTGAGAAGAACTGGATGCCGATTCTTGACAATCCTTATCACTTTGTTAAGTGGACTATGCCTACAGAAGTTGTTTGGGCAAATCCTGATGCTCCTGAATGTAAACAAGCCTTTAATAGAGAAACTCCTTCTTCTCCTAAAGACCAACGTGGTGGTTCACAGATAATTCGTTGGGGCGATTTCTACATCTGCTTTACTCACGAAGTTGCTTTATGGCGCAACTATTTAAATCAAAAGGATTCTGTATACAGACATCGCCTTATTGTTTGGGATAAAGACTTTAACTTCAAAGGCTTGAGCAAAGAGTTTTCATTCCTTGATGTAAAGATTGAGTTTTGTGTAGGCGCTGCTGTTTATGAAGATGACCTGTTGATAAGTTTCTCAGTGGCTGACAATGCAGCCTTTGTATTACGGACACCTCGTCATGTGGTTAATGAGATGATTACGGAGGCTCTAGCATATGTCGGTTGAAAGCCTAGTTATAGACCTTGCGTCTAATACGAGTGACCCAATTAAAAACTTTGCATTAGGCGAAGAGTATGAACGCTTAAAACAGCATGCTTCTGCTGCTGGATTCTTTCTACGGTCTGCAGATTATGGTTATAAAAGCCAGCCATTACTTACCTATACCTCGCTATTAAAGATGGCTCTCTGCTGGTCTAGACAGAGCGACAGAAACGCCACAGTAATAAACACGATGCATCATGCGATTGCATTTATGCCAGGTAGACCAGAAGCCTACTTCTTGTTAGCCAGACACTATGAACGCAATAAGGAATACCAGAAGGCATTTACATTTTCAGAATTAGGTCTTCAATTCACGATAGCCACGCAGAATAACCCGCTACCTGGTTATGTGGAATATAACGGCCCGTACTGTTTGATGTTTGAAAAGGCTGTATCTGGATGGTGGATTGGGCGAAAAGAAGAAAGCAAAGCCTTATTTCAGCATCTGCTAGATGACCACAAAATGTCACCTGAATATGTATACGGGTGCCTTAATAATATGAAGTTGTTCTAATGTTTCCTAACTGGTTCAAAGATGTTGAGAAATATTTTCGTCATGTTCCTAATGTGCCACTTCGTGCTCTACAAATTGGAACATATACAGGTGATGCAACGGAGTGGTTGCTCAACAACCGAGAAATAGAACGGCTCCACGATGTTGACACCTGGCAGGGTAGTGAAGAAAAGGCCCACGAGAATCTTGACTTTCAAACTGTTGAGCAGTACTACGACTCTCGATTTAACGATGACCGAGTAGTCAAGTGCAAGATGACAAGTGATGAGTTTTTTACAATCAATGCCATGACATTTAACTTCATTTATATAGATGGAGACCATACAGCGCTACAGACCGCTCTAGATGGCCTCAATGCCTTTAAATGGCTAGAGAAGGGCGGTGTAATGGCCTTTGATGATTACCTATGGAATTACAACGGCAATCCATTCCTAGAGCCAAAGAGAGGCGTAGATGCCGTTCTAGAGGTCTGCAAGGGGCAATACAGCCTTATTGAGTCTGGCTATCAAGTCTGGATACAGAAATGTTAAACAATGCCTGCTTTGAGGTCTTTCATACTGATACTGGAAATGAAATACGTAATAGAGCCTATGAAAAAATTTTAAAGAGGCTTGATTTTCTTCCAAGGCTTGGTTCTCCAACTCAATACTTAAACACTATAGATAAGGCTGAGGACTTCATCAACGATAATCCTGACTTTAAAGTAAACACTGTAGAAGACTATGCACAGCCAGGAGAGACCTTCCCTCCATCATCAGGAGTAGTTGGAGTCTGGGCAAGTAACTGGTTGGCATATAAAAACTTCTTGCAAACTGATAAGGATGTGCTACTCATTTTTGAAGATGATGTTGAACTAAGTGCAAACTTTCAAATGATTACAAACTTTTATATGCAGGAGTTGATGCCTACCTGGGACTTCTTCTCTATCTTTGTTCCTGATGACTCGCTGTTTGCCTATAACGAAGAACAGCACGATATTTATGAACAGCACATTTGTAGGTCATATCAACAGTGGTCATGTGCTGCGTATGCAGTGAGTAGACGTGGGGCAGAAAAGGCTCTGAATGATGTAGCCACACGTGGCATAACAGCGCCAGTAGATTGGTATGTATTTAATTTTAGAATGAAACAAGAACCAGACCAAATGAGATTTGCAACTTACACTCTAAAGCCAAATGCGTATAGACCAGTAAAGTTTAATTTAGATGCAGCCCGTAAAAGCCAAATTCACTGGGGCAGTACAGAACTACTACATACCACCTAGCATCAGGATATCTGGGATAGAACCGCCTGCTGCTGCAGTTCCTGCTGTTCCTTGAGTACCTGTGGTACCTGCAGTTCCTTGCACACCTTGAGTTCCCTGTGTACCAGTACCAACTGTGCCTTGAACACCTTGAACTCCCTGAGAGCCTGTCGTTCCTTGGGCTCCTTGAGCACCGATGGTTCCTTGTACACCCTGTGTTCCCTGCGTTCCTTGTACACCCTGTGAACCAACTGTTCCTTGTGCACCGACGGTTCCTTGAACGCCTTGCGCACCAGTTGGACCTTGAACACCGACGCTTGTAATAACGAATAACAGAGTGTCATTTTGAGAAAAATTAGTCGCTCCAACACCACCAGAACCAGTATTTGATACTGGAATCTTTATGTAACTGTTCGAAATAACTGTTATAGCGCCACTAACATTAAATGTTTGATAATCATCTGAATTGTCTTTTTTCTGAACAGTGATTACATCGCCTTGTTTAATGAGTGAAAAAATCACATCATTGTCATTACCAAGAGTGTCGAGATGGCTTATATATATAAAAGAAGCATTCTTTTGAGTGGCGTTGTTCCAACGAAGATGTCCATTGGATGGAGCAGAGTCTGCTTGGCTATTTGCGTCTGCTTTAAACTCAAAAATGCTAGATGACGAACCGCTTTGACCAGCAAGACCTTGAACACCTTGGGCTCCTATTGAACCTTGAGTTCCTTGGGTTCCTTGGGTTCCTTGAGTGCCTTGGGTACCTTGAACTCCCTGAGAGCCTGTCGTTCCTTGAGTTCCTTGTTGTCCTTCGCTTCCTTGCACACCCTGTGTACCCTGAACACCCTGTACACCTTGAGAACCAATAGTTCCCTGTACGCCTTGCGTACCCTGCGTTCCTTGAGTACCTTGTTGTCCTTCAGCACCCTGTGAACCTTCAGCGCCTTGTGTTCCCTGAGTACCTTGGGCTCCAACTGTTCCCTGAGTTCCCTGAGTACCTTGAGTTCCTTGAGTACCTTGTGTTCCCTGAGTACCTTGGGCTCCAGTATCTCCAGTGGTTCCTTGAGCACCCCCTACTCCTTGGACTCCCTGTGTACCTTGAACGCCCTGAACACCTTGAGTTCCTTGAGTACCTTGTAATCCGCCATATGGAAGAGAGTTCCAAGAGGTAGAGCCATTACCAATCTTTAATTTTCCAGTATCGGTTTCAATGCCGACTTCACCAGCGGCTAAAGTTGGATTATTCGTTGACCAGTTCGTTGCTGTTCCACGACGTAATTTGATTGTTACTGCCATTAGATTACTCCTCCACCATCATAGGAACTGGTATAAGAATCACTGCCACCTGCTTCGTCTCCACCTTCTGCTGTTGACAGATAGGTGTCGCTTCCGCTTGCTTCGTCGCCACCCTCTATGATGTCGAAAGTAGGTACTGTCGATATCTCGACCCAGAATACTCCATCAAATACATAGAGGTTGTGATTGTCTGGATTAAAGTAGAGGTCACCAGCATGCTGACCTACTGGCTCCGTAACGGTAGCCAGTACGTTCAGTGGTACTAGTGCTCTGCTGCTCATCGTTAGCCAATGACCGCCACGACGTAAGCATTAGTTGCTGGGGCTTCAGCAAACTTCACAGTAACGGTGTTGACGGTTGTCTTTTCAACATCTACAACTACCTCTTCATAAGCGGAGGCTGCGTTGTAAACCGAAACAACGACTCCACGTGTATTGAAGTTGTGTGTGATTGTAAAGGATGTTGCGCTGTTGTCACCAACTGTGGTTGTGTACTTTCTAGCAACTGTGGTTGTGTCTACTGCAACATCATCAGCGTTTACGGTGATACCTGTTCCAGCGCCCACTGCAAATGTGTTACCAGTAAGAGTTAGACCGCCACCAGCGATGTATGTTCCTGCACCAGAGAACTGTGTGAAGGTTAGCGCTGTAGTGTTAAGGGTGATGCTGTCATTAGTTGTTAATACCCAGCCAGTATCAGCATTTGTTGTGCCTTGCTCAACGAATGTGAAGAGGCCTGCTGTGACATCTGCAGAAGCATTTGCATCGTCTGCACGCATCAACTCCCATGGAGTGCTTCCATCACCAGCAGTTGCTACGGAGTAGACACCGTTGTACTTCTCGTTAGCACCTGCTTCATTCTTTACAAGAACACGGTTACCTTGCGCAAGATTTACACCATCAATTGTTAGGGCGCCATTAGCACTTGCCGTAAGAGTTCCGCCACCTGTGTTAGAGAAGGCGTAGGTTGCTAATGCTGCTGTCGTTGCAACTTTAACAGAAGCCTTGACATCAAGACCTTGTGCTGTTGAGTCTACGTATGCACGAGTTGCGATGACTGTCGTGTCAACAGCGATAGTTAGTGTTTGAGCGCCATCGTTGTAGGTGGTTTGAATACCAGTACCATCAACGATAAGGTCGTTAACACGGTCATCTACACGCTCATCAGTGTAGTAGAGGTTTGTAGTACCTTCTGGAACATCATCAGTATCAGCAATTGTCGCTGTGATATCGCTGGTAAGAGCGATAGTACCTGCTGCATCTGGCAAGTTAATTACGTTGTTGTCAGTTGGAGCAATTGCCTTTAGTGTTGTTGTGTACTGAGCGCCTTCGAATCCTGCTCCAGTACTTGCGACGAAGGCATCAAATGAGACCTGGTCTCCGACCTTAGTTAATGCATAGCCAGCAGTGATTGGGTCAGTTGTACCAGTAGCACCCTGTGTACCTTGAGTACCCTGAGTTCCCGCAGTGCCCTGTGAACCTACAGTGCCTTGAACGCCTTGCGCAGAAAGCAATGTCCAGAAGGTTCCTTCTGAAGGAGTATCTCCAACGTTACCGCCATTAGCATTTTTGCGGTACCAAGTCTGTCCTTGGTAAGTTGCTACATCGCCAACTGCATATGGTAATCCGATGTTATAAGCACCAGTAAAGTTCCAAAGTGCTGCTGTACCTTGAGTACCTTGGGCTCCAGTTGTTCCTTGTGAACCGACTGTACCCTGTGCACCGACTGTACCTTGGGTACCGTTAGCACCGTCTAGACCTTGAATACCGTCTGCACCTTGAGTACCTTGAACGCCCTGAGTTCCCTGAACGCCCTGAACGCCCTGTTGTCCTTCGACGCCTTGGGCTCCTTCGGTACCTTGAGTACCCTGAGCACCTAAAGTTCCTTGAGTACCCTGTTGTCCTTCAGTACCTTGAACTCCCTGTGCACCTTCTGTACCTTGAGCGCCCTCTGTACCTTGAGCACCTTCTGCTCCCTGAGCACCTGTAGTGCCCTGTACGCCTTGAGCACCCGTTGTACCTTGAGCACCCTGTGCACCAACATCACCAGTACGAGCAAAAGTTAAAATTACATCATCTTCATCTGTGAATGAACCATTACCAGATACATATGCAATTGTTATTTGAAACCATGTTGCATTATCTGTTAGGTTGCTAATTGTGTAGAGAGCAAACGTGTTGCTATCTGACTTTAGAGAAATCTTTACGTGACCCTTAATTGTTGAAGTAGAGTCATCAATTGTTTGTAGATATGGATGAATGTCTACTGAAGCAGCGTTTACGTCATCAATTGCAAGTGCTGTTGCTGAAGAAGGAGAAGCATTAAGGCGAATGTATGTATCGCCTGGGTCTGCCATAGTGGTTGAGTTGTCATAGTTATACTCAAATGAAATACCACCAAAGGAACCTTCTTTACCTTGAACACCTTGAGTACCTTGTGTTCCCTGTGTTCCTTGGGCGCCTTCTGTACCTTGCGCACCAGCCGTTCCTTGTGCACCTTCCGCACCTTGCGCTCCTGTGGTGCCTTGAGAACCAACAGTTCCTTGTGTGCCTTGAGAACCAACAGTTCCTTGTGTGCCTTGAGAACCAACAGTTCCTTGAACTCCTTGCTGTCCTTCAGTACCTTGAACGCCTTGCGTGCCTTGAGTTCCCTGTACACCCTGTTGTCCCTCAACACCTTGTGTTCCTTGCGTACCTTGAGCACCAGTCTCACCAGTTGTACCTTGTGCACCTTCTGCGCCTTGCGCACCTTCGGTGCCCTGTGTTCCTTGAGTTCCTTGCGCACCAACAGTACCTTGTGTACCTTGTGTTCCTTGTGTACCTTGCGAACCATTAGCACCGTCAAGACCTTGCGCACCTGCGGTTCCCTGTGTTCCTTGTGTACCTTGAGCACCAGTTGTACCTTGAGTGCCTTGCGTACCTTGAGCACCTTGGCTTGTATTAACCCATGCACTGCCATTCCAAACACGAAGATAACCAAGTACAGTGTCAAAATAGATTTGACCTACTACTGGGCTTCCTGGGGCTGTTGCTAGGTTCTGAATGCGGGCATTCTGAAGTTCTAACTTAGTTAAATCAATTGGGGTTAAATATTTACGTGCCACTCAATGTCTCCTTATGATAAATAGGCTTTACCGCTAAATGCTGCTGAGAATGTGAGCACGATTTGATTTCGATTTGTGTAGGCGATTTCGCCCTCAACGATTGTACCAGCAGAGTCTACAACCGTAACGTTAGGATAAAAATCTAAATTATGAACAATTGTCCAGGTAGAACTGGAAGTGGCCTGATTATGAGCATATGCAAGGTCTGGAACTACTACCTCTGTTACTGACCCAGAAGTTCCATAAGAGGCAGTTCCTGAAGGCGTTGTAATACTAATGACGTCGTTTACATACGTCGTTGAGTTAGCCCCTGGTCTTACGTATTGGCTCATTCAGTAGTCACCTCTTTAGTCAAGAAGATTTTACCCGTAACATACGTTTTTGTAACGCCGTTTGAATCCACCATTTGAATGTCGTAGTACGACGTTTTTGGAAGGAGACGGGTTTGGACTTCAGTAAGGTCCAACTGTAAAGTACGAAGCCCTGCTCCATCACCTGAACCAACATCAGGTTTTGTAATATTGAAAGAAGTTATTAAGGCAGAACTTCCAGGAAGCGCACGTATTTCGGAGGTTGCCGTGTATGTATCAAGTTCAAAATCAAAAACTACATTGAAGGTATAGTCATCGCCTTCATACACAAACAGGTCTTGAACAATAGTTGTAACAGGAGCATCAACTCCACCGTAAGTTGGGATAGGTACGTAAACCCGTGTTGGAGTCTCTCTATCATCGACTTCCATAGGTTGAAAGATTGGTACATAACGATTTGTAGTTTTTGAAATTCGGCGCAAACTAAATACATCAATCTTGTAAAGACCAATACCAAGTTGTGAACAAAGTTCTTTGTACTGGCTTTGACGAGCCTGAACCATTTGCATCAACTGCTGATATCGTTCAGAACGAGGAATAGTTACGCCATCTGGAGCAAACACGTTAATATCAAATGCAGCATCATTGGCTAACGCATAGAGAGCCAGTGTTGCTGCATAAATAACTACTGGGTACTCTTCAAGAACAGGAAGATTTTGTAGAGAAACGCTTCGCCCGTACGCGTCCGTGTGATACGCACTGTGTTCAGTAAATGCAGTGCTAACAAATTGTTCAGTTTCTGTGTCGGTAAAATATCTATAATAATTACCAGCAACAATTATTACGTCATCTGCTGATGGTGTTGTGTCAAAGACTATATATCCTGTGGCTTCTTCAACTGCAACATCGTCAGATACGTTGACGCCATCTTGTAATATTGACAGGTTTAATCCATCAAGAGGTGAGTATGGAACTAAGAATCGATTGGTGGTTCCATCGGCTGTAAATTGATACACAAAAGATTTGCCGATATCGCCTATTTCAGTGCGAAGCCTGCTTCCTAGGCTAGATAACGTCGCCACAAAACCTCCGAGAACTCAAGTGTTGTTATTCTCTCTTGTAACTTACAAATAAACAGCACAAAAAAGGTCCAACCCTCAACTGGGAGGAGGGCGGGAACCAGTTGAGGGAGGACTACTAGCGACGGCTTAGTTAGGCCGCCAAATGTACCCAAGTTGCTCTAGATAATCAGAGAGGTGTCGTGGGACACGGTACTTAACTCCTGATTTGAATGAGTAACTTTGAGGGGTCCCGTTAACGACTCCAAATGTCATGTCATCAATGTCGGTAATTGTTCGAATGACTACGTACTCATTCGACACTGAGACTCCAACACTTTCAATTTCGTCCAAGACGAGTGGAGCATCTGGTTTCTTTGGGTCGAAGATGTCTCTTTCAAGAGACTCTGCCTCTAACTGATTAGCGATAGAAATTTCTTCTTGACGCTTTTTTACTTCAGTAGCGTTCTTTTTTGCTGCTCTTTCGGCTGCAACTCCTGTTGCATCCAATGGACTTGTTGCTTTATTTGCCACGGTGTTTATTCTCCTAAGTTGTGTGATTGTTTATGCCTGGGAGCCAAAGAAGGAGTATGGCTCCCAGACATAAGGTGAAACTAGTTGGTGTAGACCTTGACGATAGCCTGGTCTGTGATAACACCAAGACCCCAAATTGCATACCAAGCAAGAGCGTGCTCACGACCGAAGTCGAGAACGCCACCATCGCGGAGTTCAACTGGGAGGGAGATTGCGTGACCAAATGCATTGTCACCAATCATGATGGACTCGTAAACCTCAGCACCGTTTCCAGTTGCAGAAGTCAAATAACCCTTTTCAGCAGTGAAATCTGCAGACTCTGGGTTACCGCCTGAACCTGGGCGAGTGTTAGCCTTAACAGGTACTTCAATCTGAGACGCAGGAACTCCTACGCTTGTTGAAGTTGTATAAGAAGCGTTAACAGCCAACTTCTTAACCTGTGTTGTTTCGATGAATACTACGTCATAGAGACGTCCGATTTCACCGAGCATGAAGTTTCCTGGAGCAGCGTACTTTGTTACCTCGATGAACTCTGGGTTCGAACGGATATCACGTGACTGCTTTGGATGTACGAACTGTACGTATGTCTCACCAAGGCGTGGGATGTTCTTACCAGCAAGGGTAAGAGCAGCATCCTTGACAGCACCTGTAGATAACTTGTAGTTACCATCGAGGTCTGAGAACTGTGTTGCAGCGCTTCCTTCGTTGTACCAGTCATTAACACCCTGAAGTGCAGAACGGTCATAACCAAATACTGCAGAAGTTGCTGCAGAAAGTGTGTTACGTGCCTGTACATCTAGGTACTGTGCCATGTGGCGACCAAGAAGACGTGAAGCAGAAGCCATCACGTCATCGAAGGATGCATTTAGAAGAAGTTCAGAAACTGCTACTGCGTAGCCGTGTTCTGCAACAGTAATAGCAATCTGCTCTGCAGTAAGAGCGTTCGTTGTCATACGAACACCTTCTGTTAGAGGAGATGGGTCTACTGCAAAGTTCTTGTAACGAAGGAAGTTCACACGAAGACCAGGAGCAACTCCTAGTTCAGTCTTCTTAACTGCAAACTGTTCAAAACGAAGAATTGGCATTGCCTGGAAGAGGATTTCCTTCGACCAGATTGTTTGAATTGCTTGATTAAGGCTTGTATTGGAGCCTGAATAAGCGGTAGGGGCGCTGGCTAGTTGACCAGTACCTGTAATTGCACTTGCCATTTAGGTCAAGTCCTTTCTAGATAGTTGTGTGGATTAACCGAACAGTCCCTGACCACGATTTGATGCTGCATTGCCAAGTAATTTGGCTCTTTGTTTCGCATAGTCTGCCAATGACATATCCCTGATTGAATCAGGAGTAAACGATTGTTGTGACGAGTCATTATCGAGGGGTCCTGCGGCAGGCGCTGTAACGCGTGGTCCTGCCATTTGTGCTCTAGCAGACTGCATAGCCTGTTGAGCGGAGTCTAAAATTCGAGCAGATTTGTCTTTCAGAGTTGAGATGCTCTGCTCTATTTCATCTTGTGAACCACCTTCAATTAAATCAATAAGTTCAGGAATGATGTTATCTCTTTCCTGCTCTAATCGAGATTGACGATAGTTCATCAACTCTTGGAACTTGCGTTCCTGTTCAAGGAGTGCGATAGCACGTTCTCTTTCAAGACGCTCATTCTCTAACTGAGATTGAAATTCTTGCTCCTTCTTTTTGAGAAGGTCTTTGAAGGACAGTTCGTTTTCTTCCTGTTCCTTCTTCAACTGTGCTGCACGGGCTTCCTCATCAGCAATGCGTGATTGACGCTCTGCTTCACGGGCTGCCACTTCTTCACGCTCTCTTTTCAGAGAAGCGAGTTCTTCTTTCATCTTTTCTAACTGAGGATAAAGTTTTGCCTTTTCCTGCTCACGTGCTTTCGCAATGTCATCAGCAGAATAGGTAGGCATATCTCCACTCATTTGTACATCTACTGGGATTTGCATCTCAGTAATATTTGTTTCGTCTACTGCGTTTTCCATAGTAGTCACTTATCTTTCTTATGTCGTTGTCCGTATGCCTTGCGGCGTGTCCCTTAGTTATTATGAGATAATTGCAGTACATTTATACGCAATTGTCTCGATATATTCCAAACTTTTTATAGTTGGAAACTTATTCTCTATCTACTGCCCTTCTCTGTGGAATCTTTGTTCCATAGGCTTGGGTTAGTAGCGTTTCACGGATAGCGGCTTCTGCCTGTGAATTAATAGCCTCAGCCTCTTGATTGACTGGGTTTTCGATATTCTCAGGTGAAGGAGCGCCTTCTACGCCATCTCCCATGATATCTCCATCACCTAGTTCAGTAGGTTGGAGCGGAACTGCGCTTGTTCCATCAGGTCCTGGCATCATACCTGTCATGTCTTGAATCTGCTTTTGAATCTGAACGCGGACAAGAGTGAGGGCTCCGTCTGCCTTAGCATCTTCAACAAGTTCACGACGAATCTCTTGTAACTTCTCTTCTGGGAATTCTTCACCAAGAGTACGAAGTGCCCCCTCTTTAGACTCAAGACCCATACCAAGTTTGGTCTGAATTTCGTTAAGCACAATTAGTTTGTCTAATGGTAATGGAGGTGGGAACTGTACATAGTTCATATATGAAAGTGGGTCATTTGGGTCAAGACGGTCTAGTTGACCTTCCTTGATTGGCCCATCTTCATTTGGATTATATAAAAATGTTTGTGGTTCCTTGATAGCAAGGGTGCGAAGTGCAAGTTCATTGATTCGCTCTAGTCCCTTGCCATACTGGGCTACCTTTTGAGAGTAGCGATTCATCAGTGGCTGATACTGAATAGAAAGAGCAACACCTGATGTATTAGAAATTGGCTGGACTTGTCCAAGCGCAGTTTCTGGAATGTTCATGATTTCGTGCATTGAGCGTTTTAATAACTCAAGATATTTCAAAGCGCCATCAATACCTGATGCGCCACCTTCAAGATTGAAGACTTGGGCGTCTTTTGGAAGACCGCCCCAAACCTTCTTAGCACCTTTCTCAAGGTTAGAGGCTTTAGCACCAACGATAACTGTCACAGGAGAAGCGTGATAGTTAATGATGTCTGCAACATCAGTGCTAATTTCGTTATATGCACGGTTGATAGTGATGATGTCGTGTGCGTCCGAGAGACCCCACGGTGAACCTGAAACAGGAACGTTAGGAATATGTACCACTGGAATAAGTCCTAGTGGATTTGGGCGTGAATCAATGAGTTCATCGTTGATGTACTCTTCAATAACATCGTCAGTCAAAATTTCAGTGTAAGTAAATACTTGGCGAGTACCTTCAAGAGAAGTTCCCCAGAAACGATACTTCTGCTTAAAGCGAAGTAGGCGTGTTCTGTCGTGTGGATGAAATTCAGGGAAGCAGAAAGATGAGTTCATAGGAAGAATGCGAACACGTCCAGGATGGAACATGCCAGCAGAGTCTGTCCATGGCTCTTCGTATGCTACTTTTACAAAAACATCGCCAGTAATACCGCCCTGCTGTCCCATCTCAAGTAGAACACGCATCTTGTCATTGTCAATTTCCCAAATGCGCTCTAAGCGGTCTGGAATAATTGCTTCAGTCGATTTAGGAGAACGAAAATGAACTCCACGACCAAAGACAAACCTTGCAAGATAATCATTGAAAGCGCGATAGTAATTAACGGCAATTTGCATTTCGCCTTGTTCACGACGATAACCCCAGTGATGCCCTAAGTACATTGCCCAGTTGAGCGAATAACGGTTTAGACGAGGACCGTGAACCTCAAATTCTTCGTCAGCAAGTTCTACAAGACCAAGAGGTGAAATAGAAATCGTAAGGTCAGATGACGCCGCTCTATAAGACGGTGGCGTGAAATCTAGAAATGACATTACTTCTTGCCTTTATCCTTTTCGGATTTTTTATTATCTTTTTTTACAGAACGTTTCTTTTCTTGTTCATGCTGTTGTTTCTTTATTGCCATTTTTTTACGACGGTCTGCTTCAGTTGTTTCTACGTATTGACCGCCTGCTTGTTGATACTTTTTAGCAACCCATGCACTTGCACCAGGATTAGGCCATGTTGAATACTTAGCCTTTGCCTGTGCAACAAACATTGCATACAGTTTTGGATTAGCGGGTTTTCTCACTGAACTCCTCCAGATAGCCTGTTCCCGCCCATACACTACCGTATGAGCGGGGTCAGGTTGCTAAATTAATTAGTCGTTTACGACTGTTGGTGCTGGGCGCTGTTGACGTCCACCTGAACGTACAACAGTCTCAATTGTCTGCTCTGCACGGTCTGTGTATGTGCCATGCGCAAACTCACCTAACATTGTAGGTGCTTCAATCCAAGCAGCGGAACCGACATGTGCACGCTCTGAAAGAGTTTCAGCGGCAGGCTTCTGCCATACAGGTGCATTACGATTTGGACGACCTGCTGCTACAGCGGAACCCTGTGCCATTCCCTTTTGGAAATCAGTTGGAACATCGGTATCTGTTGCAACGCCTTCTTCAAAGCGTAGTGGTCCACGGCGTACTGGGTTGTCGCTCATCTTGCGTTCGTAGACATTAGGTGCACGCTCTGGAAAGCGAGGTGCTGGTGAAATAGCCATTGGAGACTCCTTGTTTCTAGGTTTAGGTATACCTGGTAATAGTTTCCACCCTTTTTGATACTTTGTGTGGCTAACCAAAGAAAGGATTACTTGAAGCCACAACTTCTGGCATAACGAGGTCCTGAGTTAAGGAACAGGCTATAGCAAGGGAGTCTACAAAGTCATCGTGTGCGTAAGACTCATCAGGAGCGGCTACAAGGAAGTTAGGACCTTTGTACTGAACCTCTGCGTCAACCATCTGTTGATAGAACCGTTTCCATGTTCTTAGGCGCCTAGTTTTAGCATGGGCAGGCCAAGAAATCATTTTGCGTTGGAGTAGTGCTTGTAGGTGTTTCCAACGCTTCGACTGTTCTGATGGGCTAGATGTCAAGGACATAACCTCTGCTCTTGGTAAGAGTAACTTAAGTCGTTGTGCGACTGCATCACCTACACCGTTAGCATCAACACCAACAGCAAGTACGTCGTAGTTCTCAAGGAAGTTAACTATTTGATAGTACTGCTCTTCCCAATCATCTCCCTGCATCTCTAACCAATTGAGAATGCGATGGTCAAAGTATCCGAACTCATCAGGTCTATCCCAATCAACCCACACAATCGTAACAACTGTTGAGTCAGTCTTACGTGCAGGGTCAACTCCAACAACAACAGGAGTCTTGTGCCAAGACTTAACTAACTCTTGTGAAGTGTCACCTAGTTCGTCCATTATAGATGACGTAACAAACATTCCTCGTTCTAGCAACCATTTGCAATTATATGACATTTGAAATTCATCAGAGTCTTCCCCAATACGCAGCATTTCTTTACGAATAAACTTTTCATAATTTGGGTTGAATTTAGCAACGTCTTTCCAATCCCATTGAAAGTGGTTTTGCCTTGCAGCGCGTCCTGTTTGTCGTCTACGGTTTAACTGTATAGCACGATAGAAGTTATTCTTACTTGTTGTTGGCGTTCCCGTTTTAACCATTGTTCCTGCATAGTAAGCCAACATAGGAGAGATGGACTTCGACACAACAAAGTCATCTGCTTCTTGACACTCATCAATGATTACAAGATGGAATGACTTAGACTCAATCTTTGCTCTTGGGTTAGCGGTCATCATTGTGATAGTAGAACCAGATTTCTTTAAACGAATCTGACGTGTTACCCCGCCTACGCGTGCGGCTGTGTCGTCAATTTCTGGGTCATCCATGATTTCAACAGCACGCTCTGAACTTAAACGAGTAACAGTGCGACCAAAGAGAGTCTCAGCCTGTGCTTCGGTTGGTGCAAACAATCCAACCCAAATTCCATCTTTAAATTTTCCAAGAAGGTCTGGATACAACTTTGCAAGGCGTGGAAGAAGAATCATCATAGTAGCCACCGTGTCTGCAACCGTCTCTGACTTACCTGACTGACGCGATGCTAACGCTGTTATTTCTTCGCCATCATTAATGATAACTGATTCCATAATGCGACGAGCAAGAGGCTTTTGATAAGGGTGCAGGTCATGCCCAACAAGTACTTTAAGAAACTCAAGCATCTTGTCAATGAGTTTGTCTACAAACTGTTGGGATAACTCATCAAGAGGTTCCTCTACATCTTCTTCAACAGGTTGTTCATCCTGAAGATAGAATTCAGGATTTATTTCTTCAAACTTATCTTCTTCCATATGCACCCATTAAACAGCGTGACCCACCTTTTGGGTGGGTCAACGCTAGACCTGTAGAGAGGCGAAGCATAGAAATCATAGCACAGGGTTAGAGCGTCGTTTTAATTCTTTGGCAATTGCATGAAATGCTTCTGCACCCATAAGAACTTCATCAAGGTCAGCCTCGCTCTGTTGTCTCTGCCATACTGTTATGTGTTTCCCAATTATGAACATCGACTGTTCCATCCAAGTTATCAAGTCTGGGGTGGAAATCGTCGCTACCCGTTTCTCTATCCGAGTCTGGGGCTGGTGTCCAGCCCGCTTTTTCCGTAAAATCATCGTAAGTTACATCCCGCCTTTCTAGCGCTGAGTTTAACGCATCCTCTTCGTCTTTTGCACCAGTCCATAGTCCAAAAACCATAGCCTTATAATTGGGCAGTCTAAATATAAATGGATTAGCCGTTCTATACGGCTCTTCAATCTCTTGAGTCCACCCTCTGACTACAAACTTACCGTCCCATTCATAGGGGAACTTGGTTATTTGTACAAATAGTGGTCCGATATTGTGAGCCTTGGGCATTTATCTCTTTCTTGGTTTGTTTGCCTTTGGTGCTTTAGGAGTATTACTTTTGGCAAGCCTATCGTACTGTTTTGCACTTCTTTGTAATTGCAACGTTCTAGTAAGTTTGTACAGAGCCGTGCGTGCATACGAAGGAAGGCTATTTACATTGGCTGCACCACGAGGTTTGTAGTCTAAATACTTATAGATGTATTGTCCTTTAGACACTCGTTTTTTAAAGTCTTGCCATTCATTAGTGTTTACTTCATAGTAGTTGTAATACGTTCCATCACGAAATACAACAGTCAACACTGAACGATTACGGTCATATCCAGCCGCAACTGTGCGAGGACGGTCTGGGTTACTTGAAGAGGTTGGTACAAGAGAAAGAGGAGCAGGAGCATCCGACTCACCAAATTGAGGTCCTTTTTCACCAGGGATAACAACTTCACCAGTATCTAAGTCTTCATCGTAATATTTGCGACCAGCAGAACGGTCAACAAAGTTACCTTGCGCGTCTACGTAGTAAACGTCTTCACCTAGAGTAGGAAACACTGCTTCACCAGCCTGATTGCGATATGCAACTTCATCAGGGCTTTGTGGATTGTAATAACGCATAGTATCGGTTGCGTTTAATAAAGAGATTGTTTCAAAAAACTCACCAGTAGACGCTGCTGTAGGCAGTGCAGCAAATGGGCTTTGAAATCCGCCCTCTGTAGATAATGCTTTCATCATTCCTGATGTTTGTTTTGGACCAAAGCCATATGGCTTTCCAATTGCGCCTAGCAATTCTTGAGCAGAAGGGAGGGCAGCAGGGCGTTTACCCGCTGCGCCTCCTCCTCTGATACGAGCCATTTATATTAAGAGGCTGTGGCCCAAGGTGTAATAGTTACTGCTTGTCCTACTGCAATCGTTGCTCCACCAGCAGCAACAGACTGTGTCTTGATTGTTCCAGATACTGCAACTACAGAACCAGAAAGTCCTGATGCACCATAAGATGCTGTTGAAGTTCCTGTAACGTCAAACGCGTTTCCGTTTGGAACGTTAACAATCGTCCAAGTAGCATTGAACTCGGAGTCAAGACCAGAAACAGTTACTTTCTGGTTAAGTGAATATCCGTGTGTTGATGCAGTAAAACGGATAGTTGTTGAACCAGTTGTACGAGATACTGCTGTAATTGTCTTTGCAGAGTTAGTTGCAGCAGATGCTGTAGTAACTGTAAGACCAGCATCATCAAGAGTATCTACAGCGGTTGCTGTAACTACACCAATAACAGATGGGACGTTTACATATCCAACGCCTGCTCCATCATCGTTTGGTGTATAAAGTGGATAACCATTCCATCCTGCATAAGCAATGACATGGTCATTAAGAGTTGCGCTCAAGTCTCCTTGAACTGCTTCGTCGCGCTCATCGTTTGGCTGCATAGGCATATTGCCCCAAACTCTGTCGACGCATACGTTTCCTGCGGAATCAAGTAGATTCCCATTGTTATTTACGGCCATTATTCTTCTTCCTCACATGTGTGGTTGTCTAGTTCAGTCTCAAAAAGCACCTCTTCGCAGTCGCGACATTTGAAGAAGCGTACTTCGTCTAGTGCTGGATGTAAGGAATCCGAATGGTCATCGCCGTAACTTCTCTGAGGTCCTGCTAGGACTTCAGGTGGAAACGGTCCTCTTGGACTGTGTGAGGATGATGGTACAGCATGTCCTTGTACTGCGAACTTACGAATTACCTTCATTATTTTCTGCTGCCTTCTTCTTGCGCTTTTTAGGGGCTGCAGGTTCTGCAGGAGATGCGACAGTTTCTAAGGCTGTTTTTCGTTCCTCAGCGAAGGCATCAGTAGTCTTTAAGTTTCCTGCACGCCTGCGGGACTCTAAGAACTTTGGTAAATGCTTACCGCAATACAGTATCTCTTTTTCTGCCGTTATTTGATAGACAAAAAGAGCACCAGAATCGCAGTTAGCGCATTTCATTATTTAGCCTTCTTTGCCGTCTTCTTTTTGGCAGGAGCCGTCTTCTTTGCTGTAGCCTTCTTTTTTGCTGGAATTACCTTTACAGATTCTATTGCATCAAGTTCTTTCAATAGATTTGCAACAATTGCTTTTGGGTCTTTCTTTAAGCCAAGTTTAATAAGTAGTTTTGTAAACATTTAACAGTCCCATGCTCGTAGTGATTTATTAATCCGACTGTTAGGGTCTCTAGCAGTCTTTGAAGAGGTGTTCTTTCTCTTCATGCCTTCCATCCTAGCGCAGAATGATTTACGTCGCGCAGCAGACTTCTTGGACTTCTTTGCCTGTTCACGCTTTACAGGAGGTTTGAGGTCAGAACCAGGGTTTGCTCGTTCGTATGACTTACGGCCCTTTTCATTGAGGCCACCTTTAGGGTTCTTACCTTCTTTACGTTGCCATGCTTCCACTTTTTTTGCCATTACCAGTTCACTCCATGTGAGAATTGTTTGCTGTCCATGATAGGAGTGCCTCCAGTCATGGGACCAGGAGTAGAGAATAGTTCTCCGACTCTTCCACGTACTCGTTTACTCAAATGTGGATGGTCTTTAACCGCCTCTAACTTTCTAAAGTAGTCTACAGAACTTAATCCAAACTTTGTATTAATAGCGGTGTCTCTGTCGATTACGCTCTTAAATTTACGAGCAGAAAACCGAATGATATCTCTGTCCTTTTCTGTTAAAGGAGAAACTTGAGAGTCAGAACCAATATTAAAGTGTTCGTATGACATATCGTCTTTATTTAAGAAGGCTGGCATTATATTCCACCCGTAAATTCAATACGATGAGGGTTACCCTTTGCAGCGTTTACTGCTTCTTCGAAGTGCTGAATCTTACGTTTAACTTCTCGATATTCAGGGTTTGCCTCAAGTCCACTCTTTCCTCTGCGTACAGATGGAACTCCTTCTAAACTTTTTGGTTTTGGAGGAACAACAGGTCCAAGCCATGCCTTGTGTCCCGCACCCTTTTGAGATGGAGCAGTTAATGTTCCTTGAAAATGAACATCAAGAACTCCACCAGCCTTACTTGCAGTTGATTGAGTCTCTGAACTTTGTTGAGAGCGCAATCCTGCAGTTTCGTTAGTCTTCTTTACAGGCTTTGTTGGTGTTCTTAACTTACTTCCAGCCCAAAGAAAGGGATTCCAATCACGTGAAGGAATATCTACCATGACCTAATCTTCTCGTAAAGTTAGATAGTTTATTTGGTATCTTCAGGATGGCTTTTGGCTACGTGGTCTTCAATCTTGATAAGACGCTCGCCCATCTCTACGAAGGCCTCAAGCATTATGTCGACCTTCTCTTCCATCTTTTCTTGTTTATAGAGCATTTTGTTGACTACGTCTTTTGTAGACTTCCCACTATTCTGGCTTAATTCGCCATCGAGTTTATTTAGCCTCTCCATAACCCCAGGAACAGCGTCTCTACCAGGAGCCTCTTCTTCGCCCATCCAATCTCTCTTAAAATGGTCGAACCATTCTCCTAATTCTTTAATCCTTATGTAGCCTGGGCGAAAGATGACGCCCAAGGCTGTAAAGACTGATGCAAAAAGAATTACTACACCAGCAATTGCCTCAAGCGCCATCTATCTACCTCAGTGTTATTTCTTCTTGCCGAACCCGTATGACGGGTCTTTTGGATTTAGTGCTTTAGCCAATGGGCCGAGAAGACCTGCAATAAATGCATTGAGCAAAGTCTTTGGGTCTGTGATACCGCTCATGTACAGAGCGGCAACTGCTGCTGCAGCGGCACGTAAGTACGTGGCTGCTGCTGCTTCTAGTGCTTTCTTATCCATATATCTCCTAAATGAGATGCCCTTCTCAAGGTAAATAATCTCTTAATCTTCGCGGTTGCGCAGGGGATACGTTGCAATCCATGCAACGAGAGTTCCGATTGTTGCCCAACCAACCACGTCTTTTGCACTTCCATCGAGCACAATCCAAGCAATAAACATACCCAAAAGTGTCCAAAGTTGGTCTAGCATATCTTTAAGGAACTTTATCATTTGCGGCGTCTCCTAACTGCCTTGCTATCTCCAGTTGGCGCTCCGCCACCTGAACTACTGCCTCCAGTTGACCCTCCCGTTGTTGTTGCAGCAGCGGCTGCTGCGGCTGCTGCGGTTGTTGCAGCATTAATAGCAGCACCTGCAGCGACTACAGTTGCTACGACCATCTTTGTTGCTTCTTCTCGTTCTTCTTCTGACATATCTGCACCGATACTTCCCAGTGCAAGAAGAACTTGACCTGGGTCAGTAAATAATTCGCCAATTAATTCAGATGGATTTTCGATTAGTTCAAGGGCGGCTGCAACTTCTGCAGTAATAATAACTGCATTACCGTTCTCATCGGTTCTAACGTCAACAGGTGTTTGTGGAGGTAAGTCTTCATAAGTAATTCCAGCCTCTATTAAAGTTTCGCTAGAGATAGCCTCACCTGGTGCTAGACTAGCGACCAAAGCAGTAACTATGACTTCTTTTTCTTCGGTTGTTAATTGACCGTCAGAAAGTGCGTCGGAGATAACTGTTTCTGGTGTAGGCTCTGGGTTACTTGGTTCAACGATAGGAGTATCTTGTGTTTCTTCCGACTGATTATATTGCTCTTGGTTGTCTGTTTCTGGCTCTTCTGATTCTTCAGGTTGGGGTTCGACAGAAGACTCGTCAGTTTCGTCGCCTTCTTCAGGCGATATGGGCTGTGTCTCTTCTTCTGTTGGGGTCGGTTCTGTTTCTGAGTCTGTAGGGTCTTCTGATGAGTCTGGCTGTTGATTATCGGAAGATTCAGGAGTGTCTTGAGGACTCTCTGAATCGTCTTGAGTGTCTTCGGGAGTGTCATCTTCAGGAGAATCCTCTGGAGCCTCTTCCTGACTTTCTGTTTCCTCTTCAGAAGACTCTTCAGGATTCTCTGGAGCAACTTCAGGTTCTTCAGGGTCATCCTCTTCCGTCACAGGAGGCTCAGGCTCTGGTTCGGGTTGCGGTACAACAGGCTCTGGTTGAGGTTGAGGCTCAGGTTGAGGTCCTGGAACCGTGGGCTCAGGAGTTGGATTGGTTGGCGCAGGGTCGGTTGACGGATTTGTAGGAGGTTCAGGTGAAGGTTCGGGTTGTGGTGTTGGCTGTGGTTGCGTCTCTGGCTGTGGTTGTGGTGTTGGCTCTGGCTGCGGTGCGGGAGTTGGCTCAGGTGTTGGAGTCGGCGGAGTTTGAGGAATCGGAGTTTGAAGAACTGTAACAGCGGTTTCTACTTTTTCTACTGCAGTATTTGCTAAAGCATTTGCGGTAGCAAGTTTTGTTGCCGCTGTTTCTTGAGCCGCAGCAATGGTCTCATTAGTTACATTTGTCATTGGTTTTATAGGCTCGCCTGCAGTTTCTCTAACACCAGTGCGTTGCGGATACCAAAGATTAGTAGTATTGCCAGCAACAGTTCCTATACCAGTCCATTCCCCAGTTGTAGGGTTGACAGTCATTTTCCAATTAATGTTAGTTATAGGGCTGTTGTTGTCACCAAACTTTTTAAGGTTCCAATCAACTTCTAAAGTTGTATCTGTGGTAGTTACTACAGTAGATGTGCCTTGACCAGCATTCATATAGTCGCTGGCAAATACTGAAATGCTTGGTCCAGCAGGGAAATCCCACCAGATATGGTTTCCAGTGCCAAAGGTAATAGTTGCCTTTGAAGTTACATAAATTTGGCTATCTGCACCCTGACCGTTGTATACCACATCACCCATTTTTATATCAAAAGGAGTTTGAATTTTAGTTGATGCGTCGTACATCACAGGCAAAGTTGTTGTTGTAACTGTGGGTGTTTGCGGAGCAACGGGAGCCACATAACCATCAGTTGTGTACACTTTTGTGTTTTCTGGCGCATCTAAAAGAGCATTAACAGTAGCCTGCGCAGCAACAGCAGTGACCGTGGCGCTCTCTGCCACAGTGATAGCAGTTTGAGCCTCAGTTATTTGAGTAGCAGCAGCCGCTTGTTGTGTGACAGTTGACGATTCAATTGCAGCATTTAGCGTTACAGTTGCCGTCTCAATTTTTGCTTGTACGGAGGTGACTGTAGGTGTTTCAGGTGTGGTGGCAGTCGGCGTTTGTGTTGTATTGCTTGGGGACGGGGATTGTTCTGGGCTGGATATGGGCGTCGGAGCCACTGAAGCGGAAGGTGAAGGCTCTGGAGTCGGTGATTGAGTTGGACTCGGCTCAGAAGATGGAGCGGGTGTTGGCGCTGGAGTCGAGGTCGCGGTTGGAGTTGGAGAAGGTTCAGGAGTTGGAGTCGGAGTTGAAGTGGAAGCAGGCGAAGATTCTGGCGTTGGAGTTGGACTTGGAGCGGGCTCAGTCGAAGTGGATGTGGAAGGAGTAGGAGATGTCTCAGGCGCTGTGGTTTCTGTTGGGGTTGGGGTTGGGCTTGGCTCTGGACTTTGTGTTGGTGAAGGTGATGCTTCGCTCGGTGAAGGTTCGGCTGTTGGCGTTGGAGAAGGTTCAGGAGAAGAAGTAGATGACGTTGGACTTTGTGTGGGCTCTGGGGTTGGCGCTGTTGTTTCTTGTGGCGCAGGTGGTGCAGAAGTTGTTTCCTCTGCATAAGCAGGAAGAATCGAAAGAAGCAGATAAATAAATCCTGCTCCTAGTAAAAAGTTTAAACGACTAAAGAAACCATATTGTTCTGCGGATGCACGCAGCAATTTCAAGAAACCCCTCGGAATCTTTTATCTTGTACCCCTCAAGACTTAAATTATACTGGTTTCCAATTTCTTCGCACTATAAATTTAGACGCAGCAGGATTGTGTGAGTTAACAGATTCACCCTGTACACCACGACCACGATTGTTCCAAGAAACAACACTTGGTTCTGCTTTTGATTTGTAACCTAAATTAGTGTTGTACCCAAAGTGTTGTTTAATTCCACGACGTTGATTAACACGTAATGTTTGTCGTTGCATTTTAGGAGAACCAAATACTTCATCCATTAACTAACACCACCAGCGCCATTAAAAGATGTTCCACCCATTCCCATACCATCTGTTGTTGCAGCAGTTTGTCCAGAACCAGCATCTGCAGGGACTTGGTCAGGATTCATCACACCTGTTCCTGAGCCCATACCTGCAACCATGTTTGGGTAAAGACCAAACCAGAAACCTGCGCCTGAATAACCTGATTCTTTTTTTCTCTTGAAACGACGACGTTTACTTTCTTCTACAGTATCCATGTAATCATTAAACTGTGTTGAAAGACTGTTCACACGAGGTCCCACGCTATATCTACCATAACTTCCCTTAATTCCTCCAAAAATCCCCTGACCAAGCACATATCTATTGTTTTCCATAATTAAACACACCTTGTGGGTCATAGACTTCAATTGATTTAAGTACAAGAGGAGTTGCAATCTGACGAGCGTGGTGCCCACAGAAGTACAACTCTCCAGTAAGTAAAGTAGCACGAATCATTGCCTGAGCACCGCATTTGTCACAACGGTCGTTTACTTTTAGGCTTACCTTAGCACTTGTAACAGTCACCCTACTAGTTTGCCCTATAAAAACGAGTATGTTATGGTCAACCCATGTTCAAACAACTTATAAAACAGACTTTTTGTAGACACAGAGTTAAAGAAGCCATAGCCTGTCCATTTACAGGATATACCTACACAATGTGTGCTTCGTGTGGAAAACGGTTAGCGGCAACTAAACCTTAAATACGGGCTATTATTTTTTTCTTCTTGGTAGGAAGAGTCATTGTTACTTACCGCAAGTAGGACACTTGGTAGAAGATTCAGTTTTTTCTGCTGTCTTTTTAAACTTTGGACGACCAAAACCAACAATTGAAATCATTACGTTAGCCTTGTTCTTCTTATAGGCCCGAAGTTGTTTGCAGACCTCTCCACCATTTCTTTGACTTCCAGACTTCTTAGAAGATGTGTTGCCTTCGATACACCAAACAGTGCCATCTTCATTGTCTTTAATAACAATACCTACGTGAGAAATCCTATCGACGCCATCTGATGGGAAATCAAAATAGGCTATATCTCCTGGTTCTGGGTCTGCAACATCTCCGTCAATCCATGCACCAGCCTTCTTAAATGCCGCTGCTCCACTTGGTGTGTATACAGTGTTAGGAATCTTTACTCCAGCCTCGTTGCCACACCACATAACAAAAGAACCACACCATGGTTGGAAGTTGGCTTTAGTATAAGCACCGTACTTAGTCTCATTATCTTTTGGTCCTTCGATAACGCCAATTTCTGCTTTAGCAACTTCAATAAGGCGTGCTGCTGTTCCTTGGTCTGCCATTAGTCTTTGTCCCAATCTGTATCAACAGGCTGTTCCTCTGGCATTGCGCCATCTGGCTTTGCTGCTAGACGTGCTGCTGTAGCATCAATCTCTGCTTCTAATTTCTTGTCTTCTCTTGTATTCTTGGCATCAATTTCTTTATTGTCTTGAACTGCTTTCATGACATCTTTGGCACCGCTCTGACCAATAAGAAGACCAGCCAGGGTACCTGTGATAAACGTTGCTACGCTTCCTAGAACGTTAAAGAACATCTTGTCGTTCTCAGACTGAGCACCTATTGGCTGTGTCACAAATAGGAGGCCGTAAAGAATGCCTAATGATGTGCATAGAAGAATTGTTCCTAGTGTGATTCCTAAAATAAACTTTAATCTAGCGTCTAGGTCTTGTGGTGATAAGCGTTCTTTACTCATTTGGTGGGCCTTTTGGTTGAGGGGTCTTTACTAAGTCTACAGGACAGGTTCCTGAAGCAGTACAGATAGGTGGCTTGCATTCTGCTGTTTCCCAATTTGTAGGGTCTTGGCAAGGGTATCTAAAGTGACCGTCATACCCGCAGCCAGTCAAAAGTGCTGCAGAGGTCACTAGAGCAAGAGTAAGTTTTAGCACAGGACAATTATCAGTCGTGTTGGATACCCATACGTTCTAAATACAATTCTTTTTCGCTCATGAGGTACTCCTCGATGCGCTTGTACTGCTCTTGGGTCTTCTCTTCGGTCTGTTTTATCTGTTCTTCTGTCATTTCTCCTGTAAATTCCTTAAACGTCTCTATGGCTAGGTCTAACTCTGTTTTGGCAAGGGCAGCCTTTAGTTGCGCTTGCCTCCATATAAATTCTGCGTGTTCTATTTTTTTCTGCTTTCTCTTATCCTGTGTCTTAGACATACACGACCTCTGGTATTGAGTCGTTGAACTCAGTCAATGGAATACGCCATGAACCCTCTGGTACGTATTTCCATTCATCTCGTTGCACATCTTCCATTCGTAGCCAACCGTATACCTCTACCTCTGAGTAGTAGTCGCGGTCGAGTACGCGTGCGCCCACGAGAAGGCGACCAGGTTTAATGTCTTTAGGAAAGACTGGAATCTCATCTCGTGTTCTAACACTCTTAACCTCAACATTAGAGCCAACATCAGGAATGTGCTGTCTAAATGGATGTTCTTCATTTGGATAGAACGGAAATGTTAGTGGCATTTTATAAAGTTTTGCCACAGCGTATTCTGCAACGATAGTTCTAACGTTGGCTGCAATTTCTGGTTCTAGTTTTGCTTTATTATCGCCAGCATAATTAGGGCGGTCAATAGAGCCCCACTTCATCATCCAACGATTTAACGCAATGTCCGCACATGCACGGACTTCTTCTTTACTAAGGCTAACAATCATACGAAAAGCCTAGCAGATTGAATGGGCAGTTTTTGCGTGCTCATGCCCAGGAGCCTCGTATTAAATTGTGTGACGTATATTACTTGATAGTAATTGTTCGTGGTTTCTTATGTTCAGGAATTTCTCGCTCTAGACGAATGGACAGAATTCCATCCTGCATAGATGCGTCTACTACCCTTACATCATCGGCAAGGGCAAAGGACTGTTCGAAGTCCCGTGATGCTATGCCTTTGTGGAGATACTGGGCTGAATCATCTTCCATCTTTCCAGTGACGATAAGTTGGTTCTCTCTAAAAGAGACTTCGATATCCTCTTTGGTGAAGCCAGCCGCTGCAATCTCGATGATGTAGGTCTCTCCGTCATCAACTTGTACGATGTTGTATGGGGGATAGGTTGACTTTGATGCATTGCGCAACTCCTCAAGTAGTTGGAAGTGTCGGTCAAAACCGATAGTCCATGAATTTAAAAAGGGTTCAAGTGTTGTAAAGGGGTCCTTTGGGGTTTCCATTTTATGTGCGTAATCAGGATACGTAGATTTCTTTTTCATAACTTCATAGGGTGTCATAATCTCTCCTTAGACGAGACTAGGTTTAATGGCTCCCGAATGGCAAGCCGTATATGTAACTATATCAGAGTGTGATTTATTTCACAAAAGTTACTTCTTGTACTGAACTTCTTTCTGAAACGGCCCAGAAGTATTGACATCTATCTTCTCAGCAACAGCCATAGCCTTTTCTGGCTTAACACCACCATAGAGAGCACCTAATGCATATGGAGAGCCAGAGCCAACGCCATAGAAGCCAGCATCTGACATACAGACCGACATATCATCGGCAATGTCGAATATCTGACCATTAGCGGCAACAAGCAGATTGAATCGTGATTCACCTGACTTGCCGTCAGATTTGCCTTCATCGAAATCGTAGCCATTGTCTTCAAGACATTTGCGTAGCGATGGCATCAACTTAGCAATAACAAAGTGATAAGTATCTTTTCTGTCTTTGGCAGACATAGCAGGTGGCGTCCATAGATGTTGCGCAATATCGCATGGTGCAACTTCGCCAGAACCTGCAACAAGGTATTCGCCTACCTTGCTAATCTTTTTCATATCGGGGTGTTTGTAACGACGACCACCATCTAATGTAACTTGATTATCTGCCATAAATAGGCAGTGGTCTTCGTACTGAACTCCAATGATTGTTGTCATGGTCTCCCCTTCGCCTCCAGTACCCAAGGATACCAAAGGGGTCAACTTGGGTTTGAGCCTAAAGAGATGCCCGATTTGCGCCCTTTGAATGCTTTTTCTTCCTTGTATAGACCTTTTTAGAGGGGACAGGGGTAGCAGCGTTAGAGCGCCTTAATTCCTGGACCTTCTTGACCCTAGCAGGATTAGGACTCTTCTCTGTCACGTTTTCGTCTCCAAGCGCTCAGAGCGTTCTCTAGAACCTTGTTATCTGTAACTATCTGTGGGTGCGCCCTCATTGACTCGATGCCCTCTACTTTAAATCCTTTTTTGGACACATAGATATTAGGAATGTCTTTAGCAAGACGTAGGTTCTTTTTAACTGGGTCAGTTCTCCACGGTTCTGTCTCTGAGTGCATCTCTTTTTCATCTACAGGACTGACTTTGTAGGTATATGTAAATAAAGACTTTGGGTCTCTACTGTAATCTCGTTCTGCATCTAATGTCGAGTAGTTATTGGCATATGCCTTATCTGTTGTGGCATGTGCGTGGTCCATCTCCATAGGCTTAATAATGTCGCCCTTGTTAAAGGGATGGCTTGAACCATGAAACAACGGTTCAGATAAAGGTGCACTCATATGCTCCACCAACCTCGTATAGTGCCGCCCTCTACAGGACACTTGTATACCAGATGACGGCCCTGCTCGTAATGCTCTTTGAACAACTTGTTATGAAGTTCGGTGTCTGGTTCGTGCGTATCGCGCCCGCACGCGGGACATATTGCCGCCCCAACATATTCATAGACATGACGACAAGTCATGCCTTCATCTCTCTTGGTGGGTTGTAACGACGGGTACGTGACTTCAATGCCGTTCCCTGATTAACGGTCTTGTTAGGTCCTAGGTATGTTCTACGATGGCTAGTAACGCCTGTGACCTTTACTGTAGCGCCCTCTTTTACTGGCACTTCCTTTTCACCTAATGGGTCTTTACCAGCAAAGTTAGCGAAGCCACTGTCACGTAGACGAGTGAATCCAGTCTCTACAGCAGATACAGGTATCTGGGCATGATAAGTCTTGCCATGTTCCCACTCAGGCCAATTTATGTGCTTTGTTGCAAACTCATCTGCTTTATCTCTATCTGCAGACCAGTGCATACCTAATTCGTCTTTATTAACTTTTTCTTTGCCCTTTAGACGAAGTCCGCGATGTGCTTCAAAAAATAACTCGTTAGATAGGGCGCTCATGCTTCACCTAATATCAAGAAGCCAGTGTCGGAGATGTGGTGAGTCTCACCCTTAAAGTTACCTGGCTTGGTAGTCGTTTCTCCTAATGACATAACGCGATAGACCTTGTTATCTCCTAGTTCACCTTCTGGCATCTTTGTTTTGCCGAATAATTCTGCAGAACCTCTGTCAGTTGTTGCATACGCAAATCCAGATGGACCTGGGTTAATTATCTGTCCCTTTATCTTTGCCCTTGTTCCATGAAACAATTGGCTTGATAGGTTATCTGATGCACTCATGTGACATCCCTGCGCAATTCTCTAGCCATCTTCTTACCTAGAGGCTTGGTCTTTCTACCCTCTGTGTATAACTTTGCGTGCTCTGCATCAGTGCGCAGAGTTCTAAAGCCCTTCATTACGTTTCTATCTTGAAACTTCTGTAGTGGCTCTACTAGGGGAGTCTTCTCTGATGAATCAAATTGACGATGCGTCAAATCAACAGCGTGCATACCCTCTGTAGTAGGTACGTGATGTACAAAGTGATTGCTGTACCAGTCTCCTGGATTTGTAGACTTTGGGTCGTGGTGCTTTCCACCATAGACAGCGACGTGTGAGCCATGTGGCAGATAGCCATGAATTAAACAGGAAGCGTCATAGCAAGCGCCATGTGGGTTATCTGTAATTCTCTCTGTAGTTGTTTTAAATGGATTTGACTTTAGAGTATCTTGAACATGGCCTTCTAATTCTTTTGGCGTCATGATGAGTGGGTCCTGTTTCCACTGGCGACCTAGGTTACTCATCACCACTCCTCATAGTTGGCTCGTGATGGCGTAACGCCCCCGACAGATTTTGCCCACGCATCGCCCTGGTCAGTGCGGTGCTTAGAATGTTTGGGTGCTCTTATTCCAGTATCGGCAGATAACTTATTAGCCTTTTCCCATAACGTAGATGCGACACCTAGGCCTCGATAGTTCTCGTGTGTGCGCACCCAATTGACCTCACCAGACTTTGGATGCCACTGCAACCGCCCGACGACTAATCCTTTTCCTGTTCTGCTGTTCTTGTTATAAGCATCTGGAGAGATGGCATGTAGTTCATGAAATGAGTACTTATCTTCAGGTGGAAAGTATCTAAACTGAACCCCCGACAGGTTTCTTCTGTCATTAGGATTTTTAGGAGGAGGCGTCTTCTTCATTGGCCTTCCTTAAGTTTGTCTTTGTAGTACCACAAGTCTTTTGCATGAATACGACTTGGGTTTTCTGCCTGCATCTTTGAAGCAATCTTGGCCATGCCGATGTGTGCAATCTCACCAAAATTTACTTGGGCATCTTTTGGTGTGGTCTTATCTACATAGTTAATTAGTTGTTTTGATATGCCGCCACCACGATGTTTGGGTTCTACTGTTACAAAGCCGATATTGGTATGGGCCTTACTAATGAGTGGCTCTTTCTTTCCCTCTGCATTTGTTAGAGTGCCGAATTGTTCGCCGCCTTTTTCACGATAGATATCTGCATATCCCACAAGACCAGGTTCACCTTTTGGATGTTCTTCTATATGGCCCTGTTCACTAGCACGACGTGGCGTTGAGTCACTAGGGTCATAGACCGAGATGCGCCTAGGTTCTCCAAAGTTAGATAACTTGTGACGATATTTGACTTGTTCGGGCATCTCGCCTTCTACATAGTGGCGACCTGCTGAATCACTGAACTCTGCGTATCTGCTCATGCCTTGGTGCTACTTGCTGTGTTAGTGGCCCCTGATGGAGGCATCATCTGCATGGCGACATTTACATACTGCTCTTTAGGCATTACGAATTGGTTTGCAGACAGGCTACTCATAAAGAGTATTATGAGGCTACTGCCTAAAAAAGATAGCGTGAAATCTTATCTGCTAGGGGAGGTACTAGTCGTTACTGGAAAATATTGGCCAAAATTCAATTGTGAAGTACCAGAATAGAAAATCAAACGCTATCTCAAAGCGGTCTACTGAGATTCCAAATGCAACTCTTCTAAAGTTCCAACCAAAATATATCCATACCTTGCCGATTCGCTTCTCGATGCTCATAGACAGAGCCTATCACATAGAGTGCTGTACGTGAATTTTGCCATCCTTCATTGAAGCGTTGTAGTCGGCATCGATAAGGGCCTTTAGTATCCGCTGATGATATGGTTCCACGTTGTTATCTCCAGGACTACCAGTGGCGTAGTGGACCGTTGTACTGTTGCTATCTGTAGCGGTGTATACCAATCCTGCAGATTGCATCGATACCTTTCCGCTTCTTGACTTAAATCGTCTCCGTGGCTCTAGTCCTACGGCCTTTAGGGTCCTAGTTAGGCGGCTCTTATTGTTCTTGATACTCCTAGCCTCTTGTAAGGGGTCGAATTGAGGGCCTAGATTGCTCATTATTCCATACTCTCTGGTTCTGGAGCCAGTCCCTTTTGATAAAGAGATTGCGCCCAAGCATCTCCAGACTCGGAACGAGTATCAGAATGTCTTGGATTTAAGCCAGACTCCTGGGCGTGCTTCCACATGCCTGTGGCGATACCCTTACCCTGGTGCTGCTCCTTAACATATACCTCATTAACTACACCCGTATCTTTATCAAGGTCTAGCCATCCAACCTGCTGCTTGCCTAAATGGGCCCCAATCTTGTCCTCATAGGGAGTAGAGTGATTTTTGAACTGCACTCTGCTAAGAAAGTCTGCCATGTGGCTAGTTTACGGCTACTGCCTTGGCCCCACATCGTCAACCGCACTAGCATGTACTACACTAAATGTGTGAATGGCCAATTTACAATCCTCGTTACAAACCGTAAATCTGTGTGGCATTGGGGAATCAGAACTGACTGTTGGCATGAATACCCCACTAATCCAGAGATACAGCAGCCTTATACGTATATGAAAGGGCAATCTAAGACATCAGACCAGGCGTTAAAGGATGCCCTTAAATGGCTTACAGGCTATAAGACCGTAAAGATGATAAAGGACTCTCCTACCCATAAGGCGTGGACCATTGACGAGGGCCACTAGCCGTCTTTTGGCTACTGCCCTGGCCCCAACCCCTCAACCATGTGTCTCACCTGGCTGTTCATTTGGCGTTTTCCGTTTAATGGTGGGGGGGTTGTTGTTAGTTACACATGAGAACACCTACCACCTGACTACTAATCAGGTGGTTGTTGTTCAACTCATGCGTTGTTATCAGGTGTAACAAATAACTTGGTGACAACTTTGGTGACAACACTTCGGCTACTGTTTATTTAGCAACATGGTCTGTGCGGATACCACCAAGCCAACGAGTCACCTAGTCAGTTGTTATCACATAATCACGCATTAGTAACGCAACGCGTTATTAGTTATGTGTTGTTATGTATCTATTACTAATTGTTTCAATTATCTTCTATCACTATGACTAACTCAGTTATTCCCTAGTAGGTAGATGAGTCACTTCTCCTTGTAACGACAAGATGTATCAGGTGGCGGTTATGGCGGTGGTGGTGGCTAGTTAGTTACGGGCTATCTGAGTTAGTCAGTAAGTAACTTCCAGAATTAAACGGCGGAGTTACTTACTTTTTACTCTTCTACGCTTAGATACGACAGCAGAAGGTCAGAAGTTACTTAATTATTTGCTATTACAAACTTTGTTATGTGTTTATTTGATTATTGACTAATTGAGTGTAGTTACCGAGTTACTTATGTGGGTATTTATCTATCTCTATTATTAACTTCTATCTATCTATTACTATCTTTGTATTAGTCATTACTGAAAAGAAAAACTCTTTGGCGCGATTAGTTATGTGGGGGCTCACGCTCATTCACTAACTAACTCTTCTGAAGCGGTGGTGATAGCAGGTGGGTTACTTGGGGGGCAGGGGCTCTAGGGGCTAAAAGCCCCATAAACACGCTCTTAATAGGGGTGGCAAACTGAGTCGGTCAATCTATGGCATACTTGGGGCGTGGTCAGAGGTAGAGCCGAGAGGCTCTCCAAAGAACCCACTCGAACTTAGAAAATTACATAGTGACTAAGAATCTGCGATTTAGATTCATTACGCAAAAACTGTTATGACGATTTAGTAATTGTGATTATCCCAATTTACTATCGGCAGTTATTCAATTTACTTAATAGGTCATAAGACCGCGAGTGATACTCAAAATTAAATTGGCAAAATGATTTACGCATTACGCGACTAAATTAAATTACGAATAACGGAACGCACGAAGTGACTTCTATGCGAAGACCTTGTATCCGCGATAACTAATTCGATACTCAAACTTACCGCGTATCGAATTACGAGCGACAAAAGTTACAAGCGAGCAGAGCGCACTCCTAATAAATCGTAATCAACATTAACGAAAGTTATTGTGAATAGCAGAAGGCTTAGACGAGTTACGGAAAGTTGTGTAACTCAGTTATTCATTACCTATGGATTGCTAACAATAGTTAGTGCCGACAGTAACCAATCTGTTCCAAGAACAATGACAGTAATTGAATAAACGAGTTATTCATACTTAGTAATTTCGCTTATGTGTTTTCTGTGATTGTCACCGATACCGATTCTGTGAATGAGATTCGGTGACAATCGCGGTGGTTACATAAGGAAAGAGGCAACACAATGGAAAAAGATAAATACGCAATCGGTGACTTATTCACTTCTACTAAGTCACGCATTACAGGAATCATTGAAGAGATAGTTCCTGTTCGCAACGACCTAGTTAAGTTACGGATAAATGTAGAAGGCGAATCTCGCTGGACTACATGGACTCCTTATCGAGATACAACTAAATAACAACTGAATAAACAACTTAATACCGAATACCCATTACAGAGAAAAGGAGTTACTTACATGGCGCAAAGAATTGTTCAATGCCCTGTATGCGACAAAGAACTAGAGGTTCGTAGCGGTTTCGCTTCTGAAACTCTTACCAATCATGTCCGTAAAGACCACAAAGAAAGGCTCGTTAAATGAATACTGAACACACACTTGTCGCATACGACAAAGAGTCATGGTTCTGCTTGATTCACAATGAGTTAGAACCACGAAAGGAAAACAAATGAATCCGTTATACGACTTCACAAAAGATGAACTTGGCTTCTTACAAATGGGGCTAATGGGAATCGCACAATCAACAAAAGAAGTAGTAGAGAATGGAAGCGAGCCACCTGTCGGCTTTATTGAAACTCTCGAATCTGTTATCGAAAAGATGAATGAAGTAATCAGACTAAGAATTGTTAATGAAGAACAATTCGAGTCACTCATTGAAACACTTACTGATGTAGAAAATAAATCTCAATCAGTAATCAGCAATCCCGATACACCTATCAACGAATACAACTAACAAACCAATCACCTAGAGAAAGAAAAGAAATGACAAACTACGGAACACTTATCGTGTCACAACCTGCTGATGTATCAGTTACTCGTCAGGTATTTATCGCAAACTTCAACGACTCTGTTGTTACTCGTTGGAGATTCACAAATGGTAAGCAAGGCAAACAGAACGCGTGGCAAGAGGGCGCGTTTCAATTCGATAGTGGCGAGCAACTAATTGGCGAGCCTGTCGCAATTCCTGTTTCACCTAATGACATTGAAGATTTCAATGACAATGGTTTTCCAAGAGTGCTAATACAGAAACTAATTCGTAAGCACTCACTCTCAGACCAAACACTCGGTGATGAAGCAATCGTTGTCGCTGATTCACTATTCGATACTGTAAAGAACAATCCTTCTGAGTTAGGAAAGTTCTACACCGACAATCGTGGGCAACGCGCTACTAAAGGCTCTGTTGTATCTCACGATTCAGTTATCCGTATTCAACCTGTTACTACACAGGTTGCTCAATCGGTTGCGATTGAAGAGCGTTCGCTATTCATTCCAAAGATTGAAGAGTTCTCGCACTACATTCAACGCACATTCGCTGGTGATGTTGATGAACTCACTATGTATCAGTTCGCATTGAAGAACAAACTAAATGTTCTTCTTTATGGTGACGCTGGAACAGGTAAGACTTCATCTTCAATGTGGATTGCTTCATTACTTGGCGTTCAATACTTTGCGATTCCTTCTAACTCTGCTCTTGATTACACACAAATTGTTGGCGGTTATGTTCCAAACGCTAATGGTTCTTTATCGTGGGTTGATGGCGCGGTTACACGATTGGTTCGTAATGGTGGTGTTCTTCTTATCGGTGAAGTAAATACACTCGCTAAGAATGTTCAGCAATTCCTAATGCCACTACTTGATTATCGGCGTTCAATTACAATCATGGAGAATGGCAACGAAGTTGTAAAAGCAAATGACAACTTGTTGATTATCGCTGACATGAATCCAAATTATCGTGGCACTTCATTACTTAACGAAGCATGGAAAGACCGCTTCGAGATTAAGTTGAACTACAACTACGACAAGAGCATTGAGAAGAAGATTCTTAAATCAGAATCATTACTCGAACTTGCTTATGGCATGAGGTCACGCTCTCGTGGTGCTGACGAAATTGCTATTACTGATAGCAACACAATCTTCGATACACCTGTTTCAACTCGTATTCTCAAAACCTTTGAGAAGTTAGCGACAGGTCTTAACTTTGATTTCGCTTGCGAAGTCTTTGTTAATAACTTCGACCAAAACGAACGCCCTGCGGTTCGTATGTTGTTAGAAGCAAATGCTTACAATCTAAAAGAAGATTTAGGCATTACAAATGTTGTTAATAACGAATCACTAATTGGTTAGGAAACCATGACACTTCCATTCATTGAAGAGTTCGCTAGTCGGGCTCGCAAAATCCAAGAGGAAGAAGATGAGCGCAATCGCCAACGCGTTGAGCGATTGACTCGTTACTTTGCTCGCGTTAATTCGGCTCTGACTTTCAGACCGATTACTGTCAAAGTAGAACACGCTTCACTTGAAGCACCTGCTTGGTCAGGTGCGAGTGACATCACTCTTAACTCTCGTTTAATCAACGACCTTAACAATGGCGTAAGTGTTGCGAATCTTCGTGGTCTTAATTTCCACGAGTTGTCACACATTCTTTATACTCCACGACAAGGCTCAGAGATTGTTACTTGGGTCAAAGAGAATGATTACTTCAAGGCGTTTAATGCGTTAGAAGACCAGCGTATTGAAACCTTATTTACTTCACGATTCCCTTCAACTGTTGATTGGTTCGTAGTAACTATTGCGACTTACTTTGTTAATGATGAGAACGCATTTAAGAGTTCTTATCCATTACTTCGTGGGCGCAAATACTTACCGCTAGAGATTCGTGAAGAATCGCTACGACTATTTCCTTATCAGGAATTAGTTGCTGAGATAACTGAAATCGTTGATGAATACAGAACACTTATTTATCCACGCGATACAGAACTCGGTAAGAAACTTATTGAACGCTTCTACAACTTACTTCCAAAGTCAGGACATGGTGAAGGCGGTAATGGTGGCGAACAAGGTGAGAGTGGCGAACAGAATGTTCGTGATTACTCTGACCTTGCTGATTGGGAAAAAGAATTGTTAGGTGAATCAACACCTAGCAATAATCCAAATGGCAAAGGTGACATCATTCTTAATTGCCCAATGGGTCATGGTGAGCGACCAACAGAAGGCATTGAGTCTTCTATCAACTCGCGCCCACAACCTGCCAAGCAACAGACACGCGATAGCGAACGCGCTAAACAATTAGATAAGACCACGATTGACGAAACTAAATCGCAATCTAAATCTGATTCACAATCTCAATCGCAATCTCAATCGCAATCTGATTCACCTAGTAATAGTGCTGGTAATGACACAACCAAAACAATCGCAATTCTTAATACTGCTATTACAGACATTCTTGATAAGGATTCTGTTCGTCAGGAGATTGAGAACACGATTCGTATTGTTAATGGTCAATCAGCATTATCTACTAACAAACTAGAAGAGCCTGAACTCGCTCGCTATCGTTCTGTTCTTCCTGATTCCAAAACACAATCGGCTTCACTTTCATTCGCTCGTGAGTTAGAGAGATTGAAAGCAAAGTTCGACCCTGCTTGGGATAAATACGAATCTCGTGGCAAATTAAACGCTTCACGCTTTATGCGTGGTGATGATTTAGACACAGTATTCGACCAATGGAGTGAGGGCAGAGAAGATGTTACAGAGATTGAATGTGTAATCGCTCTCGACAATTCAGGTTCTATGAGTGGCGATAAAGCGAGCAACGCTTATCGCGCCATGTATGCGATTAAGTTCGCACTCGACAGAATCGGTGCTAACTGCTCTGTAATTGTTTTCAATTCTCATACAACAACTTTGTATCGCGCTTCTGATAGGGCGAACAATTCTGTTAGAGATTGTGGAACAACAGGTGGCACTCTTGCTGAGTATGCGGTCAAATACTCAACGAAACTTCTTGCTGAGTCACAAAAGCCTGTCAAACTTTTCTTCGCAATTACTGACGGAGAATGGAGTGACACAAACTTGTGTGACCCTGAAATCAAGAAGATGAATAATGCTGGCGTATTAACTGCGTTCGCATACATTCCTGACCAACACGAATCAGTTGAACTAACTCACGAGAAGGCTCACTTCTGCGAAGTTGGTGCGGTGATTCGTAATCCATTCGACCTTGTTGGTATGGCTCGCACAATCGTTCGTAATGCGATTGGCAGAAGAGTTGTATCCAACTAACAAATGTCACTCTCTAGGTGACAAGTGTGGGGCGTATCTACGAGATTTATACGCCCCACATTCCAAATACAAATAAACAAATACAAATAAGAAAGAGAGTAATACAAATGAAGTTCTCCGATTTAATTGCTGGACATGACTACGCAATCATTCCGTCATGGCAATACTCATCACGCGATAAGAAAGACCCCGACAGAGTTCGTAAGAATGATGTTGTAAAAGCAAACCTTGTGTCATTAACAAAGTATGAATACAAAGTTTTTAGGTCACATCAACCTGATGATTCAGGATTCGTTAAAGCAAAACAGGGAGAGCGAGCAGTTGGCTATCTTGTTGTTGCTAAGGAAAACAATCAAGACATGTATTGGCTCGCACGACCACAAGACATTGTTGCGTTGTGGGCAACTCTTGAACCACGCTGGAATGAAGAGAAACGCCAAGAGGAAGAAGAACGCAAGAAAGCAGAGCAGGAACAATTAAAGCGTGAAGAGGAACGCCGAATTGCTCAGGCAAACAAAGAGCGTATGGAAACTTCTTTGCGTGACACATTGACAGGGATTCTTGGCAATCGTGTAACTCCACAATCAGTTCAATTCGATACAAATAATGTAAGAGTTAATAATGAATACAAAACTCTTGCGGTTGTTCAAGTTGAACTCTCCCTAATGGAAACTCTTATCGAGAAGGTTCTCGAAGCAAAGGACTTGGTGGCGTAATGGCACACACAATTACAGAAGAGAATGGCGTTGTTACCGCAACGCCAATTCCAAATGATGAATCTTTTTATTTAGAGAGATTCAAGAGAAAGATAATTGACGGAAATTGGTTGAATCATGGTCGGCTCGTTGATTCTGATTACCATTGTGAAATCTATAAAGGATTCGCAATCGTTGTGTGGAAGCGTGACTTCTCAACTCCAACAAACGGAGTCACAACTTCTAAATACGAATCATTCGTTTGGGAAGTCGGCGGTTTCTTTGACCATTTATACAATCTCGCTTGGCTTTCTCAGGGGTGCGTTACAACAGGTTGGGGCTCACACAATCTTGAAATTGCTCTAAAGAAAGTTCGTAAGAAGATTGACTTACTTGCTTCTATGTATTCAATCAAAGATGAATTGCGAGCGTTGGCAATCACTTATCGTCAAAGTATTCGCCATGATGATAGTCATGTATTCAATGCTGGTATTGGTGATGTTGTTGCGATTCGTGCCTTTGGTAGAACACGACTAGGCAAGATTGTCGCAACGACAGGAAGCAGATTCATTGTTTCTTACATGACTCCTAGCAACGCTAATGATGTTCATTACAAAACTTTGCCATTGACTAACTTGTATCCGAAAGAGGTAACGCCATGAGTGGAACAAAACTAACTAGAAGAGGTTGGATTGTTCTTGTAATAATTCCTGCCACTCTTCTACTTATCTTTATGTCATACATAACTCGTGATGTTTGTTATGTGGGCGATAAACCCTACGCAAACTTCTTGGGCTATGGCTCATGCCAAAAGATGATAGATGAGGTGACAAAGTGATTACATTCTTTGTATTAGTAACAATAGCGACTCTTATCGGGGTCGCTATTGGAACTTCATTCTCAATGATTGAAGGAGAGGGGGAATAACTGTGGGTTATGTAGAAATAATCAGAGTTACACCTGACCAATTATCGCTTTGCGATTCTTGTAATCAGGAAGGATTGACTACATCAGGCAAAGACATAAAGGATTCGTATAACGAATCTGTTTTATGGTTCTGCTTTAACTGCGTTCAGAAAGTTCTTAGTTAGGAGAGTTATGACTAATAAAAAATGTTTTAGAGGTCACGAGTATCCAGCAGAAAAAGCAATCAGTTTAGGTTGCCCAATTTGTTTCGCTGAATGGCTAGACAAAGGTGGAACTTTAGATTGAGAAAGGTTAATAAATGAAAACAAAAGTTTGTAGTCATTGTAAAACTCGTAAATCACTTACCGCTTTCAATCGTAAGCGTTCGACTCGTGGCGTTGTCGGCAATACACAACCCTATTGCCGACCCTGCCAAAGCGAGCGACAGAAGGCTTACTATCGAAAGAACACTAAGGCTCAATTACAAAGAATGTATAAGAACCGAAGAATCCGTAAGAAAGAGATTCATAAGTTCTTGGCGAATTACTTTGCTAAACACACCTGCGTTGATTGCGCCAAAAAGAAACTTCGCATTAAGAAGTTACTTGCTGGCAAAGTTCCAACTTCGACAATTAACCAAGTGATAAAGACTTTAGATTCCGACATTCGCTCACTTACCTTTGACCACCTACATACAAGGGGCGAAAAGGAACACACAATCGCTGACATGATTCGTGACATACAACCATTACACAAGATTAAAAAAGAAATACAAAAGTGTGTAGTGCGTTGTCATAATTGCCACGACATTATTACTGTGAAGCGTTCTCGTAATTGGAGATACCACGCTCACAAACAATTAACTAAATAAATGTATCGAGTGAGGGTCAAAGCGATTGACCTTGTAGGTTCTTTCATTCCCTACGACCTATCAACGCTAAGAGCAACCATGACCACTCGTGGGGCTTACAGAACTCCTTTCGACCACGCGTTGCGAGTTGTATCTGCCCTCATTCGATTCCTATTACAAAGAAAGGAGTTAGTTATGCCAAATTGGTGTTCTAACGATTTAACTATTACAACAAAGACCCCAAAACAATTTACAAAGTTGATTCAGGGCATTACAAACGATTCAGACCAACCATTCGACTTCAATCGGATTATTCCTACTCCACAAGAACTTCTTGATTCAAGTTCGCCAAATAGAACTAACCCACAAGAGATGAAAGATAAATACGGATACGAGGATTGGTATAACTTTCGTTGCGCCAAGTGGGGAACTAAGTGGAACGCCTGTGATGTTGAATTGCGAATTGAATCTCCAACAGAAGTTTCAATCTCATTTAATACCGCATGGTCACCGCCAACTCCTATCGTTGAAGCGATTGCGGAGAAGTATCCATTCACTTCTATAACTCTTAAATACCAAGAAGAGGGAATGGGTTATTACGGAGAACTTGAATACGAAAAAGGAAAGTTAGTTTCACGAGAAGAAGGCGAGATGAATTGTGAATGGCGCATACAGAAATGGGGAGAATGTTATGAAGGTTGTGAAGATTGTGGAAGTTGTGATTGCGAATGTGGTTGTGAGCAGACTACGCAACAGACAATCTGTTCAGATTGTAACGACAACGACCACCAAAACAATAATGAACTTCCCCAATTCACTAACAAAGAGCAACGAAAGGAGATAAACGCATGACTTACATCAAACGATTACCTTCGGCACAACCAAAGAGAGCGACTAACAATCCTGTTTTCAATCTCAAAGTGCCAATGGCTCGTGACTATGACAAGACACCCTGCCAACAGAACGACCCTGAGATTTGGTTTCCTAGTGGCCAAACAATCCCCGAAGACATTGAAAAGATTTCAATGGCGAAATCTTTATGTTCTCAATGCCACGAAACAACTAAGTGTCTTTCCTTTGCGGTAACGAATCGGATTCGTTATGGGATTTGGGGTGGCACTACTGAGTCAGAACGACACAAACTAATCCGCAAAGCCGAAAGGAGTAAATCCCAATGATTAGATACAAAGCGATTGTGGAAGTTGTAACTACACATTCAGTTGTTGCTTATGCGACCTCAGAAGAGGAAGCGTATGAAGCGTTAGAGAGTGCTGAATACTCAGACGATAGCGCAATAAAAACTTCTATAACTGTTTCTACTTTAGAAAGTGACGGATTCTAATGGTTAATACATTCCTGCCTTATCCCGACTTTGTTAAGTCGGCTCAGGCTCTCGATTACAAGCGACTAGGTAAGCAACGCGTAGAAGCGTGGCAGATACTTCGTGCGCTTCGTGGCGAAACAAAAGGTTGGCGCAATCACCCTGCTACGAATCTGTGGCGCGGTCACGAGAAGTTACTTTGTGAATACGGAATCGCAATCTGTGATGAATGGATTGTTCGTGGTTACAAAGACACAATGCGTGAAAAGTTTGTAGCACTTCATTCAATGTATCCTGATTGTGAATTACCAAAGTGGTTTGGCAATCCAAACTTTCACAATTCACATCAGAGTAATCTGAATCGCAAAGATTCAACTTACTATCACTTCAACATTGAAAATGATTTACCTTACTTGTGGTTCAACAATGAATCACAACAACTTTATGTAAAGGAAACAAAGTGAGTGAGAACGAATGGCTAACGAACGACCAAGTAAGCGAGTTGTTAGGATTAAAGTATTCAACTCTTTACACTTATCGAAGAAGAAACACCCTTCCCGAACCCGATACATACATAGGAAGAACTCCTGTATGGAAAAAGAAAACAATCGAAGAATGGAATCAGAATCGAAAAGAATCAGAACTTGAAGTAGTTTCTGAATCCGAAAACACATAAGCGAATAACTCAACTCGTCTAAGCACTTAGTCATTATGTGACCGACCCTCATTCCGTATCAGGAATGGGGGTCTTTTTTATGCCCATAAGTTACTCATCAGTAGAGGGGGCTTCGGATTTGACCTAGATGTTACTCGTCAGTAACTTACTCATCAGTAATGTTACTCACGAGTAGAGGGGGCTTTCGTGGCGTATGTGGTCAGGCGTGGCTCACGCTTCACAGGCTATTACAGGCAGGGCTCTAAACGCCTGTCTGCTGGCACTTGGGCTTCCGAGAGTGAGGCTCGGTATCAAGCCCTACGCATGGAGAATGGGGGCTCAGAGAGCCCTTCAAGGGCTAATTTGACCCTTTCTGAGTATGCCGAAAAATGGCTTAGAACCGCCGAATTACTGCCTATCACGAAGAAGGGGTATGAATCCCTTTGGGGCAGGTATCTAGCCCCTCAAATCGGCTCTAAACGCGTTTCTGAGGTATCCACGCTTGAAGTCCGAGAACTCTTGGGCGAATTGAAGGCTCAGGGGGTCGGTGGCGCAACGCTGGCTCAAATCAAGGCGTGTCTAGGCTCTCTCTACAAATGGTTACAAGAGGGGCAAATAGCCCAAACCAACCCGACTCGTGGCATAAAGGTCAAAGTAGGCAAATCGGACATTTCCAATGTGGTCGAGCCTGACGAGTTCAAGAAGATTGTTAGTCACTTACCGACAGAGGGTGCGAAGTTGTTTGCGAAGTTCCTTGTTGCTTCGGGCGCACGCTTCGGAGAAGCCACAGAGATTCGATTAAAAGATTTTAATTTCAATACAAAAGAAGTTTTTATACAGAGGCGAGTGAGTGAGTTAGGCAAAGCACGCAATAACGGAAGTAGATTCTTAGTCGTAGATGCCACTAAGTCAGGTTACAAGCGTTCAGTTGTATTGCCCGAAGCCCTGTTACTAGAGATAAAGGCGTTTGTCAGGGCAAATCGAATAGCAAAAGAAGAGTTAGTCTTTGAGAGAAGCAAAGTCATACCAAAAGGTAAAATTAAAGATTCTCGTGGCACAGCAAAGTCTTTACGACCATTCGTGAAAGACGGAAAACTGTTCCAACATGGCACGCTCAGGGCTTACGCAAGTGGGTCTTGTAGGTGTGACGATTGTAAAGCGATAGTTCGAGAGTATCGAAGGTCGCAAAGAGCAAAGTCATACCAAAAGGGTGAAGTCATACTTGACGAACCGAGTCACCTGCCACGAGATACATGGAGAACCATTTGGAACAAAGCAATAGCCAAATCAGGCATGGGTTGGAGTCCAAGAACTCACGACTTACGACATGCGAACGCAACGCAGTTACTTAAAAACGGCGTTGATGTCCATGAAGTAAAAGAGCGATTGGGTCATCAATCCATAAAAACTACCGAACGCTACTTACACCGCGTTCGACACCAGAAATCAAAGGCGAGTGAAATTGTCAATGACTTTCTGGGTTAGGAGAACTGATGAAACTAGAAACACAAAATCGGCTTGTAGTGTTGATTCTAACTACCGCGTTCCTTTCAGGAACATTCGGAGTAGGGAGAATCACTCCAGCGTTTAGCCCCACAAAGGCAGAGGCGTTGGAAGCCCAAGTCGAGCAAGAGTCCAGCGACAAGTTGCTTGCCAAGTTCGAGAACTCTCACAAGTTGAGTGACCTAGAACTAGTAGCCCTACTGAAAGCAGTTGGGTTCGAAGGGCAAGACCTACGAGAAGCATGGGCAGTTGCGAAGAAAGAATCATCGGGTAGACCGCTCGCACATAATGGGAACGCCTCAACAGGCGACAACTCATACGGCTTGTTTCAGATAAACATGCTAGGAGAGTTGGGTGCAGACAGAAGAGCGAAGTTTGGATTGGATTCCAATGCCGAACTGCTAAACCCTGTGGTAAACGCTCAGATTGCTTATCACATGAGCAATGGGGGCGAGAATTGGAGTGCGTGGAAGGGAATGACCGCTAGAACCCAAGAATGGATAGCAAAGTTCCCTGATACCAAGCCAAAAGCCAAAGCAATAGCAAAAGGCAAAGGCAAGAACTAAATAGGTAAAGCAATAGGTAAAGGCTTAAAAAGCAAAGTCATACCAAAAGCAATACCAAAAGAGAAAGCCCCTCAATTACGAGGGGCTTTTTCCTTATGTGTTTGAGATTAACTTTATCTCACACGCATCAGTTGTGCAATACGCTTCACCAATTGCATCGGCTGCCATTCCAGCATAAACGCCACTAAAATCAATCGGGAAGATTTCCATAGTTGCATCGTTGTAGAACTCTTCACCTATCTGTGTGTAAGGCATTTGAGGATAGATATGGTTACCACTTGGTAAGAATGAGACTGTCTTTAACTGTCCGTCATACATGTGAAGCACAGTTCCAATAGCCGAAGACTCTTTTTCAGGGTCAAATGAGATAGTCACACTTACAGAGTTATCTGACCAATATCTTTGTGCAGTAGCAGCAAGTGCCATCTTCTCGTAGATACTTACATCCTTCTCAGAACGTATAGCATCTGACTTTACAGGGAAGAAGACAACAGAAGTCGTATCAGGAGATTCATTGGCGGGTTCTACTCTGTAATTCGCCATCTTAAACAATGGAAGCATTGGGTCATTGTTTGCAAAACGAATAGCACGCATAAAGTATTTGCCACCAACAGACCAGTGAACTCCAGGAGATTCACCAGCAAGGATAGAGACTGTTCCGCTTGGCTTAACAGTTGTAGTCTTGATTGACTCACGGATACCTAGCCACTCAGAGTAGTTCTTGTCATAACTTTGAATTACTGAATAGCCTTTATCCATCCACTCACGAAGAGTTGGCAAGCCCCTGTTATCTGCAAAGTTTGCAACGCCAGATATAGAAGTTCCAATACGACGATTGCGCTGCATGATGGCGTTGGTCTCTTCCCAGTGAGTAGGAAGAAGCGTTACAGTCTTTGCATAAAGATATGCAAACTTTAGGGTGCGCAAAAAGTCTTCTAGGTTCTCGTGGCGATTGAGGTAGGTCTCAACTAGTGTGCAGCATTCGTAGGATTCAAGTGACTGTTCAGCGCATGGGTTGTAGCCAACAGCACGCCAATCCTTGTTGTTCTCAGGGTCAGCAAGGCGACCATACTTGCGAGTGACATCCATCCAGATAACTCCTGGCTCACCGTTGCGAGCAATACCATCAATGATTGGCGATAGGTCTTGACCAACAGATACCTCAACAGAGTTGTTTGACATCCAGCCATGAGCAAGGCGCTCTGGGTGTTTGTCGTAGTTCTTAAGGTTTAGAAACTCTTCATCATCAAGTCTGCCCATAAGCAACTCAGCAGAACGACGAACATTTCCAGATACAACACAGACACCAATCATGTTGCCGATGTCTGCGATGTCTCTGCGAGTTAATTTCTGACCTGCACGACTATCGAACATTCCACGAATCAAGTCGTGAAGTTTAATTAACGGGTCTGGTCCTGCTGCTGTTCCACCAAATATCTTAATTGGTTCTCCTGCTGGGCGAACCTTTGAATAATCAAACTTTGGAGCCTTAGAGTCTGGTCGTAGGTAGGCATTAATAAGTGATGCAGTTGATTCAACCCAGCCTTCTCTTGTATCAGGGATTTCATAATCGAGTTCTCCTTGTGGTGCATAGATAGTGAAGTCTTTGTCTGCGCCCTTGTCATCAAAACCAACACCAACTCCCAGCATCGATGCTTCCATTAAGAAAGCAAATGGTTTTGCTGGGTCTGTCTTTGTCATGGAACCAGTCGAGACGAATGCACAGTTTTGTAATGCTGCGGAGTTTCGTTGGACATTCACAAGAGGCGTGCCCATGACCCACAGACCACGTCCAGGTGGTGTCCACTTTAGATTGAAGAGGCGGTCAAATGCTTCCTTAGCGGAGGCTGCTGCTTTGGCATCAGACCATGGAAGACGTTGACTCTTAGCGTGGTCCTTCTGTAGAGAGTACATGCCATTGATAACCCGCTCACATACATCAACCCACGTCTCTTTGCGACCATCTTCCTTTAGACGAGAATAGGTACGAAGAAAGGTAATCTCTCCTACAGAATTCCCGCCAGCGTCTTGATAACCAAAAGGTGACTTCTTGCCTTTGTATTGAGTAACAAAGTCTTCAGCCAACTTAAAAGAAAAATAATTCATATCCCCTACCATTTCATATAATTGTTAAATACCCCTAAAAAGGGAGGAACATTGTTATGTTCAAAATCCTATCATGCACCTATCAATAGCAAAAAGTTCAAAAGTTAATGCAGGTTGTTAAACTATTGATAAACCTTTTTAGACCAAAAGTTGTTTTTGTATGCCCTGTCTATTTTTCCAAAAAATTGACGCATTCTTCGTGGGTGACTTGTTTCATCGTAAAGTTCAACTTGAGACTTCCATAAATCTCTCTTTATTGGGATTAGTTGAGCAACAGGCGTTCCTCGTTCAATAATACCTTCAAAGTCTTTTTTAATCACAAAAGGAAATTGAGTAGACAACGGGTAAAGGTCTGAATCAACAACTCCTGTAAAAGTATGAAAGGGAAGGTCTAGCCTGTTAGAAGGATGAGAACAATAGAGACTGTAACCTGGAGGAGTTTGTAACTGCCATTCATTTGCCCATTTAAAAACTTTATTTGAATATTCTTCTGAAATGTAAAGATTTGGATGTTGTTCTGAAGCATGTTCAGTAACTAATGTAGAAGAAGTTCTCCACCAAAGACCTTGAAAACCTGTTTGAGTATCTATTACAACTTGAATATCGTCTGACAAAACCAGCATATAACCTATGGTCATTCCATCCAAAAAGGGGGTGCAACGTTTTACAGTAGTATTTACGCTTCTTTCACCAGGAATTACTTTAAGTTTCTTTTCACCATTCATAAACTGAGGTATAGTCCTGTACCAATTTGGTATGGTCGTGATGGCAGGGACTGGAGAAGAGATTTCTATAGAAGTAGTTTTTAAATCTGGTATAAACTTTAAAATCTTAATGATTTTACTCCCCATTTTACCTGTTATCAGATATCACTCTTCAATAGATTCTGTGATTATTTTTGTAACCGTATCTTCTTTTAGCGTTTCTGGCAACTCACGTAATGCTTGAGCACGGTCTCCAAAGATGGCTGAAAGAACGCCACCAGCGCTCTGGCGTTGGGCTGTAATCTGTATAAACTCCTTGTTAGATTCCATCTCCTTGACCTGATTGACTAACTTAAATAGTCGGTCTATCTCTTGTGAAACGTTAGGGTCTGCATACCCACCGTTCACTTCTTCGGCAAAACGCATGAACGCTACACGCTGTCCTTGCATCTCAATTATGGCTGTGAGCAGGGCTTTTAGTTGTTCCTTGGTCTTAACTTCTACTGGAAGATTGAAGGCACAAGAATTATCAGGCTTGAAAGCAGGGCAATTAGCAGCGACAAAGCAAGTGTTGCACTGACGAATTGAACTACTCTGCGTTTGAATGACGGGTACATCTTTAAGAATGTCCTTTCCATCTTCATCTGTTTCTACTACAGTTTTTGTTTTAAAGCCAAAGACAGGTAAATTCTGCATCTCTTCAGGGGCTCGTGGAACCACTTCACTTCGCTCCACTTTCCTCCCTTCTGCTCCACTGTTATCAGAAAGGTACCCCCCTAATTCCATCAAACCCGACATAAGGGGCGTATCGCTGTTATCAGATACTTCTTCTTTTTTTCCACCATCAATGATGTGTAAATCGGGTCTCTTCTTATCCATTGACTCTTCCAATCGTAGGTATGACCACACCGCTACCTTAGTGGCTTCAAGGGTACTATCGTTGACAAACTCTAAATAGTCCAGTCCTGCTTTCTCTACAATCGCCTTATAGCGAGGTCTGGCTTGGTCCTTCATCTTCTTGGGATATCTAACTAACTTTGTTCCATCCCAGATGATTGTTTCGCCTCGTCTCATAGGCGATATCCATGACAATGTGCTGGCTGTGGCAAATGGTATCTGTCTCAAGTTGTCTGGCTTGGCACATCCAATGCCATGATAATGGGTTCCATACTGTCTCTGGTATGACCTCACAATACCTGCAAGGTTAGTTACCGATTCAATCTCTTCATTGGGTATTGCAACATTTTGGAATTGCTCTGATAGTTCTTTGAGGTTCTGTATCCCGTACTCTTGATGCCAGATTACCCATAACTTAGGGTCATTACTGAAAAAGGAACGTTGTTGGGCGACCCATTCTTTGCCCAGAGTCTGTGAGTCAAACTCTAAGAAGGCTGCGGCCCTGTCAGCGTTGTTAACCAGAAACTCCTGGTAGTCAGCGGCAAGGTCTTCTAACTCTGTTTTGGACAGACCAGACTTGTCCGCTTGTGATGCACCTGATTCAATGTAAACTTTTGTATTGTCATCAAAATGTTCAGATATCAACCATGTCTTTGTTTTTGGTAGTCCCCGTTTACGCAAACCCCAATAGTTGAGCCCCATCGACTCGACCTTCATACCCTCTAGAAGGGTGCGATTACTGCCAACCTCTGTACCTGAGAAAATAATCATCAGTCATCCCACAGAGTTACATCTTTTGGTTGTGATGCAAACTTTGATTTAGCAATGTTAACTCTTGTAACAGCCTCTTCAATCTCATTCCATGCACGAACCTTGCGAGGAGCATCTGGTCGATGTTCTACTGGCAAGTAACTTGGATGACTGACCAGGAGAGTAGGAACATTCTGGTGCTCAAATACCCACGCACACATCTCTGGGTCAGAGTCAATGTACATTTCAACAGGAGATTTTCCTCTGCTGAGAAGAAACTGACGCTTCTTTAAGTCTTCGCCCGCTAAATCAACAGAGTTATCCAGCAAATCATCGTAGCCGATTATGCCGTGAGACTGTAACCAATGTTTTGCATTGTCTTTATCATCTTTTGTAATGATGGCAACACGGTGTGCAGCATTAAGAGCGTAGTACAGGATTACCCCTGCTCTGTTTGGTTCTCCAGATTCCGCCCGTAGTACCCCGTTTAGTGATAGAAGTATGTTCAAGTTATTCCTTTACTCTATAAGTTGCTGCTCTCCTTATGAGCGTCTGTGTATCTGGTAACTCTACGCCATAAGTTTCAACGGCCTGTTCTTCTTGACGTGCTTTGAGATAGTCATGCATCTTGCGTAATGCGGGTACAGTTCCGTATTTCTTTCCTGCTTGCCAACGGTAGTTATAAAAGTCATCGTATCCCCTACCAAATTCTGTAAAAGCAAGTTTTCGAGAACGATGAATGTCTTCAAATAACATCGAACCATGTTCAAGAGCCTGCTCTAACTTAAATTCAGCATTACGACGTGCAGCATCGTTAGGAGCAGACTGCATTTCTGTTAACGCCCTAGAGTAACGAGTAACGATGTCTGAAGCCATAGTCTTGTCACGTTGTGCAGCCTTCTCCCATGCAGCATTACGGGGTGCAGAAGTACGACGTGGAAAGACTGTCCACTCGTTGTACTTTAAATCGTATGCAGCATAAGGATTGATTGTGCGAATATCCGTAGCACCAGGATTTACATAAAAAGTAACTTCAAAGCCATGCCAGTTAGTTGTCTCTGGTTGCAACTGCTCACGAAAATCTTCGTTGAGCATCTTGCTAATTTCCGTATCAGATAAGCCAATGTACTCAGGATGCGCTTTGCGGAATTGCACATAGTCAACACCAATAAGAACGTCTAAATCTCCTGGGTCACGATGTGCTGCCCACTGAAAAGAAACTGCAGAACCTGCAATCCAAGCGTGAGCCCAAAGGTCTGGGTGTCGGTAAGTTTCATTCAAAAAATCAAATAAAAGATGAAGAATGCCGTTACGCACCCAGCCTTTGAGAACTGTGCCAGTAAAGAGTTGAGGGTCTAACTCTTCTTCAGGCTGTGAGAAATAGGAAGTAGAGCCACGTTGAATCTCAACAGGCTCATCTAGACCTAACTGGCGTTCCATACGCCTAGTCTATGTCTCTTTAGGCTTTCGGTGTCTCTATGCCTCTATCGCTCAATGCAGAGAGGAGTTTATCTCGTAATTCTTTGGCGCTATCTGCTGGTTGGATATTAGCCACAACAGCCTTTGCCACACGGTCAGCCAGCATCATGCTCTCTATATCTTGACTAATCTCTTTGCATGATTGGTATATATCAAAAGTAGAAGCCGTTCTAACAAGCCTATTTATCTCATCTGCGGGTTCTACAGAAGTCGTTAAAGACCCATCGGTTAAAGAAGTTATCGTAAATCTAAACACAGCATTAGGAGTGGATTCATTTGGTCTTCCTAAGTCTTCCCAAGCCTTTTCAGTCTCTACAGGGTCAGTTACTTGTTTTATTTCGTCCATTATTATAGTCCCATCAATTTCTGTTTACGTTGTGCTACACCTATCGCTACAGGACAAAAATCACAAAGATAGGTCTTTACTCCTGATGCGTTTTCATAACTTTCAAGACCCTCTTTGCGACGCTCTTTTATTGTATTAGGAATCAACATCTTGTCAGAGTGGTGCCAATCATTGCAGCCATCTTTTGGTTTATTGTGTGCTTGATAACACTTCATCGCATCTTCCATAAAGGTAGAGCGAGTGTCATAAAAGGTGTCATCAATTTCAGCAAGGCCTTTTGAACCACCTTGTCGTATTTGACGAATGGTATCTTTGCGTGTCTCTGCGTCTTGCCATGCCTTTACAGGAATATCAACAAATAAATTTCCTTTATGTGGTTCTCCAGAATCAAATACGTGTCTTTCACAGGCAACAGCAAGAAGATAGTCTTGGTCTGCTGGACCTTCAAATGGTGGCAACTCTTCTAGAGTGTCACAAACCCAGCAATGTAGAAGACGAAAGGTCTCTTTCTTTTCAACCTTCTTAGAACCGATGAGTGGTACGTTAGACATAATGCTCCTTATGCTGCTACTTTTGTATGACCTTGGTCATGTCCTAATCTATCAGTTCTTTTAATGGAATAGCCACAGCAAGACTTACCCGTTTTACGGTTGGTCTTTGGGTGTTTTTTACGTGCTTTGCCGTTCTTACGACCATCATTGGTCATAACTTTTGATACAGCAGGTTTCCCGCCTCTTCCTTTAGCCATGGAATTAGTCTACAGGATTAATCCAGGCATCAAGACGATGACCTTCAACAATAGCGTGTGCTGGAGCGTGCTTCTGTCCACGCCAAGTAATGCCATCTGGGAGTTTAATCTTTGAATCATGCTTTCCACGATTAACGGCATTGATTGCACGCTTTGATGGTCCAAGCATTGAAGAAGGAACTGGTGGGTATAAATTGCTTCGGAGATGAGCAAGCAATCCAATGTCTTTATTTTTGCCCTTCATTGAAGCGTATTCTTCAGCGTGCATGCTACCCACAGTTAACTCCTTGCGCTGTTATGCGCATCGGCAAAATGCGCATTGATTGAACGACGAATTCCGCCCTGTAAACGAGATGTAGTTTTACTGTAATTAACATCAGGAACTACCCATCCCTTATCTCCATGCCATGCAACAGGGGTGTTATAAGATTTAACTACATAAGTTGGATTGTGTGAACGCATTGCTTCGGCAAGATGAGATGGCAACATTCCTGTTTCGGTACCAACTTCAGCAATAGAACCGCCACGGCTGCTTGGTCCTACAAAAGACTCTCTTGCAATAACTGCTTCACCAAGATTCTTATGAGTAACTTTTTTAGCCATTGTATTACCTTTTTATTTCTGTAATTTTTTTAGAACCAGGATGCCATTTTTCATTTATGGCCCTATCTAAGTCTTGTTCGCAGTAAACACTTCCTCCATGACGATAAAGAGGTGTCTCATGCAATTTTGCGTAACAAACTTCACATTCAGGAGAAGCACCAAATTGTTTAGGAGAGATTTTTGCCATGACTACTTTCCTGGATTTACCTTGTTTGGATATTCAGTTGTAGTAAACCCATATCCATAGAATGGATGTAGAGATTGACGATTAGCCTCAGTTGCTGAGGTATTCATTGCATTCTCTTCTGTATCTGGGCGAACTTTACGGTATTTACCGTCTGTCGCTCCATCATTAAGAGACTTGTTCATTGAACGAGATGAGTTGACTGCCATTTATTTGCCTTTCTTTAGTTCTGCATTAATAGCAGCACGGTTTTCTTTTACGGTCTTTCTATTACTAGACCCAGTGCCCATAATCATTCCACCAATTTTTTTGCTTAACTTTGATGGTTCTTTTTTAGGTTTTGGTGTGGCTTTAATGGCGCCTGAACGACCCGCAGCCAAAACAGATGCTCTTGCTTCCCACTGCGCTGCAGTGCGCTTCTTTCCTGTAGCACCAGGAAGGTTTGTGCCATATGTGTTTGCTAAAGAATCAGTACTGGGAAGACTAGACTTTCTACGGTCATTGAACATCATTGCATTAGTTCCTTTGCTCTCTTCTGACGCTTGACTGTTACACAGCCAGTGCAGTGCCCTTGATTTGCTAGAAATTCTACAGGGTTGATTATCATTCCACAGGTCGGACATGCGGAAGAACCATTATAAAGGGTGGCATTTTCGGCTATCTTTCGAGCCTGAAGTTCCATTGTTAAAGCGCCATCGCCGTCATCAGCCATTACGCATCTCCTTTCATCTCTGGCATTTCTCGTCTCATTCGAGACTCAAACAAGACTTTAGAAAGCATGTCTGCACTTTTACCAGAAGTCTTGTAGTAAGGATAATACCCTTCCATTTCAGAAACAGGAACTGCAGATGCTCGCATCACTGCTCCATGCTGTTCTGCAGGAGTCATTCCTCCTTCTGATAGGAAATCTTTATCCATTAGTAAATTCCATCTCCGTATGTATCAAGACCCTGTTTCTTTGTTGGTCCTGATTCAGTTGGCATTTGAGCAGGCGCTGCTTGAGAACCTGAAGACCCACTTCCCATAAACGTAGACATTAACAGTGCGCCTCGTCCAACTGTTGTTGCTGTTTTTCCAAATCTAGCAAGAGTAGATGCTCCACGTGCAAACTGTGCTGAACTTGCAGCACGACCTGCAGCAGCGGTTGCGCCACGTTGTGCCACTTTTGAAGCAGCAGCACGTGCTAACACACCTATTACTGGACCTATGATTGGCATTATTCGCTTCCTAACGTGTTTCTACTTGCACCAGTGTATCCCGCAGGGCTTCCTGAGTACCAGGAAATGCGAGGCTCAACATAATTTCTATCAACAGTAACAACGTCATCTATGCCTACAGCACGACGGTCATATCCATAACGGTCTGGAAATAGACGAATCTGTGGCAATGGTGGACGAACCATCTGTGAAATTTCAGCAGCAGGAATTGTTGCAACCATAAGAGCCTGCGATGTCAAACGCTCCATATTGCTTGACCATGGGCCGTTGTATTGCCAACGCTTTGCTACTTGGTCAGGTTGAACAGGTGCACGCCATGGTTTTGTGTAATCGTAAACTCCATCATATTTCTGTGTCATAGCGCACCTCTATGTGCAACCCAAGAAACTGCTTGTGCTCTGTTAGGAATTTCTACACCAAGATTTTCGGAGGCCTTCTTGTAAGCGTGAACAAAATGCTGGTAACGTCCCATAGCAGAGAGCCCAACATCTGGAGACATCTTTCCTCCACCACCACGTTGTGTTGTCTTTCTTCCCGTTCCTACAAACGGATGTCCCATAGCAATGTCATAAGCATGACGGTCAATAGTCACTGGCTCTTTGTTGCTTGGGTCGTGAATGTTTTCAAAAAAACTACGAACTTTATGTCCACCTAGTACATCGTGAGGGTCTTCTCCACTGTGAATGCGTCTGGCTTTTTCTACATTCTGTGGAAGAAGAGCGCCTGATACGCCCCCTGTTTTGCGCAATTCATGTGCTTCAGCAACGTTTCTATCCCAATCATTTAAAGGAGATAATGCAGCAATAATTCCTGCACCTTTGCGAACGTCACCACCACCAATCTTTTTTGCTTCCTCATGTGCACGTTCATACCATGCAGAGCCACCCTTAATTAATTCAGGGCTGGCTGTGTGATACTTATCAAGTATGTTCTGCACGTGAGTGTGGAACTGTGCTTGTGCTAAATTTTTGTCCCAACGACCATGTTCATTAACTCCAAAATATGCCATTATCGCCACGCAGGTTTCAGATAAGCCAACATATTTTGGCGACGAACATCAATTTGACCAGGAGCATCAGAAACCAAATTTGATTTACCATCGTTTACAAGATGTGGCGCAGGTGTTAACTGTGTTTGTGGTGCAAAGCGTGGTGCACGGTAAACAGTTGCACCTGAACTTGCATCAGGTACTGCACGCATCTGACGCATAATTCCCATGTCAGAAGTAAATTCTTGAGGCCAAAAGTACATCGATGGCTCGATACGCTCACCTTTGTGAACACCGCGTTGATAAGCCTTTTGATTAACGCGAGACTTTACACTATCAAGTAACCTGTCATCACGACGTGAACGAATCGTTCCTAGATATCCGTCTGGATATTCTGCAGAAGGAACACGACCGACACCAATACGCAGAGCGTCCATAGTGTCATGGGCTACAGGAGTTCCTGCACCACCCTGGTTGTTGTACCCATAAAAACCACCAGCACCAAGTGATTGCCAGTTCTGACTAGCAGAAAAATTATTAGCACCTGTTGGCATCAGATACCTGTCCTTCTTCTATTTTTAGAAATAGTTGCCATTACCTCATTTAAAGTAACAGGAACAGTCTTTCCTGTCCTTGTCTTTCTTGTTGCACCACGATTTACGTGTGCAAGATTTACTCTGTCTCCTCGTTTTGGTTTAGGCGCTAACTTTTCATATTCGCTAGTTGTTCTAGAAGTCTGACGCCATCTCCAATCAGAATTGATTCCAGGCATTTCTCTAGCAAAATAAACATTTCCACCTTCTGGATGAAGAATGTCCACACCATGCTCTTCGTTGCCCTTTCCTAAATCCCAACCAGCAATCTGTCTGTTTACTCTGCCTGCATCTCGTGCATCTTCTAAAGACTCATATTTACGACTACTATCTTGAAAAACAATTCCACCTTGTTTCCAACCACCATGGGCTTCTGCAGCGTCTGCACCAGGAGCATGTTTCTTATAGTATGACCTAGCCTGAGAGGGGGTTAAAGGAGGTGCGCTTTTTTCTTCTGCACCCTCTTTAGAGACCATAACTCCAGGGCCTTTCACTTCTTTTTTACCACGAAATGTACGAGAAGCACCCTCGTCTTCATTTACTCTTCTAGCAAACTCTTCATGACTAATCACTTGTTACCTCATCAAATCCTGTTAAAGCAACATTTCCGTACTCATCTGAACCATACACAAGGGAAAACTCAGGAGGAGTTTCATCTGAGGTATCTATAGTTAAAGTAGCAGTATCTTTATCTAAAGAGATGTCTTTTATTACAAAAGATTGCGGTAAATCAAGCATAAATTCTAGTGTTTTAATATCAACTTTTGCTTTTACGGTCATGACTTGAACCCTCGTAACATTTTTTCGTGGGCTGCTTTAGCCTCAACAGCAGAACGAAGAAACTCTGCACGACGACCAATTGGAGTTATTAGTCCAGACGACTTTAGGACGGCTACCTTCTGCTCTGGGAACTCGCCTTTTCTATCTCCATAATTTAAAAGACTGTTTTGTCCACGAGTTTCCGTTGCCATGGCAGGTCGAGCCACAGGAGAAAACATAGCGTGGTGACTCCGAAAGGCAGCCTCTTCGCCATGTGGGTCAAATCCTCTTCCTGTTGCAGCATGACCAAAAAAGTCATGTACTGCACGAAACATGTCGTTCTCTTCATTTGAAAAATATGGGTGACCACCTGTTGATGCTGAAGAAAAAACTTTAAATCTTCCTTGTCCAGCGTCTTGCATCATATGAGCGGCTTTTGCATATGGGTCATGTTGTGTTACTTGGACATCAACTCCAAGTCCACCTTTTGCTTTAGGACGAGTCATAAAATCAAATTGACGTTTTGTTTCTTCTGCCATTGCTTTGTAATGAGGAATGGCTTTAGGGTCAAAAGACGGAGCCTCTTGGTATTCCTGTGCAATTTTTCTTGCTTGAGGTGTATTAACAACTACATTATCAAAACGATTAGGTCGGTTAAGACCTGCTTCTCTTGCATAACGAGCAGCGCCTTCAGATGCTAAAGGAACAGAGACATTATTGCCAACGCTAAATTCTTCATTTCTACTCATTTCTTCCTACACCCTTGTCTGAGCGTGGAAGATTAGGAGAAGAGTCATCATCAAATTTGTATACAGAACCTGCACTCCTCTTCGAATAAGGAAGAGGACCTCCACGACTCATGTCTCGTGTTTTCCACGCAGTACGTGATTCGTATGTTCCACGAGTTGCAGAACCATACGATACAGGTGAGTCGATGTCTAACCTTGGAGATTTATAAGCGTTAAAGCCAGAATCGTCGTCACCAAATTGTGCAACAGAATTTGGCATTTTAGTAGCCGCTCTTTGCTCCGTAGTTAAAGTCTGGAGATTGACGTCCAACAACTGAAGGCACAACTTTTGCGTTAGCCAATGTTGCAGATGCTTCCGCAGAATAAACTGCTGGAAACTTTGCACCAATGGTATAACGTGCACCCATACGCTCAGACTGTGCTGCATTACCTGCAGGAACATTCTTGCGGTTTGCTTTGTTTGCAGTTATTGGGTCGCCAGCCTGTGTATTTTTCTTAGGCATTAGTGTGCCTTTAAGAGGCTTTGCGCTAACATTTGTCACACCTGAATAATCCATGCCTACATAACGACGTGGACTTGCAGAGTGTGCTGCAGATGCGAGAACTTCTTCTGGTGTGTCAATATTGCGATTTTTCATAGTACCTGCCGATTCTGAGTGGCTTGAAGGAATGCCCATGCGACGACGCACTGCATATCCCATATCTGACCAATTTGCCATAGTAAAACTCCCTTGCTTACCCCAAGGATAAGCCTGTTTTAGTTCGCTGTAATGGCGAATACGATGGCGCTTATTTCTCCATCGCGGCTTTCAATCGTGGTAAAGCCTGGTTTACAGGTTAAATCCATGCCACGAGGTGCGACATAGCCACGAGAGATTGCAATTGCCTTGACTGCCTGATTTACTGCACCAGCACCTACGGCACGAAGTTTAACCTCGTGTTTGTCATAGATTGCATGGGCAATTGCTGAAGCAACAGATTGAGGATTTGAGCCCGCACTAACGCGGAGAAATGGTTCTTCAGCAGTAATTACTGGTTCTTGTGTAGACACGTTTTTTAGTCCTTTGGTTCCGATGTGGTGCCACTCCTAGGACTAAATGGTAAGACTAAAGTCTTGCTTGGTCTCTGTATTTAGGGTCTTTTATTTGCTCAACTACAGCCTGCTCTACCTTGTCTTTGTAGATGCCTGCTGCCAATCTAGCCAAAGCATATGAATCTGCAGCGTTATCATCATTAAACTCTATGCCCCATCTCTTGTACATCTGTAGGAGCATCTCTTGTTTTTTGGCGTTTCCTTTACCTGCTGCGTATTTCTTCAAGGTCATAGGAGGAACCATCAAGGGAAATCTAGTGTTATTGTCAAAATAATCGTAGACAGTAAGTTTTACAAGGGCAGATAACTCACCCAGTACAAGAGCGGAATGACTGGCAAGAACTGTGCCTTCCATTGCAATGTCTTGAATTTCGTGCTTTTCAGATATGTAGTCAAAATGGTCAAATAAAAATTGCCGTATATCTACAAGACGCTCTATTCCAAAATATGGAGATTTGTATACCCATGTGTGATATTGATTTGGGTTAGGTGTTGCAAGAGCAGTGAAGGCGAAACCAGTAAGAGATTGGTCAATCCCTATTGATACTGGTTCGCCCTCATTTAAATTGCCATCAAACGTTTTTGTTGGCACGGCGTTCTCTTTCAGTAATGACCATGTCTACAGTTCCAAGATAACCAGCGCCGTCTACCAGATTATCCCTCTTATGTCTGTAGGCTTCCCGTGCAATCTTTACCCATGCCATAGCAAGGCCAACTTGCTCTTCACTAACTTTAAAACCAAAGATAACTTCCCATCCTTTTTTTATTCTGTTGAAGTTATCTAAGGGATGGTCATAGGACTCATTCCTATCATTGTTAATGAGTTGATGTGCTTCGGGCAAAATTGGGTCACTCATGGAATAAATACATACCTTCCTGTTAACCATTGATTAGATGTAGTGGTAGCAGTTGCTGAGAATAAAGAATAAGTCTCAGCAATTGTTGGGCGCAAATTATCCATCCACCAACCCGCAAAGGCTGCTGTTGCGTTTGAAGTTCCAACAGAGAACTGACGTGTCCCATTCATAGCGGTGTAAAAGAAACGACCATTAGTGTAAAAATCTGTTGATGCATTCCCATTGCTGTACAAAGCAACTGTTGGTGAAGCCGATACATCCCAACCCTTGCCAGTATTGCTAACTTCAGGATTGTCAGTAGCACCTACAGAAATGGCTTCGTCAATACAAGCAGGAACAGCCATATTAGTTCGATTCTTTTCATTACCAGTAGATGCAATTACCGCCACATTAGCAGCAGTCAAAGTTTTAACGCTGTTAACTAAATCAAAAGTTGCTCTGCAAGCACCATTGACTTTTCCTTGAGAGATACTTACTGCTTTGATATTGAGTTTAGAGTAATTATTTACAACCCACTTCAACGCAGCAGTTACATCATCAATTGAATATGTTCCTGCTCTGCCGTTTGCACTTAATCCAAGAACACGAACCAACACAACTTTTGCATCTGGGTTTACTGATGTCAGAATTGAAAGCATGTTAGTTCCATGAGCAAATGCTGGCAATGAATTAGCAGCAACAGTGGCTGCTCCCGCACCTTCCTGAAAGCGTGTTCCATTTGGACATGCCGCTACAGATACGATACAAACTTCATAGACAACGTTGTTTGCAAATAACGAGGTATTAAACCCGACATCAATAATTGCAACTGTTGGTGTGCTTGCTTGTGCTGGTGCAGACAATCCTGCCAGCAATAAAACGATTACTAATAACTTTTTCATACGTATTCCCTCCTTGGCCCTCCAGCCGTTCTACGAGTTATTTCTCTTGAAACTAGCGTGATGTCTCGTTCTTGATTATTGAGCATCATCTCTAGAATCTTTCTCCGAGCATACCGCTCTTCAAACTCTTCTTCCAATCGTATAACCTCGTCATCAATGGCAATCTGAGCCTTGATAAGGGTCACTTTGTCACCTTTTGTAGCATTGCCCATTTTCTCAACCGTAAGGCGATTAACCTTTAAATCGAATTTTCTTTGAGCGGCTCTTTCATCTAACTGAGCCTCTGCAAGTTGTGATGCAGTGTAATCAGCCCATCCAGTAAGAATCGTAAACAACTCAGCCAGTTGCTCACTGCTCAATGAGGTGATATCTGGTGGCAGTGGAGTTAATGCGTAAGTTGGTTTTGTAACTAACGCTGATGGGTCTATGGAATCAAGTCGCATTGCTTACACCCGTCCTCTGAAACATTGCACTCAGGCATCTTATCAGCCGCTACAGCATTCACTACCTTTTGGGCTGCATTAAAAACTCTTTCAACTATTTCAAAGTTTGCTTTTACCGTGAATTCTTTGTAATCCTGGTCTGCCTTAAGTTCGTAAATAAAAACTATTTCATTAGGCGCTTCATCTCCATACATACGCTTGGCAAGTTCCAAATACATCTGCCCTTGCATTAGGTGTCCACGAAAAGGTCTACGTATATTCTTCCACGCCTTGGTCACATCGTGGTTTGCATCCATAAGAAGTTCTGGAGCCTCATACCTCAAGGTTCCAGCACCAATAGACTTGATTTCTATAAGGCAATCTTCTCCAAGGTTCTTTATCCAGCCATCTGTATGACCAGCAATACGGAGAGGCTCATCTCTTAGAGATACTTCTCCATACTCCAATACATCGCAGCCGCAGGTTTCGCACTCCTGTGGAGACAATCCAAAAGTTACATTTTTACAATAGATACAGTTAAATTTTCCATAAAGATTGCCCATCTCGTAAAATCGAGTCTGCCACTTTGCATGAATAGCGTGACCTTCGTCAAAGATGTTCTGAAGTCGTAGAGATGGCTTTTCTTGCTGTTTCTTTCCTCCCTTTAAAAGATAGAAGGCATACCTGTGGCACCAATCTGATTTAATTATTTCAGAAGGGTGTAGAACATCTGTTCGACGGTCTGATTCTGGTCTGCGCATAAGATGACGTTCAACATCACCCATAAGACGTGTCTCAGTCTTTTTGGCATCAAGGAATCGCTTTAGTTCCCACGAGTTTTGAACTGGCATTAGATTTCCTTACTGAATATAAATTCTTTTAGGGTCATTTTCTTTTTGTACTTTTTTTGCCACTTACGCATCAAAGCGTTTCTTTCTCTGTGAGAGAGACCTCCCCAAATTCCGTGTGGTTCGTCTCGTGATACCGCGTCCCATAAGCATTCTGCTCGAACTGGACAGTGGTTCTTTCCACTTTCACCAAAACAAAACGATTTCGCTTGACTAGCGATAATTTTGTATTGATTCTTATCTCTTGGCGGGTAGAAGATGTCGGTGTCTTCTCCTGAGCATCGGGCTCGATATCGCCAAGCGTACTCTGGTTCATCCATTTGTTAGGCATCCTTTGTTTTATCCCTCATCTCAATGAAGTCATCCTCAAGCAGAATGACATAATCTTCCCCATCGAGATGAACACCAAGAACTGGCATTCGTCCTTCTAGGATTGCCTCTCTAACATTTTTCTTAAGCACGTCAGACTTTATAGTGAACTGTTTTTTACCAGTCCACTTATGTTCAATCAACAGGTCGGATGACCGAACATCGCCTTTACGTGCCCAAAGAGCCCCAGATGCAGCATTGCGTTTTCCACCAATCTTCTTGGCTAAACGCTTTTCGTGCTTCTGAGACTCCTTTTGCCCTTTACTCCTCAAGTTCTATTTTGCCTTCCTCATATCCTTTTAGCAACTTGGGAACAATGTAGAACAAGGTTTCTCTCCAGAAACATCTGTTGCAACCACAGAATGGTTCACCAGATACTGTTTCTGAAATCTCTTCTTCTGTGCCTTCGTAGATTGCTTCGAAAAGCATGTCAGTGTAAGCCTCTACACCGCGCTCTAAATCTTCTGCCCATTGTTGGTCTACAATTTCAAATCCGTTACTCATCATCACCTACCACAATGGAGTCGGCTGACTCAAGGACAGCCTTTTCAAGTTCTTCCTTGAAGTCAATCTCGCTACGGAGGCTATCAATGACGGGTTCAATCCCCTGCCACTTTCTTTCGCCATAGTAATACCACCCACCTTTTCGTTCTATTAATCCCTTAACTACTGCGAGAGACGCGATTTCTTTAGCGAAATCATATTCTCCAGGAAGGCAAGGGCCGCCTTCTGAGAAGTAAAAGTCAAAGTATGCGACTCTCTGTGGGGGCGCCGTTTTATTTTTAAGAGTCCTAACCTTGATTCTTTGCCCAATTCTGACTTTATTGTTACCCGAACCAAGTTCAATCCATTCATCTCTACGGATTTCACATCGAGTGAAAAATGCATAATTCTTTCCCTCTCCACCAGGAGTTGTGCGTGGGTCTCCGTGCATCACGCCAATCTTCATACGGTATTGATTTATCACGATTCCAAGAACTGGACGTTCTGCTTCTACAAGACTGCGCTTCATTGCAGTACCAACAACACGGAAAAATTTGTTAGTTAATAAAGCACCCTTACCAACAGTCATTTCATCCATATTTTTTTCTAACTCAGGAGAAGGAGATAGGGCTGGAAGAGAGTCTATAACAATAGCGTCAACAGACTTTGACTCAGCAAATGCAATGACGGCGTCGTAAGCCTCTTCCATAACGCTGGTTTCTACAACGATAACTCTACTGGTATCTACCCCACACATTTTTGCATAATCAGGAACCCAAGCCTCTGCTGCAACCCAGACTGTTGTGAAGTTAGGGTCTTTTAATTGATTTGCAGCAATTGCTTTTAATGCAACTGCTGTTTTTCCGTGAGATGGTTCTCCAATTAATTCGTTCCACTGGTTACCAGGAAAACCCCCACCCAAAACATAGTCAAGAGTTGTAGAACCACTGGTAAACCTAGGTACAAGGTCAGCACGAATATCACTGGCAAATACAACAACCCCATCACCAAATTTTTTATTAAGTTGGGCAACGATTTTTTTGGCTTCATCAGTTATCATCCATCAATCCTTCCAATAATTTGTTGTGGGTTAAAATTATTTGCTGTGTCATTACCGCGAGCATTCTTTGCACTTCCTTCTACTTTTGCACCAGTTAGTGCACCATACTTGCTTCCAGCCTGTTGAAGAGGATAGCCACAGTCGTAACAACGAGGCGCTGCATTAGCAACAGACATGTAATTATTAGAGCCGCAATCAGGACATAGTTGAGTTTGATTAGCACTCTGTGCTTTAGATACTGCGGTGTGTGATTGTGGTTGTGGGGGCACATATGGAGTCATTGGTTGTTGAGATGGTGGTGTTGGCATATTTGCTGGGCGTTGTTGTTGCGCAGGTTGTTGTCCTAATTTATTAGCCCACCAGTTTGCGTTACTCATTTGGCCTGACCCCATTTCTCAACTATTTTTACATCTGCAATAAGCGGAAACGTAATCTCAGGAAGGCGAATACCCTCCATAGACTCGCGGATTGCTTCCGCAACATCGTCCGCTAAATCTTCACGAGCAACTGTAACTAACTCGTCGTGCACGGTCAAAATGACATTTGCGCCTGGCTCATCAACAAAGCAGGAGTGTGCTCTGACAATAGCCAATTTCATGATGTCGGCAGCAGAGCCCTGAATTACGGTATTAAATGCTTGTCTTTCTGCTCGTGACTTTAGACCTTGGTCACGGCTTTTCAAGTCAGGTATATATCGACGTCGTCCAAACAAGGTAGACACATAGGGTGTTGGTGACTGGGCAGCAGCCATACGGATAACTCGTGCTCTATATTTGGAGATATCGTTGAATTGTTTTCCAAATCTGTCTAGTAAGTCTCGTGCATCTTTGACCGTACAGCCAATGCTTTGAGCAATCTTTTCTGGACCAACACCATAAGCGATAGAAAGCACGAGAACCTTTCCAGCCTTTCGGTCTACGCCCATCGTGTCACCAATAGTTGTATAGATATCTCCACCTTTAAGGTAGTTATTGACCATAATTGGGTCACCAGAAAAGGCTGCAATGATGCGTGGCTCAATCTGAGAATAGTCTGCTACGACTAACTTATGACCTGGTGGAGCGATAAATAGATTACGGATGAGTTTTCCATAGTCACCACCACTAGGAATATTCTGTAGGTTTGGGTCGCTACTAGAGAAACGACCTGTCTCTGCTCCATGTGGTTTGAAGTTAGTGTGTACTTTGCCATTTATTAAGAGAGATTTCTTTTCAGTAACCTTCGTTTTGCCCATAACCGTGTGGGTAACTTCGCCACCAAGATATGGCATTACATAAGTTGTCATTAACTTATTCAAATCTTGATATTCAAGGATGGCATCTACAAGTTCATCTTTGCTTCTGTAAAACTCAAGAGCATCAGAAGATACCGAGTAGTGCTGAATATCTAACTTCATAGGGTTAGTCATCGCCATTTCTTGACCTTTGGCTGTAAGAGCAACCTTGATACGAAGGTTTGGTTTGATGCCTCGTCCACCATCTTTTTTAGGAGAGAACAGCAACTTCTGCTTCTCTTGAACAGAGTTCATGGCGAAGGGCTTTCCAACTAACTTCCAAGCCTTTGCTTTGGCATTATCAATGTCTTTTTCAAGACGCTTCTTCAAACTTGTAAGTTCTACAACGTCTATGTTTGCACCTGTTAATTCCATGTCGCATAACGCTGCAATAACATCCATCTCTAAAATCCAAACGCGCTTAAGGTCGCCCTCCAGTTTTGGTTCTAAGACCTTATATAACTGCCAAGTTGCATCTGCGTCTAATCCTGAGTACTTAGCCACATCGCTAAACGAATGGACCTCAACTTGCGCTCCTACACCTTTTTCAACTACTAAACCAAGTTCTCTCTTTGCACAGTCTGCTAATCCAAGAAATCCACGGTGACGGTTGTTAATAATAAATGAAGCCATCATTGTGTCAAAGAACGGTTTGTTAGGAACTTTGCCACGGTAATACTTTGCAATAGATTTTAAATCAAACTTTATATTGTGACCAATCTTTAACTTATCACTAAAAAACAGAGGCTGTAATGCTTTGAATACGTCTCCAGGAAGAAGTTGTTCTGGAGCAGGACCAAATACTGGTTTCCACTTTGCTTGATTCTTTGAGTAATCCGTGTCTTTTAAGTCTTTGCCAGCGGCTAACTTGCGCTGACCACTAAGAAGCAACTCTTTATCCCAGTTTAAGAACTCACCATTAGGATGTCCCATAGGTATAACATCAACGCGACCATCTGTCGCTAAAGAAATCCATAGCACGTCATTTACTACAGGCTGTATACGGTCGTCACCAACAGACTCAATGTCAAATGCAAATGCAGGCTGTTTGCTGTAGTACTTAACTAAGTCGTTAAGTTGTTCTTGTGTTGTAATGATATTCATAAAACCCTCTCTTTAAGTAGGAGAGCCTGAAATGGAGGTAACAGGCTCTCCCACGTGGAAACGAACTAAGCGATTGAACGAGCAACTTCCAGTAGTTCAGAGCGAGGGGTCTCTCGAATTACTTCGGCTGTATAAGGTTCAGCGGCTGCTACGAGTTCATTTACCGCATCAGCGTTTAGTTTCCACTCCTCGGCAAGGTCACGACCACGAACGAAGTTGAGGGTGTACTGCGTTGTTGGTCCTGTTCCTAGTCGAGAAATCTCCCAGAACTCTTTTGAAAGAGGTCCTTTGCGCTCGTCATCATGCGCTTTCTTTATTTGACGAGCCAATGATGGTGGAGCAGTAAGAATTTGCACGCCCTGCTGTTCACCACTGAGAACTAACACGTTGAATGAAAACTTGCCACGAGGCTTATCTCCAAGGATTTCGCATAGTGGGCAATTTTCTCCAATACATACAAAGGACTTCTTACCCTTTGGGCGTTCAATCCAATGCTGTTCATATGTTGCAAATGGGGAATTTTCGAGGAACTTAACAAGTTGCGGTTCTTCGGAGAAACGAAAGTCAGTTGGAAACTCAGTTGAGTCTGACTTTAAAAGTGCATCAACGGCATCCCAGCCCTGTTGCACAGTTGTTCCAACCTTTGGTTGGGTGTTTTCACTATCTTCATCAAGATAGTTGTCAGCATTTACTGCTGGTTTTGTAATTGGCATTTGTTTCTTTCTTTGGTAGTGAGGCCTAGCGACGTCTGTATTACAGACTCTTGTCACTTTGGCTCTCTGCGGATGTGATGTCCTTCCAGCGCTTTAGTAAAGCCTCTGTAAGGTCTTCGTATTGGTTCCACTCTACACGAGCAGAACCTAGAAGGTTTCGTTTGGCAAACTCGTCAACAGCAGCCTCTATGAGAGAACGGGTATAAACCCGATTTCCTCCAGTCTTCTGACCTTTTAAAGTCTTAGACCGAAGTCGATACGGGGCACGTGGGATATATCCCTTTCGTTCCCATAAACGAACTGTGACAATTGTCTTTTCCAATGCTTGTGCCAATGCACCGATTGTAAAGACTTCAGTTTCCTTTCCACCTAATGTTTTAATGATTGGGTTTTCATCCCAACCATTAGTCTCACCGCTTTTACGGCGAGAAACCTTTGGGTCTGGTTCTCTTCTTTTCTTTTTTGAACCAGGAATGTATTCGAGGTCTTTAAATGCCTCAATGATTTCATCTTCTCCACGTAATCCTGCCATAGTTATCTCTTGTTCATAACCAATGCCCAGACCACATTCTGTGGATACATTTCATCAATCTCTTCTTCAGTGAGTTCATCACTATACAGAGCAGCCATAAGAGCATCTTCGTCGATAACTTCTACAACCTTGATTAGTTTGTCACGAAGACCTTTTTCATCAATGATATCGAATGCGATGTCTTCATCAATCTTTCGAGTAACACGGCGTTGTTTAGTGATTGAAGTAAACCCCTCAATCTCTTGAGGTAATTCAAAAATAATATTTCCTTTGTCATCGGTCTCACCATTTTCTTCTATGTGAGTGAACAACTCTTCACGAATAGATTTCATCTGTTCTTGAAAATATTCAACCTGCTTTTTAAAAAAAGCATATTGCTGTGCTTGAGATAGGACATCGTCCTTATCAATTACTCTTGTGTCTTGCTTAGTGATGCGAGCCATTATTACCCTCCTACTTTGGTCTGAGATATGAAGTTCAAAAGACTTCCTACTGTCAAGTCTACACCACCACGAGAGTTGATTCCCTGACCGTCCATTACAGCGTCAGCCACGGCGTTCTTCTGTTGGAGCATGTCGAACTGGCGTTCTTCTATAGAACCCTTCATTAGGATGTCTTGAATAGTAATGGTAGGCCAACGGCTGGACGCTCTTTTAATTCGGCCGTTTCTTTGTACCGCAAGTCCAGCGTTCCATGGCAAGTCATAGTTAATTAAAAGGTTTGCATTAGGTAAATCTACTCCGTAACCACCAGCATCGGACGAAATAAAGATTCTGCAATCTGGGTTATTTAAAAACTTTTCTTTGCTTTTTTCTTTTTCTTTAGAGTTCATTTCTCCTGTATACACAGTTCCACCAAGTTCACTGTGAATGGCTGCCACTGCTCCAAGGTAAGAAGTAAACACAACAACCTTTGCATCGGGGTCAGTCTCTAAATGGTCGTTTACATATTGTTTTAATGTGTCAAGTTTTGGATTGCCCATTCCACGAACTTTTATATGACCGTTAGTCCACAAATAGTTTGCATAAGCGCTTCCAGTTTTACCATCATAATTTGAACCACTGCTTGCAAGAATCATTGGGTCATCACAAACCATACGAAGTGCGGTTATCTTGGACATGATTGAACCACGCATCATATCTGCAGGACTTCCTGGTTTATACCCCTCTCCATAGTGTGCTGCTAACGAAAACCCTGCTCCAAGAAGTTGTTGTGCTTCAACTAATTCGTTGTGTAATTCTTCGGCTATAAAGTTGTATAACTTTTGACCAGCAGAATCAAACCGCACAAGTATTGGCTCACGATAAATGACGCTTGGAAGATACGGAGCAACATCTGGGTCTGTCTGTATCTTTCTTACAGAAGAAATTTTCATCTTCTCGTGAAATATAGGTAGATTCCTATATCGCTGCACACCTCCAAAGTGATTGCGCACAATAAAGGTTTGGTCAAACAAATCAAAACGACCTAAAAGATTGGGATTAACGAACTGCATAATGCTATATAACTCTTCTGGTTTACCGTTCTCAATAGGAGTTCCAGTAAGAGCAAACCTGATGGATATATTTTTAGACAAGTCTTTTACCTTTTTGGAACGCTTGGAACGAAAACCTTTGATAGCAGTAGCCTCATCGCAGACGACGGCTCCCCAAAAGTATCTACGAACTGTCTCCCAGTCGTTAACTATTGACTCATAGTTGGTTATGACGTAATCGCTCTTTTGTCCGTCTTCGTACTGCTGTGTTCGCTGTTGCTTGTTACCGTCCACAACGGTGGTCTCTACACCTTTAGTAAATTTGGCTATCTCTTTCTGCCACTGATACTTGAGGCTAGAGAGGGCTATTACAAGAATAGGACCTTTCTGTATCTGTCCTGTATCGTTCAATTTTTCTAAGGCCGCAATAGTCATACAGGTTTTACCTAGACCCATCTCATACGCAACCAACATTTTCTTTTCACCAACCATACGGCTAACAGCCTCGACTTGATATGGCTTAAGCGTTCCCGTAAACACTGTATGCCTCCTTGCCAAGAATGTATGTTTTGGAGTTCTCTATACCCCTGTGAATTTCATCGATGGTCATATCTCCTGGGTCTTTGACATCGATATCCGTGTAATCAAAAAAGAAAAGGTTAATCCCATACTTGCGAGCAAATGGGCGCATAGATTCGCAAGCCTTGCGACCTGCTTCGTCTTTATCAAACGCTGCAATAACTTTTTCTGCTCTGCGCATAATCTTTGCTTGGTCTTCACTAACAATGGCGCCAAAAGTTGACACTGCTCCTTCAACACCTGCACAACGAAGACGAACGACATCTAAAGGAGATTCAACAACAACCAAAATATCGGTAGCCATCACTTCAACGCCAAATATAGTTTTTGATTTCTTAACGCCCACTGGTTGATTGCGAAAAAAGCGACCCGAAGCACCCTTTTCTTGCCATCCCATAAGTTCATAAGTTTCGGAATGGCGGATAGGAAGAATCCATGCAACGTTATTTACATCCCAAAGTACGCCGTGGTGCTTTGCTGCTTCTGCAGTTAGGAATCGCTTTTTTAATTCAAATGCTGGAGGGTCAGAGTACACAGCAAGACGAGCCTCAGACATACTTATTGGCTCTTCTTCGGGCTGTATGTACTGTGGTAGGTCTTTAATTCGACTAAGTAAAGCATCGATTGGAAGTTCTGCTTGACCATCAATGAACTCTTTTGCTTCATGATAATCAACTGACTTTAAATCACGAACAAGTGTGTAGAGGTTTCCCTTGTAACCACAAGAGAAACAAATATGTGCACCTGTATCAATATTTATCCACCACGATGGATGATGGTCTTCTTTTCCAGTTCTCTTCTTGTGCATTGGACACAACCCATTAACTTCACTGCCACGTTGTGCAGCAAGTGGTAAGTCAAGTGCAAGAAGTACTTTTTCTACATCCATTACTTGGACCAATTCATACAGTAAGAACACTTAGTCATAACTGCTTCATCGTGGAAACAACCAGTCTCCCAACGCCATGTAATAGCAGTCTCACTTGGTGGGCAGTTACGTGATTGAACAATCTTTAAGAGGCGAATCTCTTCATCTTCTTCAACTGGCTCAAGACCAAGGATGACGTCTGAATCTTGGAAGAAAGATGATGAGTATCCAATAGAGTCTGCGGTTACTTTTCCAGCACGCATCTTCCATAACAGAGTCTGAGTAGTTATAACAATTGGTTTATTTATCTTTTGAGCAAGGCGCTTTAATGCACGGGTGATATTTGTTATTGCTTGCGGAGTGTTCATCTCGCCAGTAATCTCATCAAGCATAAGATAAACACCATCTACAAATACGATATCAGGATTACACTGCTCAATTTTTGCTGACAAGGCAGATACGGTAATTCCATTTACAGCATCAACAAGGTGAAATGGGTGCAACTTCTCCATATTGTTGAGCATGTCGATGTAACGGCTTTCTTCTGCTGGCAATAACTTTCCGCGACGTAAACGACCATGGGATATATTTGCTCTCATAGCATCGTGACGCTGTTGTTGCTCATGGTTGTTCATCTCAAATGACTGGAACATTGGAACATAACCAAGTTTGTGAACATTTATCGCTATCTGTAGAGCAATTTGTGACTTACCAGTCTTTGGTGGAGCAATGATGGTTATCAACTGACCACCCTGTAGTCCTGCAGTTGCTTCATCTATCTTTTCAAAACCAGTAGGAATCCCTAAAAACTTCTTACTCTGTAACGCTTTGTAATCTTCATAGCGCTGTTCTGTGTTCTTAGATAGGTCAACTTCATGAGTGCCGAGAACACCCTGCTCATTGACTTTTGCAATTGCCTGCTCCATAGCAAGCAACGCGGCATTGTGATTGTTGTCTTGCAATAGTTCAACAGCATTTTCAAGACCTTGACGAGTGAGAAGTCGACGACGGAAGTCGACCATCGTGTCAAGCAGATACTCAACGCTATCTTGAACATCTAAAACTTTATAATTTGGATAGTGGTCTTTTACAGTTGTTGCTGTAGGTACTTCGCGGTATTCACTGTAGTGCTTGCGAACAAATGACCAGACTTTGCGATTGTCGTCATCTAAGAACCATGCGTCTTGAACGCCACGTGAAAGTGCAGGAACAATGTCACGGTCACGTATTACTTTACTGACCAGACGGTGTTCATTGTCTGCTGCCATGTCGCCCCCTCTAGGCTCTTAAAGATTGGCTAGTTCTACTCCTGCTGACCCATATCGTGCAACTCGTTCGGGTTTGTCAATGACTCCCTTTAGGTTTGGTCGATACGGAAGCGCTGCAACTAACTCCTCTATGTCTTCGTATAACTGCCAGTAGTTAAATGGATTAACTACACGGCGTTCCAACTTCTCAAAGGCTTTGTCAAGAAGTTCTTCTGACCAACCCTCTGATTCAAAACCAGCAAGTTCTAAAGAAATGCCGTAGTTATTGGCAAGTATCCACAATTTGTTGGCTGAAAGCAAATCCACATCTCCAACTTTATAAGAAATCTTCTTTCCTAAAAGTCTACGACTTTCTTCTTCAACTAGTTTAATAACTACATCGGTTGTAGCAATTACCTGCGGAGAGGAGACGTTTGATATGTCTCCGTTTTTCATAAGACTTCTATCTTAGCGTATTTAACAACAAACTCTCTAAACTTCTCTGCGTTATCACTAGCCTCCAACGCAAGTTCTTCAGGGACTTCTCCTGGAACAAGAATGGAATAGTGACCTTCATTCATGTACATACGGTCTTCTACAAATCTTGTATGTTTGCAATTAAATTGTTTTTTCCATTTAGGGCAACTACAACGTAGTTTCTTTGTTTCAGTATCGACTTCTACTTCAAAAATTCCAGCAGCCTGTGCAGAGATAAACAGTTGAACTGTTCTCCAAGAAGTCCTCATGCTGCTCTCTTTCATTGCGCTCCTCTAAGGTCAGAACCAAGAATAGGAACACGAACAAAGGCTTCGTTAGCAAAACTTGCCATAGCCTCTCGGTACTGCGCTTCCCAGTTCTCCAGCATGACATTGGTCGTTACTATCGTTGGTAACGCCTTGTCATACCGTGCCCGTAGTATCTCATCGAACGAGGTGTCGTCGTACTTTGAACCGTATTCTTTTCCTAGGTCGTCAATAACAAGAATCCGAACGTTTAAAAAGTCAAACTTAGAGCGACCATGAAGCCCATCGATTTCATAAACCATTTGCTTTTTGTCTTCGGGGTCCGCATCAAATGTCGATTTTTTCTTTGAAAGAAATTCAGGATAGGTCATGTAATAAATGGGGCGAGCATTGAGCCCATAGTCGCTCGCATTCATACCCAAAATCTTACGAGCAGTCTCGTCGTCATCTGGGAGACGTCGGACCACCTCCATAGCGGCAACAACAGCGTGAGTTGTTTTGCCTATGCCAGGCCCTCCATCAAAGAGCATACCTACACCATTGATTCCGATGTTGCCAATCTGCTTGATTACTTCGCCGTTTATAACGTCATCAATCCACTGCAGGTACTGCTGCGGAACAGTTCCACTACGCTCTTCTAAATCAGGTATGCCTAAACCTAGAAAGCGACGTGGAATATTCGAAGTTCGCAAAAGCCAATGCTTTTTCAATGACGACAATTGGTTCACGTCGTACACTATTGGGCTCCCCTCAATTTCTTTTCATAGCGTTCTAGTTGCGCTCTTCCAGACAATGAATTTTGAAACTCACTACCATCACTAGCAACGAGTGTCCCAATCTTAACCATAGGTTCTTTTATTGGCGCAACTTTGCCAAGTCCGAGGTTCTCTCGTGCTTGGTTCATCTTTTTGCCAAATGATGCTAAATAAAGTTTGTAAAGATGCGGAGCCTCATCACCAATCTGTTTAAAATTACTTTCATCTGCCATAAACAATCTGAGCAGTTCAAGTTCAATCAGTGGTGTTGTTCCGTATTGCTTTCTAAACTTTGCAAGGGCTCCTGATAGTGCTTTGACATTGACGGTCCCTGGGAGTAGGGGGTACTTGCGCCCAACGCGATAAGAAAACTCTGCAGCGACATCCATTGCGGTCCACTCATGCTCTGGCCTCTTACCACGAGTCTTGGGGTCACGCTTTGAGAGTTTTTGCTTGGGGACATCCCTTGGCTCAATAAGTCCAAAGCCTGCCAAATCCTCTCCATCATCAAATCCTTTCATAAGCACCTTTATCTCCTTCAGTGGCGCAGTATGCGTCACAAAGTCTTTTAATTTATTACTATCTTGGCTATTAGGTACTAATGGCTTAATAGTAGATTGGCTACGTGACCTATAGTCATGTGAGGCGTGGACATTAGAGTCCCCTAAGTTTTTAGGGTTAGGGAACTCTAGAGTCCTATAGGAGTTGAGTCGGTATATATCAACTCCACGATACCCATTAGCCCTCTTAGTCCTAATTCTAGAAACAAAGCCCTGACCTTCTAAAGCCTTCAGAGCCCTTCTGACGGTCTTGTTATGGACCTTACCCGTCTCACTACAGAGGCGCTCTACTGAGGCCTTCACGACCCCCTCAGAGCCCGCTAAATGGCATAGAACCACCAGTAGTCGGAACTGATAATCTGTTAATGGCGCCGAAAACGCCCCCTCTGGAATGTGCACGTTACTCCTTGTTGAACGGGTTTATATCTTTCTTTCCTTCGTCTTCTTTTATTTTAGCCTCAATAGTCTTAGTTATAACATCCAGGACTCCAGCAGTGATGTACGTGGCAAATGACTCAATAAAGTTACTCAGAGCCTCCTGCATCTCTTCATAGAGGATATCTGTATCATCTTCGTCGTCGAAGTCGACTTCAATGACGTCCAACCCATCTTCGATATTCCATGTCTCAACTGCAAGGTCTTCAACGGCATGGAGGGTCAGATGAGCCTCAATACACTCGTCCCAAACCATTGCAAGAACATCCTCAGATGTCACCTCTCGAAGAATCTCTTTGGTCGGATTACTGCACATCGTTATGTCGTTAGCATTGAGAATTAGGTTGTCGATTCCCTCATCGCCATCTGTAAAGAACAAGTGATACTTGGCTTTGCTGTCTGTCAATACTTGATGTGAGGTTTCAGTGAACTTAGAAAATGAAGGTACTACAGGCAGAACAACCGTTACATTGGAGTTTAGTTGAAGCAACCGTCTTAGACCATCAGTTACATCTGCATCTTTAAACGGTAATACGATGATTCTCTTCATTTTTCTCCTATAGTCGTGGTAGTCGTTGCACAACGGCTGGTTTATTTAAGTATTTACCCAACATCAATGACAAGAAGGTTGCTGCTGGAACAGTTACTAATAGCGATTTATCCAATTCATAAAATACATACATACCGCCAAAACTTAATGGCAGAGTAAAGAAAACATTTATATATGACTTGCCTATCCATGCTCCAAGAATGCTTAAATCAAGTAATTCAAGAAGATATGTGACGGCAAATCCTGTTAATAGAGTAGCAATCAAAAGGTCGGTCATGACCTAACTCTATACCGATAGTCGGGTGTACTCAACTCCGTCGTAGGTGGACAGTCTCCAGTAGCAGTTTGCAGGAACCCAAGAATCTAGCGTCTGAGATAGACGAGGTAACTTGATGGCCTTATTTACATAAGCGTGAGAGGTTGACTCGTGGGCTGTGCTTTCCCACACAACTCCAAATTGACTTGAAAGGCTACCGTCAAAATAGTCTGTTGCTTTAAAACTTTGTTCTAACTGGAACGCATCTACCCATGCGTAGACTCCAGAAGCCGTGTCAAAATCTAAAGTTACTGTGTAAGTTAGTTCTCCTGACACGTCTGCATTATCTACGAATGCCGTTACTGTGTAACGTTCCCAACTAGTTGACAAGGTAAATGTTTCAGTCTCTTCTCCAGTTGTAGGAGTTCCATCATCGTTTGGTGTTAGCGTAACGTCTACATCTACTGCAGAACTTGCTTTAGCGTAAAACGAAAGTGTGTAATACTTGTCTAAGCCTGTTGATGGAGTAGCGCCCGTGTCTGTCTCTAATGTTGCTCCTGTAGTTAAGGTTAATTTAAGAGAGTCATCACCTGCACCCACACTGTCAGGAGTCTCGGCCTCTATTACGTTAGCCGCAGCCGTTATTGTCCAAGTATTTGAATTCTCTTCAAATGAAGGATTTTGAATAAAGTTTGTTTTACTAGGAAGTAAGAATATGTTTACGGCACGAGCCTCTTGGAATGATGTGTCATCTAAGTTTTCACCGTTTTCGGCATAGAACTGGTCTAGATAGTATGTTCCTGCTGCACTAAAAGTTATCTTTAGAGAAGCATAAACAGCATCGGCTGGTGTTTCAGTTGTTTCCCAAGATGTTTGCCACGTGTTATTGGCGGCATTTAAAGTACCAGTAAAGTCTGCTGCTAAGTCTGTTCCATCTTTGTCATAGAATTTAACTATTAGTCTTACGCTTCCTGCGCTTGAAGGTGACTTGTATTTATATCCAAAGGTAAAGTCTGTTTCTGCAGTTACTGGGATTCCTTTTCCTATTGGGTCATTTGCACCCAGGGTTATAAAGGAAGCACTAGATGCAGCAATAGCCTTGCCTGTATAGTCCTCATCAATTGTGTATGAATTAATATCTGGAACTTGTTCTGTTACAGATGTAAGAGTTGTGGTTGATGTTTGCCAGTTACCTATGGTTTCTAAAAATGTTGAGTCTTGTATTGTCAAAAGCAAATTTGGAGATACTGTAATTGTTGGGGCAAACCCTGTTAGGTCCTCTATATATGCTTCAAGACCCGACTGTAGTCCTCGATTAGAATAAAGAAAGAACGCATCTCTTGCTAGTTTTTTCTGATACTTAACTGGAATATTACTTTCTGTTGTAAATCCTGAGTTCAATAGTTCAATGGGTAACAGGGATGCAGGAGTATTTTCTGACGAGTGGTTGGGTTTTAGTACGTCAATCTGTGTTAATAGTTGGTCTACCGTAAATGAAACGCCGTTCATAAACTTATATAAATCTGATTCGGTATCAGTAACTCCTAAAGGACTTTGGACTTCACTAGTGTAAACTTTTGGAATAATGTCCATAAGTTTTTTTTGAGCATCATGGTCTGAAGGAACTGTATCGGTGACTTGTCCAGCAACAATCCAATACTCTGTATCGATGTATAAAAAGAACCGATAATAAATTTGACGACCTGGGTCAATGCCAATTATTGGCTCTTCTGCATCATCGCTATCTACAAACGAAACTCTTGTTACATTACCTTCAGTAGCAAACTCTTCATAAACAATAACGCCATCTTCTTCATTTTCTGGATAGCCTGTTTGACTGCGTACCAATCTCCAACGAGTAAAGTCGCCAGTAGGTGATTGCCACTCAACTAAAGTTCGGTCATAATCAAGAACCGTAATAGACATAGGTTCAACTGAGTAAGCAAGTTTTGGAGTTGCTCCGTACTTGCCGCCACCGTAAACAAAATTACCGTAAACTCCCACTTATGTGGCTCCTTTTTATGCTCCCATTAACATTAGCGTAAAGTTATCAGAACCTGTCTCTGGAGTAGAGACAGTTGCCCATGAAGCAGTAGAACCGTCTGTTGTCAAAAACTTTCCTGCATGAGTTGATTGAGAGGGTACCTGACTGATAGCAGCCCAAGATGCTGATGAACCATTTGTAGTTAAAAAGTATCCGTTGTTACCAGTCTGTGTTGGAAGTCCAGTAAACGTTGTCCATGAATAGTCATAGTTGGTTGAAGAGTTCTTTACAAGAACTTGACCAGTAGTTCCTCCAACAGGATTACGAGCATCGTATGCAATCTTTGTTACGTATTCTAGGTTAGTTATTCTGTCTTTTACTGTGTTCCAGTTTGTTGTAATAAAGTCTGCAGCCCCAACCCATCCTGAGCCTGTCTTAATACTAGAGCCTAGAGTGGCTTCAATGGAGTTTACTTCTTCTTGCAGGTCATTTACGTGTGCCGCAAGAACGGTGTCGGTAAAGTCTACTTTGGTAGTAAAGGACTTAACCGATGTGGGGTACGCTGCTGTCACGTTGACTTCCTTTCAGACCTATCGGTCTATTTTCTTAGGTTTGCCCTCTAATTACCTGCTGAACTCAGGCTATCTGGTTAACCGTTACGATTATTGAGGGTATTGCAGGGTGAACCGAGTTTGCCGCAAGATGCTCTAGACGAATATTGGCATTGGTAGTTGACCAGTAGACCTGAAAATAGTCATTTGGCTTCATCTTTTCAAATAAGTTTACGGTCATTACATCGTAGGTATTACTAGAGATATGCAGTGTTGTTGCTGAGTTTGGAATGTTTGTGCCGTTCTTTCTAAACCACACAAACACCGTTTCTCCAGAGCCTCCGCCACTTGTGTGGTGAAATTGAGCAGAGAACTGAATGTTGTAAACTCCACTTTCTTCAACAACTAATCTTGAAGAACTTTGTAGTTTTACTCCTTCTTCAAAAGACGTTGTATTAAGGGTTACTGCTGTTGGGGTGTTAATTGAGGCAGTTAAATCACTGGTGCTAGACCAAGAACCAAAAGCAAACACACCTTGAGGGTCCTCTCCAAACTCTCCTATCCATACAGGATATTCGGGGTCTCCTCCCACATACATGACATAGACGCCAGTGCCAATAGCAGGTGGACGTTTAGTTGAGATTACAGGCCACACCCAATTAGTGATTTGTTCACCTGTTGCAGTGACCTTAACTTTTAATCTACGTAATTTTTTAGGGTCTCTGTTATCGTGAACAACTGCTCTATATACTCCAGGTAGTGTTCGTTCAAAATCCATTATTAGATTTCACCAATACTTAAGTTATCTTCTGTAAAGCGGAAGATTTCATCTGGGTCGCCTTGCAACGTTGTAAGAGCGGCTCCGCTTCCAGTTCTATAAAGTTGAGTTACACGAGCAACTTGAATTCCAGGAATTTGAAGCAATTCAAACTCAAGGTCTCCAGAGTTGATTGTTTCTTCAAAAAATACATTGGAATAACCAAAGGCTGTAACCATCTTCTCTTTAATTGAAGTTTCAATCTCTGTTGTTGTGTATTGGTTCAACTTGGTGTATTGAATAGTTACATTTACATCTACGTATACTGGAGGAGATATAGTTACTGAAGTTCCGATTAAAGTTTTACCTTCGTAAAAGGTCTCTAAGTCTGTTTTTAATCTGTCAAACTCTGCTGTTGGGTTTCCCAGTTCATCTAAACCTGGAGCAGAGTCAACATCTGTTGCAGTTCTTGTTGGCGCTATATAGACAGTTACTGAAGTCCAAACTGTTGCAGTTGCATTTGCTTTTCCAATTCCAGTTACTGAAAGAGCGAGGTTTGCAAAATCGTTTAATGTTACTGCTCTATTGTTAGCACGCAAAGTTAGTGGAGCAGCAGTTCTTATTTGTTCAGTTGACTCTGGGTCTGCACCAGCAAATGCAACATCACCATTAGCAACTGAGATATCTGCTTGAAGTGCTGTAATCTGTGCTTCAGATAACCCAGGAACGTATACAAGCGTGTCTATTGTGTCGGCGTCAACGTTTCCAGCGTTTCCACCACCAACTGTGTACTTTGCTCTAATCTCTGAATAAAGAGTTGGTATTGCTCCAGAAACTCCGTCTCCAAATTTAACAGTTACAATATCGTCTTCATCAAGCGAAGTTACATAAACTTGGTCATTTGGGCCGTAATCTGAAAGATGTTGAACCTCTGTCCATTTTACAAACAGAACACCGTCTTGTACATACACCTCTATAGAGTCTTCTACTACTGGTGTTTCTCCAAACTCAAAAGACATGGCAGGAAGGCCTGTAGAAGTACCTATCAACTCTCCATTAGTGGTTGCATCGTCTGAAACAAGAATTACTGAGCGTCCTTGCGCAGCAGTTACGGTTGTTTCTCCTGGAGATGCCCCTATCTGTTCTGCAACTACGGCGTCTGCTACGGTTGTGAAATAAATGGTATTAACTGTGTCATCTATTACAACATCTCCAGAAACAACTGTGCCTTCAGGCAGAGTAACTTCAGTTGCAGATGTATTAGTAAAAGTAAGTTCAACTAAAGCCTGTCTGTAACCAGCAGGGGTGTACCCGTAGTTACGAGCAATGTTAAGAACGCTATCTCTTTGACTTGCTGTAGTTATAAAGGCTTCATTGGCGTTTCTGTCAATGTAGTATGAAAGTATGTCAGAAACATAAGCAAAGGCTTCTACAAGAGCAACACCAAAGTCTGCTGGGTCACTTGCTTTCCAATCTGGAATTCTGTCTTGAATTCTTTCAATCAACTCTTCACGAATTGAGTAATAGTCCTTACTGGTGTAATCAACCGATACAGGGATATTAGAGGCTGGCGTTATTGTCATAGTTTCTCCTGAATTGGGGGTAAGTTTCCTGCAATTCTTACTAAGCCTATTGTAGTGCTTGTTACGTCTTCAATGCGTGCGTCTGGTAATGAGTAGACTATCTCTGCCTCTAATATGCCTGTCTCTTCGTCATAATGAGGTATAACTTCTACTAAATTTAGGGTTGGTAAATACCTTTCAAACGCCTTCCTAGTCTCGTTTTGTACAATCAATTCGGCTTCTCCTGAGTTTTCAAAAACGGCATCAACTACATCAGCCCCGAAGTTTGGGCGCATCACCCTTTCACCTAAATAGGTGCCTATTACAGACCTGACTCTATCTTGCCAAATTTTAGGCTGTTCAATCGTTGTTCCAACTCTTCCATATGGGTTTATGGAAAATGGAAGAGATATAGCGGTTTCTCTTGTAGCCATTATTTACCTATCCATTTTCTTTGTTTTAACTGTATACCATTATCAGACTGCTTTATTAACAGTCTATTTGAGTTAAGTTTAGTTACTGATGGTTTTGTCTGCAATCCAGAGGCTAGTTCATAGGCAACGTTTCTTACAGCGACACTTTTACTTGGAGTTTGTCTAAATGATGAAGTTTTGTTATTACCAGTTCCATCAGTCATACAAGAAAAGTCAACCGTGTATCTGCCGTCATGTGTCATGAAATGTTCAGCGTCTTTTACCATCCAAAAACCATCTGTAGAGGTTCCTGTTCCGTCTATATGAATAGTTTTAAATGGAGATATTCTTGGGTCACCTTGAGCCGTGCCTTTAGCGTGTTCACTAAACGAAGAGACCATTGCCTCAGATTTTGCTCTACTTTCTGCAAGCGCTTTGCTTCCCACAGTCACTCCAAACATCTGTTCGGAAAACACTTGAGTAGTGGTGTTTTTTCTTAGTGCTTTACCAATCTCAGATGGAGAAGTTTTATGAGTAAAAACTTTACCAGTAAATGGGTCGATTCCCATTATATTTTTTGTTCTATTTGAATACCTTGACTCTGATGGGATTGTAGAACTTTCAGTTTTAAATTCTAAAAGATTAGATTGATAAATATTGTCATACCCATCTCCATAGTTTGTTTCAAGAGATAGGAAAGGAATACTTCCCATAAAAGTATTTATCATAGTATCAAAAGGAACAAAATAGAGTTCTGTTTCAAATACATGAAACACGTACCCAGATTTGTTTGCTAGTTCTCTTAATTTTTGCCAATAGGTTTGACCAACCATTGATTCTTGAGTTAACCTAACTTTTGTTGGAGACACTATTGGTTTTAATTTAAATTTTTTAGCAATTTCTTGAACAATTTCTGAAGCAGTTTTGTTTAACCATATCTTAGGGGTGTTTTCTTTTAAAGATAACCCAGTTCCAATAGCCTTAATAATTGTAGGGTTATTTTGTCCAAAAGTTTTTGTAGGAAGTACACTTACAACTTGTCCAAAAAACTGTCCTCTTACTGAGGAACTCATCCAGTTTATTTTTAATAAAGAACCAGGTTTTAATGCATTTTGATAAAAAGACGAAACATTAAAGTACTGTATCTCTACTATATCCTGATGACTTGATTTTTGAATTAATCTAATTGTGCTTGGAATTTCTTCAAATCCAGGAAAATCAGGATAGGTAACTTTAAATGAGTTATCAAATGCATATTGATTAGTCATTTGGAATCCTTAGTTGTGTCCCATAAGGAATATTGAATGGGTCAATTATTTCTGGATTTACATCCATAATTTGCCACCATAAAGAAGGACTTCCTAAATATCTCAACGCTAAAACGTCTAATCTGTCTGTTTCTGTCCATTCATGATAGGAAAAAGACACTGTATAAGTTGGATACTGACGTAGTACCGTTACAGGATATTGACCAGTTCTTGAATCGTATGCACGATACAGCCTAGCGTCTGCATAACGACTATCTAAATAAATCATCTAAGTTGCTGCCTTCCACCGCCACCGCTGCCACCTGTTTCTCTTTTATTTTCAAATTCAATAAATCTGCCAAATGTAATTCTAACAATTGAAAAGATGGGAACCATTCTTGGGTCAAATATCTTATGTTCAACTGCAAGGCTTATTACTCGAACTGGATAGCGCAGCCTATTTCCTAAATGTAATTCAAGGATAGTAGGACGAATGAATCCCATATCTGCAGTTTTTCCATTATACGTAGAATTAAAAGTAGCGTGTGGAGCATTCATTGTTTTAAACATATACTCCATGTCATACATTGTTCCCTTTTCATGTACTTCTTTTATATCTGGAAGAAGACTTTCAGTTTCTCCTCCACCAAAATAAACTTGTCTTCTTATTGCTAAACTAGGATTAGTTCTGTATTTCATGTCTTCCATGCGGTTTAGAACTAAATCTAAAGAAACTGCACTACTTGATTTTGTTAAAGGCAAAAACACGTCTTTTCCAGTAGCAATCATTCCAGGATGTAAATCTGCGTTTATGTCATAAATCATCTGTATTCTTTCTGGATTGTATAAAAACCTAAATCCATAAAGTTGTTTGTCTGGAGTTCTTTGAGGCACGGATGCCCCGTTAACTAAATCAAGATTTCCTTTTTGAACGTTTCCTTTTTCAGTAGTTGTACTGTTTAAAATAGCCTTCATCCACTCGCGGTTTACTCTAAGAACTCCCCTACCTGGACTTTCTTTCCAATAATTTTCAGCATCAGTTGTATTAAATCCTGGAGTATTAATTAAATTAGATGCATCACCTAATGAGGATGTAAGAGGTGCGGAAGAACCCGTAGAAAATCTGGCTGGTTTAATTAAGGGAAGATTGTATTTGTATGGTCCTTTTGGCTTTTGTTCTTCTCCTTTTCTCTTGTTACCTGATGAGCCGCCGCTTTTGTTGCCCCCACTACTTGAAGTAGTGGTCACTTTTCCAGTGCTTAAATTATAATCACCAACAGCCTTAATATTATAAATTGAATTAATTTGTTTTGTAATAGCGTCATTTTTGTTCTTTAGATTTTTAATGTTGTTTTTTGATGTGGTAATTACTTGTTCTCTTCCAGTTATCAGAGTTTGATAAGATGCAATTGCTGCCAACTCACCTGAAGTTTGGGTTGCACCCCCAGGACTTGATGGACTAAGAGAGTCTCGTGTCAAAGTATTGTACTGAGTTACATACCCTGCTTTGGTAATTTCAGCACTTTTAATAATCGCACTTAAATTATTAATAGTTTTATTATTTTGAGAAATTTGGTCTCTTAGTGACGCTGCAGTTTTTGCATTGTCTGCGGCAACTTTTGCCTTTTCACGTTCAGTTTTTAAACGTTGTGCAGCAGTTTCATTATTCTTTTTATTTCGAGTGTATTCAAGTTGTGGATTATTATAAGAAGGACCTGGCATTAGTTACTCCCCATCATTGAGTTATTATTTTCTCTATCAAGGTATGACTGCACTTGTTTAGCAAATTTCATTGCAGAGGTTTCATCTGCTTGATTAAATGTAACGGTAATGTTTACCGTTTTTGCTCCAGAATCCATAGCCTGCATCATTGCAGGACCACCACCTCCACGTGGGAAGTTGTAGTTACTTGCTTTACCTTCTCCATGAACCCAAGCAGATTGGTTTACAGCAGATAATACGGCTGAAGTTCCCGCGTTATTTTTTAACGCATCTACAATTGCAGCGTATCCTCTTTCAGAGGAACGATTTCCAAGAAGTGTTTTAACTGTTGCAGTCAAACCTTCTTCCCATGACCCATACTTCTTTACTCCAACGCTATTTATTGATTTATTTCCACCCAAATCTAAAGTTGTGTTTAATGGGTTAAAACTTGCACTATTTTTCCAATGTCCACCTTCAAATCTAGCCCAAGTTGTTAGCGCTGCAACGTTTGCATCAGTAACAGGTGCTCCAAGACTTCCAAGAAGTTTAGATGCCCAATTAGTTTGACTTCCTGTTCCCATTTTTCCTGTGTAATTACCAGATGCTCCCGCGCTCGCGCCCATGTAACCTGATAATTTGTTTCCCATTTTTTCAATAACTATTGGGCTAACTCCAGTGGCTGTGTATGCGGTGTTCAAAGATGATGGGTCTACTGGATTGTTTTGTCCAAATCTAACTTCGTAATGAAGGTGTGGTCCTGTTGAGTTACCTGTATCTCCAGATTTTGCAATCTTCTGTCCCTTTGAAACTTTATCTCCAAGGTTTACTAGGCGTTCACTTAAATGACCATAAACAGTTTGATAACCATTTCCATGGTCAAGCACTATGGAAGTACCGTATTCATTTCCAGCATTTGTGCTAGATACTGTGCCATCCATGGCTGCTTCTACAGGAGTTCCTACTGGCATTGCAATATCTGTGCCTGTGTGTTTTCCTCCTGAAGATGCCCATAATGAATTATCTTGGGCGCCAAACATTGCAGTAACCATGCCACTTGGTGCTGCGTATAGACCGCCGCCTTTTCCACCCAATCTTTGTGCGTTAAATGATGCACCATAACCTGATGACCCTCCGCCTTTTGGTTTGTCATCCATAATTTCAGTAAGTGAAGCAAATCCTGCTGCAACTGTTGCAAGACCAGTAGCAATTCCTGCGCCTGCTATTCCTGGAAAAAGACTGGTTAATGATTTAGCCATATCTTTTAACCCTAAAGCAATAAGAGGAGCACCAGTAGATACGGCT